CCATTAGTTACTTCCTTCCTTGTGGGATGCCGAGATCAGGCCGTATTCCATCATCACGTTGCGACGAATGCGCGCGCAATCCCATCCGCTATTAGCGGATGGATGCCCTCATTGTGATCAACGTATATAGTGCTTACTGCGCTGGCAATCAAGCTCGGGCCTCAAGTGACTTGGCTAGTATCTCTAACTGTCTGATGAAGACCCGCCGACCTTTCTTCTCTTGCAATCCTGCGCGTATTTCACGCTGAGTCGCAGCGTAGTCGCCTTGCTCGAAGTGGTATCGGGCCAATTCTAGATGCATTTTCTGCCTTACTTGTCGAGCTAGATCTCGTCTTGAAGTCTTGGCCGCCATATTCTCAGCACGTTTGTACAACCGGCGGCCTGCCTCATAATCTCCTTCCCTCAGGTGCAGAAGACCTATAGTCGCAATCAACTCAACATGGTCATCAACGTTCCTTGGCCTGGAGTCTAGAACATGTTTGGCCTGAGCAGTCTGACCTTCCATTAGCAAGAAATAGGATAAGTTGTTGATGATGGAGAAAGACTTGGGATATTGAGCATATCCCTCCATCAACAGTTGGATCGCCTTCTCTCCAAAACCAGCTTCACCGTAATAGCTTCCGAGCGATGCATAGTTGTCAGCAGAAAGCGGGCCGAACGTTCGTAGTGCTTCAATCTGCAAGATTGCTTCTGGGTAATTATCTTGTTCAGCATAAAAGATGCTTAAGAGTGAGCGCGTTTCTCGACTAGAAGGGAACAGTTCGACCGCGTGCTCCAATACCTTTATAGCGAGAGGCTTTCTGCTCGTTAGCCCATACACGCGAGCCAAATTGTCATACGGGATATGAGAGTTTCTCGGCGCTTTCTCAATTGCAAGCTTCAGTTCGACAACGGCTCTATCAAAAGACTTCTCATGTACGAAAGTTACCGCGATGTTTGAATGGGCGCGCCCAACCTCATCGCTGGAAAGCGTATCCCCTCCCAATTCGAGAATTCTTACGATTTGCGATCTTGCCATCGAATGCCGCTTCGATTGCATGTAGGCAGCAGCCAACTGATCACGCGCTTGTATATCCGCTGGATGCCGTTCTACGAAATCTTGCAACATTTCAATCGCTTGATCAGATTTATCAAACGTGAGCAAAGTTCCGGCGAGGCTGATCACGGTTGTCGCTGAGTCAGGCGCCAAAGCGAGGGCCGTCTTGAATGCCTTTTCAGCACGAGAATGATCACCCTGAAGAGCGTACGCGACTCCCATTGAGTGGTAGAGCTGCGGGCTGCGAAAGTCCAAATGTGAGGCGGCACGAAACTCATTCAATGCACGGCGAAGGTCCGACCTCTGGAGACACATGATGCCTAAGAGGAAGCGCACATACGGATCGCGTGGACTAAGAGTTGCCGCCTTTGAGAGATGTGTGTTTGCATCTTCGAAGCGTCCTGCCTGAATTAGGACGTTTGATAATCCGACTTCGACAGCTGGGTTATCAGGGTAGGTAGCAAGCAATTTCTCATACCAGCGTTCCGCCTCAACCGTACGTCCCGCTTCGAAATGTAACCGAGCGAGAGTTATGCTGGCCAGGTAGTTTCCTGGGTCAAGTTCCAAGGCGGTTTCTAATTCCTTCAAGGCCTCATCGGGTTGACCCTGCTTCAAGAGAGCAATCCCAAGATTTGCATGTGCGCGACCACTACGTGGGAAGCGATCGCTGTGCCGACGCACCGATCGCTCAATACCCGCGAGAATATTCTCTGCCGAAGGCGTAGTAGCGCCCACACCCTCTTTCGGCCAATCGATTTCGACAGACTGATCGCCTCTCCGGCTAACCGAGGCGGCTGTCCCGGGCAGCAACACATTTGTCGAAGGAGCGCTTAGGTCAAATCGCTCGGGGATCGTGCTCTTCTCAAATTCTCGAAGTTCGTCTTTGGAAGCTGTATTCATGAATTTGCTCCAGTCGTCAGAGTATTTTGCAGTCGCGACTGCTTCAACTCCGGAACTTTCCGATATGCTTTCTTGCGTTCGATCCAGCGAGCATATGCGGCTTGATTCTTGAGGACCACCAGGCACTGATTAATCTGCAGGAACGTGGACGTGCAGTCTTTGGCACGTTGGCGGTAATCCAGTGCAGCAAGCGCCCTATACATACGATTAAGAATTGGAGCGATTGAGCGCGGCACAGCGGCACCGAAGTCCCGCACATCAGGGAGAGGAAATCGATTGGATATTGACCCAACCCCCTTATGGAATTCGTTCACTTTGTCGCCAGGAAGAATCGATCCTATAACCATATTGAGATCCATCAACATGTTTCTGCTAAACAGATGAAGGTTCAACGGAGTACCTGTGAACATCTCGAACAGTACAGCTCCCAAGGCGAACATGTCTCCGGCATATGCAATGTCTGGCAAAATGTCGTGGAGCGACGCCACCATCTCTAAGGGTGCGTACGTCCAGTCGCCTGGAGGTCCCGTGTACCGCTTTAATGGCCCCCTCGAGTCTGTCAATGAACGGGCTGTACCGAAGTCGGACAACCGTAGAGTGCCGTCCGTCATGACGAGAAAGTTTGACGGCTTAATGTCGCGATGGACGATTCCTTGCCGATGTATCCTCTGGACCGCTCTGCAAATCGTCCGAAAGTGAAGAAGTTTATCCGCAGGGTCAATGTCATATGTGTCTAAGACTGTTCCGAGATCGCAAGAAGCCAATTCCATTGCATAGAACCTGAGCGTAACCGGAAGAATCATCCCCAAAGGATGTTGGAATGGTTCAACTATCTGCTGCATATCCGAATATCGCCGTAAGATGTCTGGCTGATCTTCTAAACCACCCAAAACCTCGACTTCCCTCGTGAATGATTCGAGCCGATAGGGATCAATAACGGAAGGATCGAAGAACTTGAGTGCCACCTTCTGTCCAGTTACTTGGTCGTGTGCTTCGAAAAGCAAGGAAAAGGTACCGCCACCGCCGGTGACCCCCAACCGTTTCATGTTGGTGAATCGACCGCAGAGTTCGGTCTTGCTTTCGATCAAACTAAGAAACGGCTCAGGGTTTGAGCTCGGATTTGCCATCCGTCTCTCCAAATTGCCTTCTCAGAAATGCAACGGCATCGTCCGGATGATCTCGAAGAATTCGGAGTATATCCTCCGGCACCTTTCCTGCCGATAACAGGAGTGCATCCCGGTCAAACCCAAAATACTCCGAAACTCGATCAACAAGATCCTCTGAGGGGCTGATAGTCTCGTTTTCCAATTTGCTCAGGTAGGTATAGTTCACCCTCAATTCTGGGGCCAGAGACTTAATGCCTAGCCCACTCTCCAACCGCAATTGGCGCAGAATCTTCCCGAACTTCATGGGCTAAAGATACACTGGGTTGATATAAATGTCAACCCAGATTGTATGCCCTCGATACAAGGCCCCGTACCTCGGTTCGAGTCGGGCTTGCGAACTCCTTTGGGTTCAGATTCGGGGGTTCAATTCCAGTCCTTTGAGCTTGATTGGAAACGTCTTGTAATGCTCTCCGAATCCCTGGAGAGGATCGAACTCTCGACCACCGACGCCACAGGTCGGCGCTCTACCAGCTGAGCTACGGGCAACACATTTGTTAGAGAGGGATGATTGGCAACCCTGCTCCGAAGTTGTTCTCCTGGTACCCACCGCCGGCGCGATCGCCTTCGCTCTGGATACCGCCAGGCACCGCAATAGCGACTGGGTCGGGTTCGGCGACTGCTGTCGCGGCCGCCATACGCGCCAGGATGTTGGCGCCCAGATCGTCCTGCTCGCCCTGCTCGAAGGTGTTGGGGAAGTTCTGCAGCGATTCGTGGAACTTCTGCTGTGCGTACTCCCACTCAAGATCCGTAAAGGTTACCTGTCGTCCCATGATGCTCCTTCTTTCAAATCGAATTGCAGCGGTAAGGTCTTCCACCCTGTACGCCGGTTTGCTCCCACCGTGTAGGGATCACAAAGCCATTGTTGGCAAGGTAGCCACGGCATTACACGCATAGTCTTGACCAGACCGGGATTCGGGCTATGCGCGTCCGCTGCAAACTTGGTGTCGCCACCGGGACTTGAACCCGGATTACCGCCGTGAAAGGGCAGCCTCCTAACCATTGGAGGATGGCGACAAACTTCAATGCTTGACCGTTCCCGTGTGGAACGTAACGATCACATCGGCAATGAGCATTTCCTTGATCTGGCTCTCGATCGTTCCCGCCAGACACTTCAGCCACACATCTTCGCTCATCAGCTTCGGCGGCTCACCGTTGACTTCGATGGTTGCAACGAATAGGGCCTTCATGCGGCAAGCTCCTGGGGCACCGCGGCTCCTTGCCGCGCTGCCTTCTTGACCGAACTCACATCGGCCCGGGTGATGCGATACCGCTTCACCAACTTCTGGGTCCAGTGCTTATTCTTGTCCAGAACCAGTTTGTACGCACAAGCAATGATGTGCTCTGGCGTAATGCTGGTGCAAACGACTTTCTGACCATTCCAGTCGAAGCGATAACAAACGAAGACACGCTTGTTGTCGATGATGAAAGGCTTCCGCTCTTGCCAATGCTCATAAGCATGGCAAGCGGTCATGTTCCCTACCTCGACTGCTGCCTTGTAGAACATCTCGTGGCTACAGCCAATCCAATATCCGGCCCGGAAGTCATCAAAGAATCGGTTGAAGTCAGTCAGGCCGAATCGCATGCCGCTGGTGACTGCTAGCCGAACCGCCGTATTCATCGACTGATTGATCCGGATGTAGGCGAAGTCTGTGGCCTGCTGGCTCTTCTGCCATACGTGCAGGCATAAGCTGTACGCCGCGCTGTTTCTCTTGCAAGTCTTCATGATTCTCCTAAAAGTGGTCAGTGTGGAAGGATTTGAACCCCCGACCTCGCTCTCCAAATGAGCGCGCTCTAACCGGACCGAGCTACACACTGATGTTTGTTACTGCTGCGAACCCCAGCGTTCTTCGCCGGCATTCTTGTCGACGGCACCTTCGCCGTGATAGCGTTCGACCTCTTCCTGCAGGGCGTCGACGAACTCCTGAATCCGGTTCAGCGGGATCTGCATGTAGCAGGTTGCAACCCCACCGGTTCCATTGAGTGGCCGGATCTCAACAAAGGGCGGATCACCGGCGGACTGAAACGTCCGAAAGTCCAAACCTGTGGTCTTTCCTTTACCACCGCCACCATAGCAAGTATGCCGGGGTCTACCAAAGTGAACTCGCCTCATTTGAGCGCCTTTGCAAATGCCATATCGTCGGCATTGGCTTTCTCGGTAAGGACAATGCCCCAGTCGTCGCGGATCTCGCGGATCACGTGTTCAGGAGTTATATTGGCTCGAACGCACTCCTCGACGATGTCGTAGATGCGGTCCTCAAGACCGCTCGGCCGGACAACCTGAAAGCTTGCGGTCATTCCTAACGGTTTACTCATTTAGAACGATCCTCCCCAGAAGTATGCCCAGGCCCGGCCACGCGTGACTCTCACGCACAACGAGTTGCGAAACCCTCCAGCGCGATACCAATTGCGCTTGGCTATCCTCATGTACCCCATCATGGCTTCGGCTCAACCTTCGTGGATGCGTTGTACGCATCCTCGAGCAGCTTCCACTGTGCTGGCTTGGTGTGGTGTTCGCGACAAGGTGCTTGGTATAAGACCGTGCCGTAGTTCGCGCCGATCGCGACCAGGGTTGTGATATCTGCGTTGTGAGTCTCGATCACGGTAGCGGCATTCACATGATTGCCGGCCTTGACATAGGAGCTGATTGAGCACTTACGGCCGCTCACGATCTTCTCTAAGAGCGCACGTTCCCGGATCACCTTGACTAACTTCCTGCCGAACTCTGGATCACCCTCGATCTGGGTCAAAGCGTCATTCAGAATCAGAACTGTGGTGTTCAATCCCATCGGACTCCTTTTTCTTGTCTTCTAAGCTGTCGACATACGCATCCATCGCTGACCAGTCAACAGCCAGTGGATCGTGACAAAGCGCCGCGATGCCTCCGAAGAGCACGGCAATGATGGCAAGGAACTCAAGTAACTCGCGCATGACGATGCCTTTCTGGGATCACCTTGGCTACGGTAACGCACATAGCCAGGGCAAACCCTAAGTTGAAACTCTTACCACCAGACACTCACCTTGACGATGGAGGTCTGGGGATTGAAGTGATGCTTACGGAGGAACTGCTTGTACTCCTCGATCGCTTCTTCGACGGTGGGCTTGACACCCTTGCGCGCCTCGATGAACTTGGTGACGGCTGCATGGTCGCCGCCTCCGAAGGTAGTGCCCAGTGAGAAGATGCGCTCTTCGAAGAAGGCGCGCTGTTCGGCCGTGACCTTCGCCGGATCGATGTCATCGATGCTGATGCTGTGGGTCAGGTCATTACCGGTGCCCCGCGTCAGCATGAACATCAGGTGATAAATCGGTGGGGTCACATCGTCGTCGTACACGTCAAAGCAGGGTTCAGCCTTCATTACTTTCCGTCCCATCCAAGTACATCAATCTCGCTGGTATAGCCACGCGTCTCGTGCAGCATCTGACTCAGCGGAACAATCTCTTCCACGCCGGAAAGCTGGCGTTTCATACGACGATCACCCAGGATCAGGTTCACAGCCTGCGACAGATTGAGGCAATGGTGTGTCGGGATGTGAACGAACTGATGGCAGAAGCGGCGAATCACCTGCTTCACGCTTCCATCTTCCGGCCCGAACACGTACACCGCATTCTCAGGATGCTCGAAGGTAGTCAATGGCACGCTGTTCTCGACCAACTCGATGCACACCGGGATCACTCCCTCGGGAAGCAGATCGAACGGACGCTCCGTTCGCTGCCAGTGCACGTCCTTGTAGCCCTTCATGCGTTCTTCCCGCGGCAGACGATCCATCTGCTCAGGAACAACGCGGCTTCCGGTCCATAGCAAAGTCGGAACACCCCAGCAGGAGCAAGCTCGGATCACACCGGCCATGTTGTGCGAGTATTTCGGGTTGTTGAGGATCACGGCAGGCACGTCGACACGCGTCTTGGCCTTGGGGATGTTCGGGTTCACTGCATTCGCTAACATGTTCACTCCGGGTAACAGACGGTGTTGTAGGACTTCAGGATCAGTTTGTGGCTGTTCCCTCCGGCCGTATAGTGCGTGATCGAACAGTTCTTGACGTCGTCGTTGGCATCAACATCGAGATACTGTTCCTCGGTCCAGCGCTCCAGCAGCTTGCGGAGCACCAGCACCACAACGCTGTGGGTGACCACCAGGACCTTCTCGCCGGCGTAGTCGCGGCTCAGGGTGCCCAGAATGCTGTGAAGCCGCATGCCGACGTCCGGGCGCGACTCCCCGCCAGGTGGGCGATACCAATACTTGCCCTCTTTGTTCCGCCGGGTGACTTCCTCCGGATACTTCGCCTGCAGACCCTCACGGGTCAGCCCGTCGAAGATGCCGAACTCGATCTCGCGCAGCCGTTCGTCCTCGACGACCTTGATGCCCGGCCGAAAGCGCTCGAGGCCCGCCTTGTTCTCTACGCCCAGGCCCTTGAGGATCTGGTCAGTTGTCTGCTTGGTGCGCAGATAGGGCGAGGTGAGCACGACGTCGAACGGGTAGAGGTTGCGCAGCTCCACACCTACGTGGAGCGCCTGGCCGAAGCCCAGGGGCGTCAGGGGTGTGTCCTGGTCCCGGATGTCGCCCACGTAGGACTTCAGCAGGCCTTTGGCCTTCGCCTGTTCCTTCTCTACGTTGCGCTGGGACTGGCCGTGGCGAACAATCACCAGGTCGGTGGGCCATTTCATGTCGGTAGGTAACATTCAATTCCTCGGGTAAAGCGGTTGGCAGGGGTGACAGGATTCGAACCTGCAGTGACTTGCGTCGGCGGTTTTGGAGACCGCTGGGCCGAACCGTTGCCCCTCACCCCTGTGGGTTGGTGACCGATACTTGATACCGCGCCTCGGATCAGGACGCCATTCACCATTACTGCCATTTTCAACACATGCTGAAACAGAACAATCGGGTGAAACACCTAAGAAGGGAGGCGGGAGTTGCGCCCGCCGGTCGCGCCAACCCGTTCTGCTCAACGGACAGCCTGTAGCAACCATCGGAGTAGCAGCTCCGGTTGCATGCGTTGGACCGATACTTAGAGTCGCCTCGGTCTCCAGGGCGCTGCTTGGTGGCGGTGCGTGGACTTGAACCACGGACCTCGACGTTATGAGTGTCGCGCTCTAACCAGCTGAGCTACACCGCCGAACTTGGTGGAGCCTGTTGCCATCCTCCCGCAGGTGACGGCCCGCGCGGCCCCATGGAGGTTCAAAGAGGTGCAGGGAGGGGTGTTCTCACGTCCCAAGGGATCTACACCGTGCGAGCGTCAAAGACGTGAGTGTGTCACGACTCGAACAGAAAGATCCTTACCCTGCGTGATGTGAGCACCACTCAGTGCTCACTAAGATTGGCTGACGAGGCAGGGGTCGAACCTGCGACCAACGCCTTAACAGGGCGCCGCTCTACCAACTGAGCTACTCGTCATCGTGGTGCTAAAACGACAAAACCCTCGGGGTTAGCCGAGGGTGCGTAGTCACGATCTTGCGATCGACTACGGATCCCCGGCGTCACCATTCATCGGATTCCACTGCGCGGATTGGGTCACGGGGATCATCTTCACTGTCTAGTATAGAAGATCACAGCCCCATCGCATAATCCAGCTAGCTCGGACGTTCCTTGAGCGTCTTGACCGTCGCCTCCAGGGCGTAGCCGAAGCGACGATCGTTCATGTCCAGACCCTGATCGGCCAGGTTCATGAGGAACCACTCCAGCGTGTCCGCAGACTCGTAGCTGATCTCGGTGTCCAGGTTCGACGAGATGGTGGCCACCTTGTTCGGCGTGCCCGGCTCGTGATCCTTGGTTCGGTCGTTGACACCGATCTTGACTCCGAACGGCAGGTCGTAACTGATCAACTCACTCATTTGCTGACTTGCTCCTTCATTCCGATTTCATCCTGCCAGTCCGGTCCGGAAAGGTAGTCTTCGAGCCAGGTCCGCTGATCCCCACGAGCCTGCGGGGATGCCATCGCGGTAACCCGAAGAATGCACCAATTGGGATGGTCAGCGTAATGCTGCGTTCCCACGCCAATGGCCATGCTCTCGGAGTAAACTCCAGTTTCCCGGGTCACCTTCGATTGAAAGAACACCAGCTTGTTATTGGCGATGTCCCGCTTGATCAGCCAGGTCTGGGGATCCGGGTAATTGACGACCAGCGCCTGCTTGGCCGCTTTCTCGATCGCATACTGTAGGGCATCCGAGAACTGTTCGTGCAGGGTCTCCCTGTTCGATGGGAAGTCCACACGAGATCCGGTGGGATCGTACAGATCGACTCCGCCGCCTTCACGCTCGATCTCGAGTGTGATGCCCCAGTCTTCAGGCAGGCACTGAGCGCATCCCTGAATGATGGCATGCAAGCGGTCTGGGTCGCCGCTCTGGCGGACCAGGCGTCCGTGCTTGGAATGCGGCGCCGGAATGACTGTTGGCCACCCTTCAGCGATACCGGGAGCGAACGCACGTTCTTCAGTCCTATACCAGGTTTGTTCTGACATCATTTCCTCGATCCGCCCAACGGTTTGCCATCACGGCCAAGCGGCGCAGGATAAGGGATTTCCATGTAATAGTTGATCTCGTCAAACAGCACGCCGAGGTCGGAACCGCCCACATCAGAGATCAGGGCACTATCCTCGCCGTCGATCGTGATGTGCTTGATGGTCAGAACCCGGCTGCACAGTTCCTCATCCGGGTCATGCCAGAACACCTTGTCGCCAGGCTTCAGCTTTGCCACTTGGTCTGCGGTCATGGCTACTCTTCCTCGTCTTCCTCGACGTCTTCATCGAGCGTGTCGCCGAAGCTGGCCACCAGGTCGGTCAGGTCCACGTTGTTGATGGCCTCGGACCGAAGGTAGGTGATCGCGGCATTCTGCATCTCGACGCCGGCATCGTGCTCGGCATCGCCGGAGTCGCCATTCTTGACCCGGTTGTATACGACGATCGCTTCGAGCAGGTCCTTCGCTAACTCGTTACTCATCTCATTCTCCTAGTGGGGCCGGGCAGGATTCGAACCTGCGACCTACGGGTTTGCTCGGCTTTAGCCAGTTGCTGGTTGACCCAACGTGTGGATTGCCTTCAGTTGGCCCGCTGTTCTAACCGCTGAACTACCGGCCCCATGAACTACTTGATCTCCAAGACTCGTGGCGACCAGTTTGATTTCAGTTTCTGCAAAGCGTTGATCACTTGAATCTGTTCAAAGATGTACCCCAGTCGCGCGTCCGTAAACGTCGAGCAAGGGCGATCCGTGTTGTGAACATAGTCGGCCAATTCCTTGATCGACTCCACTGTGTGGGCGCGCATGAGTTGAACAGCACGTTCCATCTAGGTTCGCCCCAGAAGCTCAGCAAGGCTGAGTACATGGATCATGCCCACCTGATAGACCCGGCCGCAGCGTTCGCAGCTGCAATGCAGGCTGGCGTGGATCCGGTTGGTTCCGTCCACGGCAACGAACTTGGTGCTGAAGTAGCCTTTGCCTTCCTGATGGCCGTAGCCGAACGCCGGACGATGGCCGACTACAGAACAGATCAACTTGTCGATCATGAGTGCGTGTACCCGTCTTTCTCGATACCGATGAACATCCCGTTTACCCAGGTCAGTCCGCAGTAGTCTCCGTAGGATTGAACGCGGCCAAAGAATGCATGGCGATCAACAGACCCATCCGGATTGCGATCGAATAACTTGCCGATTGCCTCGACTTGCTCAGGCGTCATCCACTCAGGGATGACGATGTGCGGTTCAGATGCCATTAGTCCTCCAGAATGTAGCGTTCGACTGGGAAAGGTTTGCGCACCGGTCCCTGCCGGATTACAGGCGCCAGCGCCCGGCTCAGCGGCTTGCAGCGGTCCGTGGTGCGGACCTGCGTGTTATGCATATTCAGCAGCCACTTTCCGACCGCGCTGGACCACAGTATCAGCCAGTACCAGGCCAGCCCGATGCCCAGGATCCACGCGATCGCGTAGGCGTCATTACGAATCTCATTCATGCGGCCCTCCTCGGCGGCAATGGAAATACCTGATCTTCTTCCACCAGGCCGGATGGGATCTGGCGCTTCACGCACTCCGCGTGATAGGCCACAACCATCTCTTTGAACTCGGGCGTGAACGGCCCTCCGTCTCGATACGTGTCAGCGATGCCGCCGCGGCCGTTGAACAGCGCCTGCAACTGCTTCGTGGATCGTTTGGACATCGAGCTGAGGACTGCCACGCTATTCTCCTTGAGTCCCGAGGGGCCCACCGCCCTTGACGTGTTCGCTGGCCATTGGAGGCCAGCTAGCCTTGCTTGCGGTGGGCGCGACGGAGACGGTTGCAAGATCATCAGCCCCGAAGGACCTCATAGCTCTTGCGGGCTATCTTGTGTGGGTTGCAACGTAGGTACTGCCCAGCATGAGCCCGATTACCAACAGCAGACCCCAGCGGCCGCGCAGCTCCCGGTTGCCGTTATCGTTGATGAAGAACACCTGCCGGTCATACCAGGCGTCCGGCCCGCGATAGCGGATCGGTGCAATCCAGTTCCAGAGCTTCATGTCTCCTACTTCCCGAAGATGAACCAGGCGATTACGAAACCGACCAGGCATCCACTTCCCCAGATGTTCCAGAACCTACTCATTCTTCCTCCCACTTCCACACGCTAGCTGGTGCTTCCGGCGGATTTGTAGCCTGATCCAGAGCGTCGGCGATCTGCGCCCAGCGCTCGTCTGACGCGGGCGGCGTGTTGGTTGCCCGGATCAGCAGCTCCTGCGCAACCTTGAGCGCAGCGATCAACTTAGGTGTTGCGGAAATCGCATGGCAGTCCGCCCACTTAGTGGGATAGTTCTCATCGGCGCCGATGTCGAAGTTCCGCGTGTGGTTCAGGTGCGGATGCCCTTCGTATGGTTTGGCCGCTACGAAGAACTTGCCGGCGCCGGGAACGCCGTCCGGGATGATCAGGACGTACCAGTCGCCCGGGGTAATGCCTTCGATCTTCTCTTTAGCCGGCATGGACTGCTCCACAGGGGTTCGACTCGGCGGTGAGTGCTGTCTTCTCGGTGAACTCTGTCTGCCCGAGTTTGTAAGTGCCAACGATGTCCGCGCTGTACCCTACGATCTGGGTCAACCAGTCGGTCAGGGCGCGCAACACTGGACCGTTGCCGTACTCCAGGTACCAGTCACGCATGGCCTTCAACACAACAGCGGCGTTGGTCGGTGGATAGTCCTTGAACAGGACCGTCCAGATCACCTTGATGGTTTCGTCTTCGAGCTTCAACGCCTTCGCTTCTGCTAACTCTGCCATCTCAATCTCCAGGGCTCAGATCAACTGAACCAGCTGCACCAGGAACGCCGTGGCGCTTACAAACAATGTCGTGAATGCCAACAGGAACCAGAACAGCAGATCCCGAGTCGGTGTTTTGCCGGCAATCCAGCACAAGGCTGCCAGGCTGAGGATCGCTATTGCGAGCGTTCCGATGATTCTGACTGCTTTCTTCATCTGATCTCCTGAAGCGGTACAGGACAGCGGGCAGCCCTACAACAGCCACCCGAAGTCCCTCCGCAGACGGTTCCCTAACTCTGGGTCCCCGACAACCTGTCATGCGCCCATTTCGCCGATTAGCTGCGTGCCCGCCGGTCCGTACAGGCCCTTGTGCGAGGTCCACGGCTGGTGAGGGTACATTCCCACCTCTGCCTCACTGGCTGCTTGCGCAGCCGAGCTTTATGCCGCTGCAGCTTCCGCCGTCTCGGTGGCCGCGGCCGGAGCTGCGGTGTTCTTGGAACCACGGGTCGACTTCGCCTTGGTGTCCTTCGCAGTCGTGGTGGTCGCGGTCTTCGCGTTCACCAGGGCTGTAACGAAGTTCTTGGTCGTAGTCGCCTGCTCGTTGGTTTGGGCGTTGATTGCCGTCACCAGGAAGGATTCGAAACTGATCTTCTTTGCCATTGTGTTTATCCCTTTCTAAGGAAGAACTGCTGCGCGTTTTGTTGTGCCGGATTCGCGCCCACCGGTCTCAAATGCCCGATCCGGGCGTAGGGAGAGGTCGTACAGACATCACTTCTCCGCCTCGTCGTAGGCATCTTTTGGGGCGTCACGGTGTTTACACCGCAGCGACCTCCACCACCAGCAGTAAAGGCTACTGGTCCTGTTCCCCGATTGTTACGGATCGGGGATCGTGCAGGCATCGGGTGAAACCCTTACCTGCTTGCATACGTCTCAGGTCGTCCTGCTGCACAAGATCCATACTGGACTTCGTGTCGCAACCGCCAAAGCTATGCGGCCTTCTTTGCTGCGTGAACGCATTCTTGTGCGATCACCTTCAGCAAATTCGATGTTGCTGTCTGACCCAGGACTTCGCCCTGGAGTTCTCGGATCTTCGACCCGAGACTGGTTACCATCTGGTTGTGACACTTCAGACACACGGCTCGCTTCATCCGCTGAGTTGTGCATGCGGTACAAGTAAGCGCTGACATTTGCAGTTTCGATTTCCTACTTCTGGGAGAATCCATTGGTTGACCCTCGGTGCTTGACAGCATCGTTACGGGGAGGACTTGAAGAATTGGGAGAGAGGAGTCCACGTACGAGAGACAGTGGCTCTGCAGAACTCCAGGATGCGAACAATACTCCACCTCTGTCTGAGGACGTCGGAGTAGAAATAACCCAACCAGCCAAGGAGCCAGACTTCCAGATCCAATTGCAGCTCTGGTGTAAGTTCTGGTAACTCCGAGATGCCACGCATTTCTTCGAGTGTGGCCAGACTGGTTTCAATCTGGGTTAGTACCTGCTGATAAGGGACCTCCCCGAGTCTCACTTGGCGCAGGTAAGTGCGCAGCGGGTCAGGAAGCGGAAACGTCAGTTTCCCGGTCGCGAGTATGGTGATTCCCTCGTTCACGATACGGAGAGCATGAGACGTGGCCTTCCAGTCCACGTTGCTCTCTGACGCCTGCTTAGCGCGGCTGCCAAACTTGGCGAGCAGAGCCTCTGCAGTTTGCAGGTTGTAGCGGAAGCTCGACGTATAGGGCAGGATCTTGTCGAGCAGTTTGATGCAGGGGCGCATGGCACCCTTACCGGAGGCATCGTACTCCGTAACGTGGAAGTATTCCGGAAACTCCTTCTCAATCAACCGCGCCTTCTCTTCAAGGAACGGTTGGACCATGAACAGGCGCTCATCGGCCCGGAAGCCTTTGAGCAGTTCGATGGTGGCGAGCACGGCATTCAACCGCTCGCCCTTCAAGGAGTACAAACCAGCCTGATCCGCGCAGTACCGGGCAATCGCCCGGATCTGTGAGGTTAGGAAGCGCTCGCGCAGCTCATTACAGAACTGGCGAAACCGCGGGTCATAGATCGTCTGCTCGGCCCCATTGAAGTCGACAGCGAACACCAACTCCAGGGCATAGCTCTGACCGCCCATGAAGTCCCGCGCCAGGATGTGGAGCGGGATGTTCTCGACATCAATGTGCTCGGCCGAGTTCTTTCCGGTGCCGGTCTTGGTGGACCGGTACTTGTTCTTGGGCGCACGGCCCAGCAGGAGATCCGAGAACTTCGGCAGGATCACGTGCTTGATGTCACGGTCAGAGGTAGGAATGGTCGTGCCGTACAGGCTCGACCCGTACAGGCAACTAAAGAGGGTTCGCAACGACAACCTCCTGGGAAAGATGGGAGTCAATCCCCTTCTGGATCTTGGCGACGGGCTGCATCCCGGTCAGAGTAGCCAGCTTGTTCTCGCCGTCGAACAGGATCAGGGTAGGAACCCCGCGGACGTTGTAGGAAGCTGCCCGGTGATTGGTCAGGTCGACGTCGTAATAAAGCACGTTGACCACGCCGGCGTTCTGCTTGGCGATGACCTCGACATTCACTCGGATCTGCTCGCACGGGCCACACCACGCCGCTCCGAAAAGCACCAGGGTAAGGCCATCCGCTTTGCCTACGGCGTCCGACCAGGTGGTGTCGGTCACGCTTCCAATCAGGCTCTTCGCCATGGTTCTCCTTAGTACCCGAGCACCGTCAGTTCCTTCAGGAACCGGTTGATGCAAGTCTGTTTCAGATCGCGTTCCACGCTCTGGTTGGTGGTGCAATAGACGGCCGCCAGCAGATCGACGAACGCCTTCCGTAGCGACTTGGTCCTGGGATCCGGCTCATTGCTGAGCAGGCCGGAGACAATGCCACCTTGTTCCGGCGTCAGTTCGTCGCCGAAAAGACGACGGACTTCGCGGCACACTGGAATCAGACCTGGATCGCTGCTCCCGAAATGCTGGATGCGTAACTGCTCTGCCAGGGCCAGCAGACGGGTAGATTTCACCCGCCGCCTATAACTCGTCTTCGCCACGCTTCTCATTTACCCTCCGACACGGTGTTGCACGATGATCTCGTTGTTGCCGAATGCTGTATGCCAGCCGCGTTTATCGCCAGAACAACAGGGTAGGCAGAACGTCCGTTCGCCATCTTCGTTCGGCTCAGCCTCCACCAGAGAGGGATACTTGCGCCGAACGGCTGCGAGCTTTTCCTCATCCGTCATAGACGGACTTCCGATCGGGATGAACTGACCGAACAAAGTTGCCATCGTCCAGTGCATGTTGTCCTGAAACCCGAAACCGAAGCTGTAACTACTCTTCCGCCTACGAATCTCGAAGTGCCCATTGTGGGCCAGATTGGCCACACCCTCTGGGTCTGCACCGGTACCAGGCTTGTAAGCGCGGTACATGGACCCGGCGACGAACGTCGGATCCATCTTGCGAACAAACTGGGAGAAGGACGAGCTGTAACTATCGCCTAGAGACTGCACCGCCATTGCCCCACTTGGCTTGAAGTAAGCCCGTACTTCTCCCGATTTGCGTCGCACGTTTAGACCTTTCCTGACGCGAGCTTCTTCTGCCTACCAGCAGACAAACCCTTCTTGCCGGCCAGCTTGAGTGCTTCCATTGCTGCGTCGAACTGCGCCTTGACGTCACCGGAGATCCTGACTTCGTCCTTCTCGAACGTCTTCAGCATTTCCATGGCAGCTTCGCTGTCGCCGAACTGTACCTGCTCCGCCACACGGCGGTTCAGAGCCGAGAAGCCAGCCGAGCGCTCCACATATTCCTTGACCACCTTGATGACCGCGTCCGACAGGCCAGGAAGGCCGTCGTAGAGGAACTTGTCGATCTTGGTGTCCAGGCTGCGACCTTCGTCTCCGATGTCGTCCAGCTTGCTCAGCAGGGCAAGCTTCTGCTTCTCGCGGAGTTTGACGTTCTCGCGGAACGTCGCCAGGGTCATCGTCTGATCCAGGTCGTCCATGTCCAGCGGGCCGGTCAGGCCTTCGGACTCCTCGAAGAGTTCCTTGCCGCGCTTGAGCAGCTTGGAACGCTTCTCGATCATCAGAGCCACTTCCGGGCTGATGATGCGAACCGCCTCATTCAGACCAGGCAACTGGTTGATGATGTCGGACGCACGCAGGGCAGCGATCGCCTCCAGCTCCGTGGTCGGCCGGCCGCCCACGAACTTGCGGTAGTTCTGATAGCTCGGGGTCCCGTACGCGCCCTGGGGCTCGAACAGATCCTCTGGTGTGGAGCACCACGAATCCTTGAGCGGCTTGATGTGCTTGTCGGAGATGAAATGCCTGTCCTTGGCCTTGTTCACGATCTGCCTGGCGGTCGCGAGGAGAATGAAACGCGCGACACGGATGCGGTCGTTGAAGGTCTTGACGAACGTGGCCTTCTTGTCCTCGCTCCAGGTCGACAGCTGGTCATTGCTCAGCTGCGCTGTGAGCGCGGTTATATCGTTGGCTTGAGTATCCTGTGACATGTATTCCTTTCGGTTATGCTGCGATGAGGTGAGTGGGCTTGTCCTCGCCCTGGCCATCGATGTAGAAGACGTCCCGGCCGTGAGGCCGAACGATCTTCCAGAGAGCCTCATGGGCCTCCCAGATCCGGTTGTCCATCATCAGCATGGCGATCGGGCCCAGGACCATGTCCCGTTCGATCACCAGGCGATAGAACTCCCGGTCATCCTTGACCTCGGCGCGCAATGGTGTAATCCAGGCCAGAACATCCAGCGCCTTACAGATCTGGAAGTGAAAAGCCTGATAGAGTCTCCTCTGCCATTCCTCGATCCAGGTCTTGAAGTGAGGCGGCAACTGCGACTGCAGGTGCGTCGGCCTCAACCAGGGCTTGAGCGGATCGCCCATCTGCTCCCAGATCATCTGGGGCGTCACATTCGTGACCAGGCGATGCAGCCGAAGATACTCCTCGAGCTTGATCTTCACCTTGAGCGGAGGTTGTCCGCCGCGGCGAACTGAGACCACATAACCTTCACGGGTCAGGTCCTTATCCTGCCTGCAGGCCATCAGAGTCTTGCCCGAGAAGGCAGGCACTACACGGCACCAGGGTTTCCCCTTGGCGCCTGCGTTCAGCTCCTTCCAGAGGCCTTCCAGTTGCCAGTGGCGCAACTCGTCACCGGTGTCGTTCATGACGGCCGTCAAAAGCACCAGGGTCTCGTAGTCGTAAGGAATCACGATGCGGAGATGCTTGGCGACGATCTCAACGATCAAGGTCAATCCCTTGGGGATGCACTCGACCATGCCATACTTGACGAACTTCTGGAACTTGGCAGTCGCCCAGATCGCGCCGTCCGAGGTGAACGACCCGCGAGTGGCAACGCCCCAGTGCTCCTTGTAGTTCCAGACGATGCCCATCTGGCCGTCGATCTTGTCGGTGAACTCCAGCTCGTTGCCGTAGGCCCGGGCAATGCCCAGGACGAACTCCTCTGAGAATTCCAATAGTCCTTGGCCAACGATGTCGACCGTCTGGCCCAGGTTGAAGAACTTCGGTTGCGGACGCGCGATGACCTCATCGGTATCATCGATGATCAGACCGCGGCAGAAGCAGATCTCCGTGCTCCAACGCTCATCGATCGTAGCCTTATGGGTATAGTTGAAGATCCGTAACGGCAGAGTCGGGTGGTGTTGAATACCGATGTAACCATTGGCGATCTCCTGCTTGAGTGCGTCCGTCCAAATCATCTTCATATTCGTGTCTGCCCCTTTGCGTGGCGAATGACCTTGTTCCCGTACGGGCTCATCTTCTGTTCCTGAGCTGTCAGGTCGTACTTGTGATCCTTCCAGGCCTCGCATGCATGAACCGTTTCAGCATGAACATGGCCATCCGGGATGTCGCCAAACCAACGCCTCACGTGGCACCCACAGGCCAGTCGGGCCTCAATGCACATCGTCACGACTCGGCGAGTGGCCTTGATCTTGAGCTTGGGACGACGCGGACACTTGTTCAAATGCTTGAACAGAGGTGTCCTGTCTAAGACCGCACCGCAGTGCGGGCAGTGCTCTCGGCAGCCCTTCATTAGGCGGCCGCGGGTGTGGTGTTGATGGTGTCCAGCATGCCGCCAAACCGCTCCATCAGCGTCTGGGGACGCGTGCCGCGGGATGCAGCTGCTACCAGTCGGAGTTCGATTGCACCCTGGTCAAAGGTCACGATCTCGTCAGCAGACGAGGGTTGGGGTGCCATGTTGTGTTCGAGATACTCTTCACGAGCCTCCGCAGAGGCGAATCCAGCAAAACTACGGTTGTCCATGTTGCTCCTTCGGTCGTCGGTGCCAGAGCCTCAATATCCATGCAGGAATGAAGGCTCCTTTCTTGTGTGCAGATACGCGAAGCGGTATGTGCAGGTCATCGGCGATCGCTCGGATCGCCGCGTAAGAGGGATGCTCCCGGAATTCCTTGATCGCCGATTCTTCGCTATCGGCGATGCCCTCGATGAGGATCATGCGGATCTCCATTAGGAGACCGCCATTGGCGAGTTCCGAAGCTGTGTCGTTACAAACGCCACGGCTTCCTCACGCGTTTTGATCTTCTCTTCGAGCTGTTCGTCCTCGAGATTGTGCAGAACGAAGCCGAACGCAGAACTGGGCTTATAACCCAGGGCAATCAAGTCATCGCCGTTGAGCAGTACCTTGGGATAAGTCCCAGGCAAACCCGCCGCGCTCATGAACTGATCCACACGATGAAATGCCCGTTGGCCCCCGGTGTAAGCCGGCCGCGCGAAGTAATCGTGCAGCGCCACCTGACGAATCAGGTCATAGTCCGCATCGCGGCGATAGCGCCGCTGTGCTGCCAGGTTCCAGTCCGGGATGCAGCTCCAAACCTGTGCCTTGGTGATGATGTTAGTGATCTGGGCAGCATCCGCCGTCGAGAACTTCAGACCCAGCAGCGCGTTCTTCCGTGCCGTGGTGCCGAGATCCAGGAACAGCAGAGACAATGCGATCAGGACGTGATCCTTGACGGCCTGACCGTAGGCGCTGGACCAGGAGATTGCAGGCATCTGGTTGAGGCGACGCAGAACCCTTCCGAAGTCGGTATCTAGCTCCGGCAGCAGGTAGTCCAGCAGGTTCGAGAGCAGAAGCAGTTCCAGGGCGCGTACGGCCCGGGGCTGGCTCAGCATCGCGATCAGCTCCTCGCGCTTCCGTTCTCCGCTGATCTCAGCGAGTAAGGGAGCATTGACGCGCATCGCGCCCCAGGTGGGCTCGTCAATCTGGAAGTCCAGCCGGGCGGCAAATCGGATTGCCCGGAGTAAACGCAGGGCGTCTTCTTCAAAGCGCCGGTTGGGATCCCCGATGCAGCGGATCTTCTTGTGCGCGATGTCCATGACTCCGCCGGTGAGATCCACCAGCTCACCGGTCTCGATGTCCAGGGCCAGGGCATTGATGGTGAAGTCCCGCCGCTGAACGTCCTCGGCCAGGGTCTTGCTGTAGACCACAGCATCAGGGTGACGGTGGTCAGAATAGGCGCCCTCGGCGCGGAAGGTGGCGACCTCGAAACTCTCTTCATTGATCGTGACGAGAACGACGCCAAACTTAGCGCCTACGGGCTTGGAGCAATCTGGGAAGATTGCCATGACCTCGTCAGGCACTGCGTTGGTGACGATGTCATAGTCTTTGGGGAGATTGGCCAGGATACGATCTCGAACGCAACCGCCGATCAGGTAGGCTTCTTTGCCGGCCTTGCGTAGGTGGTAGATCAGCTTCTCGACCGCGACCATACGGACGGTCGGTTGCATTCTGAGGATCATGATTGTTTCACTTTCGGACGAGACATCATCGTTCGCCGGCAGGGACCGATGAACCAGGACCGGTCGAGTTTGTAGATCAACATGCCGTTTTCACGACAGCATAACTTACGCTCCACAATGGCTCCGTACCCGAGGCTTCGCGCGAGCCGCTTGGCTCGCTGAATCGTTCGGACTGTACGGAGAGGCGCGCTAGCGCCAGGTGAGAAGACGTCATAACGAAGGGAGCGTTTTGATTCTCTGGACAATTCAACTTCCCTAACTGGCGCCGGGGATTAGCCGGCGCCTTGGATTTGACCTACTCGAGGTCGGTATCGGAGCAGCGGACGGGAATGACCCGTACGCCATGTTCACGCCACATCTGAACCACACAGAGCCTGTCGTCAATCGCAAATGCGATCTCCGCTTTGCAGGCCAGCATCTGTTCGAGGATCGTGGCTTTCACCTCGACATCGGTGATGTGGGCCGGTTCTTTGCGCATGAACAAGTGGTCGAACGGCACCATGTGTTTGTCCAGCGACGCCAGGGTCTCGCGACCACAGCAGTTCATGTCGCGGCCGCTGACCAGGATGATCATGAAGCCCAGGGCACTGAGAGAGTGCAGCCAGTTCAGGATGATCTCGACCGGTTCGTCGTTGATGCACTCCTGCAGGAACTTGTAGTGATCCTTCTTGGCTTTGCCTGTGCCCTGGCAGATCCCGCATGGCATAGCGCCCGGGTCGTCCAATGCCTTCCCGGTGCCATAACATGGAGCGCAGATCCCGCTCACCAGGTGCTTCCGGTGATCCAGGTTGAACAGCGTGCCGTCGAGGTCACAGACCACAGCCGGACGGCCGCTCAGATCCAGGCGCCCGCTCAGAAGGTACTGCCGCTCGATCACCGGGCGGCCGACCTGTCTGCCTTCGAAGCGCATGGCGTCGCGGGCAATACAATCCGCGATCGGGGTGTCGATGAACTTCACCTCGGCCTTGCGGAAGCACAGCTCTTCGGCGTAATCGAGCCACATCTGCCGGTGACCCGGGGTCAGGTTGGTGTCGTCGATGATGACATCCCTACCCTGTTCCCGCGCCGCACGGACAATGGCCTTCTCAGCCTCGATGATGAACTTCTCCTTCGAGGCAGCCCAACGAGGGATGGTCATCCGACGGATGTCGTCCCGGTTGATCCGGACCGCATGCCCGTTGTCCTGGATGTGCTTGAACGCAACCGTGGACTTGCCGCTCCCGGAAGGGCCGGACAGGATGGTCATTCGGCCAATTGGAGTCGTGCCGACCTTCAGGAAGATCGCCTTCTCTGCCTCATGTGTCAGCTCGCCGCCAACCAGTCTAAGACCAGTCGCACCATCGGGTAACACGTGACGAATGCCTTCCGGCGTCATCACGTATTCGTACGCCCCGTAGGGCTCGCCGATGGCTTTTACGTCGAGGAACGTGCCGCCAAAGTAGTCCGGGATCTCGATCCGGCCGGTCTTGAATGTTGCTGGTCTCATTACTCGTACCTCGTTGCTGTTCATCGGGCCATCTGCATGTTCTTGGCGAAGTCGCCGCTGTGCGGGATGTCGTCAAAGATGATGGGAAACGTCGCCTTGAACTGATCGAGCAAGCTGTTCCTCAGGATCTCGCCGCTCTCAGAGAGCGCGTCGTTGTTGGTGACATCCAGCATTTTCGGATGGCACTGGGTAGTTGTCCTGGTCAGCAGGAAGTGACGCCAGGCCTGGAAGTTGCCGATGCAGGTCAACAGACTTGCCGTCGCCCGCGGCAGAAGATCGGCCGCGATCTGAGGCTTGGCATCCGCCTTCAGCATGTCGAAGTAGTAGGTCTCGGCGTACGTCATGCCCATGGTCCAGATCTGATCCTGGAGCGTGGTCAGGTTGCGCGGCTTGATGAAGCCGACGCTGCTGCCGAACTTATCCTTGACGTAGTTGCAATAGCGCTGCGACTCGTGTTGGAAGTCCAGCGTTTTGCCATGACGGGTGATCTCCTGGGCGACGCCGCGGTCGACCATGAAGTCGACCACAACGGCCGAGAAGCGCAGCATGGACGTGTGCCGGCTGGCCAGCGCGTGCTGACCAACGAACTGCTTGTAGGAGTCCAGCGTGCTCGCGCCTTCGGAGCGATAGCACTTACGGCCGGTCTCTTCAATGAAGCGGACAGCTTGAACGCCTGCGTCTGCTTCGGCGGGGAACGATTCTTCGCCCATGAAGCGAATGATCTTCGCGTAGGGAGTGACAATATGCATGTGTTTACCTTAGAAACTCAGGAGGGATTTGTGACTCAGGTGAACTACTTAGGCAGCTGCCAGGATGGCCTTCTGCTTGTCGCTGTAAAAAGCGATCAGCTTCTGCATGACATCCTGTGCAGACTGGATCGTCAGGGTGCCTTTGCTGTGGACTCCGATTGGAGTGCCGATGCCACGGCAGATCCGAATTCCCTGCCCTGTTCCGCCGCTGCCGTCGCGACCGGGCAGAGCCAGGCACGCTGTCGCGCCGTCCACGATCCCATAGTTGCGGGCATGCAGGGCAAAGGGGCCGCGCGACAAAGCCGCAGGATTGGGATGGTACTTGGTGACCGACTCAGTCCAGAGTGGATGGTGCTTCGGGTCATAGACCGTGCAGGCCGCCAGCGACGGAATCTTGCCCCGGTTGTAGCTGCCCCAGGGAAGGAACACGTCCAGCATGCCAGGGTGCGTGCCCATCATGGCCAGGTAATCGATGCCGTCGGCACCGCCGGTACGGATCCTGACGCCTAACTGCGTGCTCAACGTCCAGGCAACCTCCTGGGCCAGGTCGATCTGAAACAAGTCCGGTTCGCGCATGCCAATGATTGCCAGGCTCAGGTCCATCAGTCTTCGTCCTCGTCTTCTTCGTCCAATGGAGAATCAGGCAGGTCCAGGAAGGTGGTATCCGCCCCGAGAGCCTCACAGATCTTCGTGGCTTCTGCTGTCGTACAACCATCTTCGAAACGTACGACCTCGTCGTTCTCGCCCATGACTTCGAACTGTTCCACCAGGCATGGGCCGCCGTCGGTTGTCCCGACCGCGCGTGCCAGGACGTCGCCCCAGGCGAAGTATTTCCCCTTCTCAACTTGCACGGTTACTCCTTTGCTATCCCGATCGCCCCAACCTCAGCGATTCCATGGTGAAACACCAGGCGTGGTTGCTCTTGCACACGTTTACAGCCCCAGCCGTTGTTGCACTTGTGATCGCAGCCGCTGCACTTCCGAAGCCAATACAACAGCCAGACCATGAACGCCAGGTACAACCCAGCGCCCACAGTCAGCAGAGATTTGGCCAGTAACACGAAGGTGTCCATGGCTACAGAACATCGGCGCGTGCCGGATTGTCCTCGTCGTCGTCGTCGTCATCGTCATCGTCTTCCGGCTCGGCTGCTTCATCCTCGATGATGGTGAACTCGCGGCAGCCAATCCCGGTGACCTTACGAAAGGCATCGTCGAGACTGTCCATCGTGGCCTGGGTGTTGCTGTCGTCTGCGATGACGTTGCCGTTCAGCAGCATCTGGCAGTCGTTGAAAGCATGCTCGACCGCGTCGAGCAGGATGTCCAGTTTCTTCAACCGGGGCACACCAGCCAGCAGCGTCTCGGCATCAAAGCCGACGATCGTTGCACCTTGCGAGTCTTCAACCCACTGGATGATCTCCTCAGCCAGCTTGTCCGAGATGGTCCGGGGCTCCGGGGTAGTGATTTCCAACTTCGACATTCCGTTTCTCCTCAGGGCTTTTCAACCCAGCTCTTCAAACCCCACGGCGCCCACTCTGGGTCGAACTCGCAGTTATTTGGCGCGCCCTCAAACATGGGCGCAATTTGTTCATTCTTATACCCGGCAAGTCCACAACCAATGCGCGTGATGGCGTAGGTGTCATACGGGCTTTGCCGCGCCTCGTCCAGCATTACCCGAATGGAAGCCGCGATCACCGGCAGTGGCAGGATAGGATATTTCTCCCGCAATGCCTCGTTGCGTGCACCCTTGGTGGGAATCGCATACGACTGGCCCTGAAAGCCAGATGGGTTGTGCTGCCGGGCACCATAGTGCTCCTTGGCGTAAAGCGCTGCGCCCTTACCATGGTGGCCACTCAGGTTCGAGCCGAAGACAATGATCTTCATGAAGCAATCTCCTCAGTTACGGTGACGGTCGTAACCCTCACCAAGCGCTTGGGCAAAGAGTCCTCGCGCTTCCAGCGTTTCAGCCACAAGTGACCTTCCTTCAAGGTCTCCGGCCGATCGCGCAGCAGTTCCATTGGACCGTTCGACGTGATCACCTGGATCTCAAGGTGCTCCTTCAGTTCAATCTTCGGATTCACTGATCCTCCATGGGGCGATCTTCAGCTTGGCACGCTGTCTTACCACCGACTGCTCATGCGCAGCCTGTGCTGCTGCCGCTGTACGTGCCGCTTTACAGTCCGGACAGGGTTGCCACTTGTCGTGCTTCCGACAACGCTCTTCTTCATCGCGTGAGTAAAGTCCATACATTCAGCGCACTCTCGCATATTGCCCGCAACCAGGACAGTAGACGCCGGTCCAATCAGTCAACGCGGTCTTGAAATGGACCTGGGCGCCGCAGCACGGTGTTGCTGTCTCATAGGGAACGGATTTAGGCACAAGTGCAGCTTCAACAACCAGGTTCAATAGGGTCACGATGTTCTCTTTCTGCACAGTAAAGCCGCGACCATGGCCGCGGCGATAAGGGGAACCACTTAGACTGGGCTAGCGCAGACCGATGAGGAACGGCATTCGAGCCTCAGCATCAGCCTTAGTGCGCGACGTAGTCGCCTCCATGGCGCGGCCATTGTCATCCAGCAACATGTACCGATAGCTCGGCATGTACTCGCTGGTGAGAGCTGAAAGGTTGAGGGCCGCCCGCTGGGTCGACCCTTTCGGATGGTTCAGCGCTTCAAACGTGCGCCTCACTGCCATCATGACGTAGCCACCATTTCCTCTTCTGCCGGAGCACTAGCCCCGCTTCGTGATCGCTTTCCCGATGATCAGCACGGCAATGATGGCTACCGGGATGCTGATGACCGACGCAGCGCACATTAGGGCAGGAATGATGATCCAACCCAGGCACACAAGGACGATGAATCCCAGGAAAACCCTGCCCATGCTTCACCTCTCTGTGAGTACCTGGCGATGCGCAGTGCGTGCGCACTTCACCACCAGGCCTCCGAATTTGACTACGACATACTTCGACGCCAGCGAACCAGGCACGCCCATCTGGAAGATGCGCGGACTGGGATCCGAGAGCCAGTGATACTCGATCAGTTCTTCGGTCACGATGTAAGCCGGCAGGATTGCCGAACCAGAGCCAGGCGTTCCGGTATAAGACAGCGTCCAATCCGGAATCAAAGGCAGCTTACCCGCCTGCGTTGTCAGAACCTTGACGCTAAAACCTGACTCCAGCTGCACGGTCTCGAGGACGACATTCAACTCAGTCTTCATCTCCCGGTCGATCAGATCGAGCAGGACCGGATTGGCGTAGATAGCCGTCGGCCGCGTGCCCATTGATGCCCCGTTTGCCATCATCTCCGCCACAGCATGCTTGATGCCGTCGACGATGCTCTGGGTCGTTCCGACGGTGGTTGTGTTACCGCCGGCGGCGATCTGACCAGCAGCTCCGTAATACTCAGCGGTGGTTGGCGCGTTGAGGCTGGTGTCGCAGCCGTTCCAGAGCGCAACGTCATGCGTGCGCATGACGCCGTCGACCGTATCAGCCAGGTCCTTGGCCTGCAGATACGCGAATTGGGATTGCTGCTTGCCCAGCTCCATATCGAACAGGTTGTAATTGATCTCGGCCACGATCGCCTTCAAAGGCACCGAGCGCTCCCGGCGAGCCGGGTTATACCGCACGCGGCCAATGCCAGGCTTCTCGGAGGTACCGGTTGGGATGTCTTCATACGGAGTGTCCTCGAAGAAACGCGAGGGATGCCCCGTAGCCGGCACACACTTGATCCGCTGACCGAACATGCCACGGCGGCGGACGATGTCGGTGATCTCCGACTGATACAGTGGGACTTCGATGGCGCCAGGCCCGATGTACTCGGCCGCTGCGTGGATCTCGATGAACTTTCCTTGCATGACTGCTCCCTGTTACGTGTGGAATCCTGTTGTGCGGCTGTTCTCTACTTTGACCAGGCGCGTCTCCTCGATCCACACGCTGCCGATGATGACACCGTCGGTGGAAAGGGTCTGCGGATGGATACGGATCTGGGTAGCTTCGTGCAGCGCGGTCATGCGTGCGAGCGCGACGCCCTGAAAGCTGGTGACTGTGTCCTTTACGACGTCGCCGAATTCGATTGTCATGCGTCTACTTCCCTACGTTCTGTGACGAAAAGACTGCTTCAGATCGAAGCCGGCCTTCACGATACGTTCCTTCTCGCTGAGTACCGCGGGAGGGTTGATGTCCGGGGTGTTGTGCATCAGGTTGCCCATGAAATAGGCCAGATCCTGATACATCGTGTTAGCCGGCACAATGGACGCCATGCCCAGGTCCTTGAGGATCGGGCACTGGCCCTGCACTGTGACCTTCGCACTCCGGTTGTGTGCCGTCCACGTGATCTCTTCAATCACGAACACGGGACCGCCAACCAGCCTCGACAGCTCGATGAGGAACGGATGCTCCACACGAGCCTCGATGCCGAAGGATGTGGCGCGACTCGACCACGGATTCAACTTGAACAGGTCGTCTTTCTCGTTGGCGATCCGATACGGTTTCTGACCGATCCACAGCTCGCCTCTCTGTCTGGACAGCAGATACAGCTTGCCGGCCACGATCAGATAGGCGACCTCGGTGTCCCAGTTGCGCAGCGCATAGCGATGATTGAATGCAGTCGGAGACAACAACGGGCATTCCGCGGTCTCAACAGTCAGCTTGGTTTCAACCAAGCTGCCGTACCTGGCGTCGATCGGCGCCAGACGGCCACGACTGTACACCACCTTCGGATCTCCGCCGCCGAATATGTTGGCACAGAAGTCGTAGTAGTCCTTGAACTTCGATTTGATGATCATGGGCGGAACTCGATGCCTTCCGACTCAGCCCAGGCTTTGGCCTCCGGATGCGCTGCCTCTGACGTCGCGAAGCTCCCGAAGCCCGAGTTCCAAGGTGTATGGCAACCACACTCCTCGTCCCAGGTCAGCAACACGGCAAAGTAGCCGCGCATGCCGTGGGTGATGGACACGTAGGCACGCTTGTCCTCGGCTTCGACCTCGACTGCAGGTCGAACTGAAGCGCGTTCCCGCGCGATCTGAGCGGCATACTGCTCGCCGGTTTCCGGTAGCAACTGACCATTGCCGTTGCAGAAGTTCCCGTCCACGTCTCTCATCGATCTCTCCAATCCGATATCCACATGCGAACCCGAAGCCACGCCCATTCGAACCAGCCAGGCTCGTAAGGTACTTCCCAGCCATCCTGCGCCAGTAGCTGCGGGCGCCAGGACTCTTCCACATCTTCGAACCAGGGATCGCCGGTTGGATCATCGCTGATCACGTGACGCAGCATGGTTCCGTTGGCCTCGTTGTACATAATCAGGCCGCGAGCGTCGTGGGTAATGACCGTGCCGCCCTTAGCGGCAGCCACGGCCTGAGCAGCGTTCATCAGCGTCTCCAGCCCTGTGCGGCTATCAGGGCATACTTCGTTCGCATCATCTCTTCTTGATCGCCGCCAGCTAGGCTCTCGGCATACATGTACAGGCCTGCTTCGGTGTTGCCTTTGCCCTCATGGAATCCCATGAAGACGCCGGCGCGTGGCGCACCGCGCGCAGTCAGTTCCTGCACTTGGATCTTGACCGTGGATCCCTGGACCAGCTCTCGGTGGTTCCAGATCCACTCCCGTTGCTGATCCGGTATGGCGAATGAACCTACTTCGCCGATCGCACCGTTCGCGGGATTGCGGACTACCAGCTTGCCGACGGAATCGGCATACTTCCCGGAGCCTGGCAGAACTTCCACCAGCTCCAGGTCAGCAAAGTCCACCTGCTTGACCTTGAACCAGGTCTCGCCGGTGGGATCGCTGGCATCCTTGATCACGACGCCTTCGCCGAAGGGCAGAGGCAGACGCACGATTGAGTTGTAGAACGCGACTGGATCATCGCCAGCATCCATCTTCTGAACCATGTCCCAGTTCCGGTTGTAAAACCGGATCTCACGTACGACTTTCTCAGCCAAGGCCCTGCGCTGCACATAAGGCAAACCGCTTACGTCACGTCCTTTGTACTTGACGAGATCCCAGCAGTGGGCCTGTACGGGCCCGCGAAGGTTCTGAATCTCTTGAGCACGTTCGGGAAGCGCGTTGAGAATTCCCGCAACACGATGCACGCCGTCTGGGTGGACAAGTTCAACCTTGCCGACAGTGCCGTCAAGATCGGGGTATGGCATGAGCTTGCGTGAGGACCAGTAGCGTGAGGTGTTGTGGAGATCTTCGAGTGCGGGGATTCGATCATAGTAGGTCTGACCACCCTCCCGGTGGCTGTGAAATACTGCCTTGCCCTTGCCGATCTTGAAGTTGCCGAGCGATCCATCTTCCTTCTGCTCGACGATCCAGCGCTCGCCGTTCTGGTTGTCCAGGCGGACCTGATCCAGGAACGCCGCGGGCTTGAGCGAGTACGATGGCTTCTCGATCACCGGGCCTTCGTCTTTCAGCATCAGGGATAGAAATCCCTTGGCAGTCTTGACGATGGCGTAGCGGCCTTTGAAGTCCCCGTTGGGGATGTTCAGCTCGAACTGCTCTGTTCCAGGCGGCAGGCCGGCAACTGCGAGGTCATAATGCAAGCCAGCAACGTCCGCGTCGTGGACGTGATATTCAACCCTTCGGAGCGATGTTTGTGCTCCGACTTTGACAGGTATTCGGCCAGTAAAGAGAAGGCTCTTTCTTCCCTTACCGTAGCCGGACTCGATGACTCCATTGAATCCCTCCAGAGTATGCGGGCCATTCTCGATGACCAGGTGGCGCTCGCCGGCCTTGGGCAGGCCTTTGGGCAGCGTGTACTTAGCGCCGGCCTCTGGGGGCCTAACACCACCCAGAATACCGCCATCGACCGTACGGGCTGCCCAGAGGTTGCTGGTGGCCCATCGGCTGGCCTCCCGGCCCAGCGTGCGCGTAACGACGCGGCTGGTGCCCGGGAGCACGACAGCACTTAGTAAATCAAGCGCATTCTCTTTGCCCCACAGAATCGCCGCGCGGGTGAGTGTTCGTACGAAGCCCATGCGGTCCTCCTTCTGGGTACTTTCGTTCCAGAGTGGAACGATTCTGACAACGTCGGAAGACTTTGCCGATCTCGGAGCGCAGCACGCTCCAGCTCATCTGGCGTAGGCGGCGACGGTATGAGTGTCTGTGAATCATGTCTGCTTTCTGGTTGCGCGGAGGCCGTCTTTCGACGGCCTCCACTGGGTTGTTTACAGAGCGTTGATCTGAGCCATCAGCTCTTCGATCGAGGCACCCTTCAGTGCTTCGTCCTGCTTCTCGGCGACGAGAGCCAGCAGCTTCTGCTTCTTCTCGCGCTTGTCAGCGGCGGTCGCTGCCACTTCGGCTTCGGCGAGACGCACTTCGATGATGTGCTTGACGATGTCGAACTTGAGCTGCGTGACCTCGTCAGTCTTCGTGGTCTTGACCACGAAACTCTCGGTGTCGGTGTCCTTGATCTGCTTGTTCAACGCGCGAGCGATGTTGTCCAGGCTGGCGCCGCCGTTGCGCACCGTGAGCGGCAACGGCCAGAGGTCCTCAACGGTGAGGAGACCCTTGGGTGATTCGAAACGAATTGCGAGGCGGGATGCTTTCTCGAACATGTGATTGCGCCCTCCTGAGGCGCGGGTTAGTAATCCAAACGACGATGTTCCAAAACAGCAAGTTTGCGGTCTAGCTTGGACAGCAGCCGACGAACATGCCTTCGGATCGTTGAGGTAGTTGAGATCTCCTTGTCGAGCAGCGCACGGCGATGGCGCACTGCCCGAGTCAGAGCCTTAGAAGTTGATCTTGACGACACGGTTGAAGCTCCCCTTCACCCGGCACAGCAGTGAGTTGCGTTGGGTCGATGAGAATCCCAGCCCGCTGAGTTGGTTGGTCGACTCCTCGGTCTTCATCTTGGTGCCGACCATCTCGAACACCCTGCGGTGTTCGTCGAGAGCCTGCGTCAGGAACTCGTTGAAGAAGCCACGAGCCTTGCCGTCGTTGAGGCAGCGATCGAGCATGAAGAAGTAGTGCAAGTTGCCATTCTTCTGCAGATCCCAGCAGTTGGGCGAGAGCATGACGACGTTGACCTTCTGGAAGGTCTGAGTCGGCAGGCCCCACACTTCCTTGCTGGCCTGGGTGGACGGCAGCGAGCTGATGATCTCGAACGAGCCATCGAGCGCGCACTGGATACGGGCCACTTCGATGGTTGCTCCCGTGGGAACGGCCTTCTCGTAGACCATGTGGTGGATCTTACCGCCGAACTCGACCTCGACTTCGAAGCCAACGCCGGAGCTGCGTCGACTGTAGTTGTGAACCTTCAGGACGTAGATACCCGACTTCATGGTGCGACGGTTGGCATAGAAGATGTTCTCGACCGGATGAGGTACCATCCCATCGGCGCCGTTGGCGTCAACGTCCAGCATGCCGCCGGACGGGGAAAGCGACCGGCGATTCTGGAACATGATCTCGTAGGTACTGCCGCGGCCCTTGAAGCCAGTAACTGGCTCTTCCATGTGGAAGTCCAGATCATCGGTGTACTCCCATGCCAGACGGCAGCAGAGATCACCGGTGATGCTTCCACCAGCCTTCTTCACGCGTTCCTTGATGGAGTCAGCCATCTCTCCTGCATACGACCAGGAGAAGTTGTTGCCCCACTTGAACATGTTCTTCGCGCCGGGATCAACCGGAGCGATCAGGCTGACCAGGTTCGAGGCATGCCCGTTCTCGAACATAACCTCGAGCGAGTCCGCCTTGGGCAGGATCTTCTCCAGGAAGTCGACGATGCTGACTTCCTCGACGCGATCCAGGTTCTGGGCCTTGACCACAACCCGGTCGGACAGCTCGTCGAAGACATTCATGGCCCTACGGGTCGTGCGGTCGGCGAACAGGATGTTGTTGATGGTGATGTCAGGCAGTGCAGCATAGCGACGCTCCAGAGCTGAGGTGAACCCCATCTCTTCGATCGTCTCCTGCGCCTTCTTGATCTGGGCCTTAGTGACCAGAGCAGTCGGTCGCTTGTAGTTAGCCGGCGCCACCTTGGACTCGAAGCCCTTGACGGCGTAGTCGAGGTCCTTGCCTTCGGACAGGTCAACCAGCAGGGTGCCGATAACTGTCCCGCGGATCTTCGTAACCGCCGGCGGAGTTGAGCGCGAGCGACTCCAGGCGAACAAATCCTGTTCAGCTACAGGGATGCGGGCGAACTGCTTCTTGAGTTTGAGGAAGCTCTCGAGGACGAAGGTATGCTCTTCGCCACGATACAGCGAGTTCTGACCGATCAGCTCCAGGACAGTGTTGATGGAGTCCTGTGTGATCTCCTTGAGTCCACGGAGGAATACGTCATGCGTGGTGCGCGCGTCATTGGATCGCGGTCCGATGGCTTCGCCATTGACCACAACCTCTGCAGGCAGGGACAAGTGGAAGTGCTGCCAGGTGGTGACACCTTCGAGCACGGCCGCGAAGCTCTTCTCGGTGCCGACTGTCTTCTCGGTTGCCAGGAAGATGTTGTCGGTCGGCAGGCCGTGAACGATCGCGGCAAGCGCATCGACCACAGGCTGATAGCCATCGCCAACCGTGATGTCCCATAAACTGACGAGGCTGCCGTTGACAATGCTGACCATGCCGCCGACTGCGCGGATGAAGCTCTTGCAGCAGTTACAATCGTGCTGCGTGCGCTCCTTGTAGATGGGATCCATCCCAGCCGGGAAGCTGGCGAGATAGGCTGTCCAGAAGGCATCCTTGTCGATCTCGACACGGTATAACCCGTTTGCCTTCATGATCTCGAACTGCTTGGCGACTGCGATCTTGAGTGTACTGAACACGGATGATCCTCCTTGGATCAGTTGCGACTGGTTATGGCTCGAGAGCGAACATGAAGCGCTGGGAGTTCTGGTCCACGTTCCACTTGTTGACCAGCTGGTACGCTTCCAGGATCGGCATGCCACTCATGGTGGACATGCCGACTTCTCTGAAGTGAGATTCGTCGAACGGCAATCGTTCCACAGAACCGGTGACCAGAAGCTTTCGCAGATAGTGAGTGAATCGCATTAGACTCGGTCCTCAAACATGCTGTCGAACGTGCCGCTGCCGAACTCGACATCGGTAGCCAGCTGGTGTAGCTCATCGGCCGTGAATGGACGGAATGTAGGTGCTGCCGGCCGCGCGACGGTGAAGCTCTTGTCCTGAATGGCGGCGTTCCTACCGCGCTGAGAAACCAGCACGCTGGGTACGCTGACCACACCGCCGCCGATCAGCCTGCCGTTCATACGGAAGGTGACGTAGCGGATGTTGGTGTCAGCCAAGTTGGTGTGCACTCGCAGGCCTACCACGCTGCGCGGGAAAGCCTTGCAATCGTAATCCCGCTCCCAGCCGTTGGAAATGCGACGGCGGACCCGGCGGACCCAGGAATCGGCTCCGCGAATCTCGCGAGTGAACACGTCCTTGGATCGTGGTAAGAACGATGCTGAGTTGGATGTTGCCACAGCGAGCGGGGCGTTGGCAGCCCAGAGTTGATCGATGATGTCCGGTGTGATCCACTCGCGAATGGCGCCTCGAACGGCGTCAGAGATTCCTTTGCCTTGGCTCATGCTGCTTTCTCCTGAACAGGTAATCCATTGGGTGCAGAAGGCTTGATAAGTGGCATCCAGCCATCAAGTTGATTGGTCGGAAGATAGTGCTTCTCGCCGTCGTCGAGGATGACGAACCAAGTCCCGACACCCTCCTTCTTGTGGCCGCCAACTCTCCAGTTAGGGCCGATACTCTTGCCGAGACGAACCCAGACCAACACATCTGCAGGCGATGGCTTGAGTGGGCTCTGAATAATGACATCGATCAGCGTTGCTTGCCGCTTCATCTCCAGTAGTTCTTCCCGATCGCAGCCGTAACAGCCGCGGGTGTTTTGAGCATCTGCTGTGGTGTACATGCAATCCCTGGCGTGCTTGCATCCGTTGGTCATAGCCAGGACGTGCATTTCAGACATGACCCGGCTTCGCGCGGTGTCAAGCTCTGCATACTCCTTGCGTTTCGCATCGACTTGCTGATTCAGTTCCGTCCAGTTCATGATTCCCTTCCTTGGTTCAATTCGAGGAGCTAGGGCACCCTTTGCACAAGGCGCCCGAGAGGGTTGAGCCGATCACGGATCTCCGCTTCGTGGCTGTCTCTCTTGTCGCTCCAACACGGCCTGACATCTACGCACATGCGCTATGCGCTCCGCCGACCGTGCATTCTCAATCTCGCGGCAGGGCTGGTTTTCACCAGCCCCACCTTGATGTCTGAAGACCCCGGGCAGTCCACGATCGGGATAGTTGTCCGGCACTCAATGTCCGGACTCCCTACGGTGAAGACTGTGGTTCCCTTCGCTTCAGACTGCCGTGTTTATGGGCGTCTCGTTGAGCTGTTTTCGTGCCAGGGCAACCACAGCACGATACAGCGCATACTTCTCGTTGCAAGTCATGACCATGAGGCTGTGAGCTACCTTGCCTCGGGCGTACTCGGTGTCCTGTACCTCAGCCATAACGTCCGAGTCGTCGAACCAGAAGCGTTCGGACGGCAACGGGGGCAGGATACTCGCCGAAGGACTGGGCTGCAGCTTCCTGATCGCCTCGTCGTATCCCTCAAGCCGGGCAACACGTTGTCCGTTCTCGGAATCGGTGACCAGGGCTGTGAATTCTTCCAGACTGATGAGCTTCGCTTCGAACAGCTCGTGCCGCTGGTAGCGAACGAGGTCAGTCAGGCGCTGGGTCTGTTGCGCGAGATGCTCGATCGCGATGCCCATGTCCATACGCGGAGCCGTCTTCCACTCCTTTGCTAGCTGCAGAGACTTGTCCAATTGGGTCGCCCTTTCAGTTGAGTGCCTGGTATACGAGGCAGAAGCCTGTGCGGCAGACCAACTGCCTCGTATATCAGGTCGTGTGCTTGGAGGTCCTGAGACATCTGCGCACCAGGATGGAAGCCGCGCGTCTCGATCAGGACAGGTTGGGCGGGTGACTCCAAGCTGTGATCACCATATCGGTTGGCCGAAGCCAATCGAATAAGGTGAAACTACTAGACCCGTTGGAGATAGGAGTCACGAATCTCGTCGAGGGTGAACATGGTGCCACACCCTGTCTCGTCATCCCCACACACGAAGGGTGGAAAGAACTTCGCCGCACGCAGGTCAGTCATGTCGTCGAATCCGCATGCAGGACATTGGAGCGCGTATTCGTAGGACTTCAGTTCCCGGCCGTCTTCCGGCGCGGGATAGACCATGTTGAGGTCCTGGTTATAGATCAGCTTGGCCATAATGTCCTCAGACAGATGAAGCGTGAACGGGTGGGCCGGACGAGCCGGCAGTAAGGTGGGCAGTGCTGGGCATGGCACACGGACGAGTTCTGGATTCCTGCGTCATGAGCAGCTTCTCCTCACGGCTATAGCGGTGAGGCCACGCACTCGCGAGCTTCTTCTCGAAGTCCTCGATCTCATCGCCCTTCAACAGGATCACAGCGGTGGTTGTACTCACCCGGATAGAGTCCGGAGTGCGAGCGATGTGTGAGCACATGTCCAGGTTGATGTCGACGTCGTAGCCATCGCTGCGACGCACCGTGATCCAGTTAGCCATGCAGGCCTCCTCAGGCTTTCAGCTCGGCCTTCAGCTCTGGCACCTTGGCCAGCTCCGCAGGGTCATTGGTCGCCAGCGTTCCAGCTGACTCCCAGGTGGACTTGTAGTTCTGGCTGGATTTCACCAGCAAGTGGATGCTGTCAGAACTGACCGCCAGCGAGCCCAGCCGCTGATTCGCATCGTTAGCGATCAGTTGCTTGATCTCGCGTTCGGTGTAGGTGATGGTGACCACGGTGTTCTCCTCATGCCGCCATGGGCATGTCTGTCGATTGTTCGGACTTGGCTTGCTTCCAGCAGTGCAGGAAGCCGCCCTCGTGTTCGCCCGTCTTCATGTCGATGGCAAAGATGCCAAGGAAGATGAGAGCCTCCAGCGCGAAGCTGGACATGAAGGCGAAGCTGATGCCGCTGAGCACGCCGATGACGGTGCGCACCCAGGGGGTTTTGATCGGCCTGGTGATCCAGACCACGAGCCACACGATAAGCAGGGCAGGCAGTACCGAGGCTGTCAGGAGTAAAACTAGCAGCTCCGTGACGCTCTTCGATATAAGCCAAACCACTGACTTCTTCATGTAGCGCTTCCGATTGCGCCAGTACAGCCAGCCGCCGGCGAAGGCCAGCACGGCAGCCCAGAAGGCGATGACTGTTTTCATGCCGCGACCTTCATAGCTTTCTCGTAGGCACGCACCCTGAGGCTGGTAGCCACAGACTGGATGCCAGCTGAGAACAGGTTGACCAGGCCGGCCAGGATCTGCACGCTGAGCAAGCCCACGATAACGACGCCGATCCAGAACAGGACGGTTTTCATGCGTTCTCCGGGTTGGGAAAGGGGATGAGGACGCCGAGCACCTGCTTGCGCAGGCTCACGGACATCCTGAGAGAGATGCACACGGCGGCGCCGAGTGCAATGATGAGGGTGAACAGGAAGATGAAGGCTTTCAAGGGATAATGAAGGTTCCTGCACGATACTCGGCATGCAGCACAGCGATGATATCGCCGTGGCACTCGTGCATCGGCCTGCAAAAGCAGCCCAGCACGTCAGTCTCCCGAAGCGTCTTGAGCTTGGCCAGGAACTTGGTGCGGACTGCAGGTGGGATGACATGATCCCACGTAGTGCTCCCGCGTGCCCAGTTCTCGCAATAGGACACAGCGTCAGCAACGCAAAGGACCTGGACGTAGGCCTTAGTCTTGGACAGGGGCAGATGGGTGAACGGATTGCCCATGTCGGAGCCACGACCGATGTAGACGGTGGATGGCTCACGTTTGCAGTGGACTACTTGCATAGGTTCTCCTTCCGCTTGCACTTTGGACACTGACAGTTCGTTGGATGAATCTTGCGCATGACTCTCCTACTGCAGGTACAGCCGAATGGCTGATCGCTTGACTACTGAATCCGTGGGCTCATTGAGCAACTTGAATGCGATCTCTGCGTCTTTGGCGAGATCAAACGTGGTGATGGACGTGGTGACGGCGGGAACATTCCGGCCCGTGATGATGAACGTGGTGATGAGCAACTGAAACATGTGGTTCTCCAGATAGGCCCTGCTCGCACCACCTGATGCGAGCAGGTTATTCAGGGATGCGGACTACGCTGCTTGAGCGGTGTCCGCTGCAGGCTTGGACGCGAACAGCGAGGTCAGATACTGACCGAACTTGGCCGCGGTGGCCTTGGCTTTGGTGGGGATGGCCTTGAACGTGGCCAGGTCAGACTTCTTGCCTTCGTCCTTGCGAACGAAGAGGTAGATGCCGCCCGTGAGAACAACTGCGAGGACCAGCGTGATGAATCCGAAGATCAGTTTCATGGTGATGCTCCTGGTGTTGGATTTGTGGTGCTAAGCCGCGCGCTGTTTGCGCCCCGGGTGACGAAACGTGCAAAGTAATTCGTAGGTGGTGTAGCCAAAGAACAGGATGCAGAAGCAGGCAGCGATGAACTGCGCCAGTCTGACCGTCCCAATGAAGATCAGGCCGAGAATGGCCAGGATCGTTAGTTTCATGCCGCTCCTCTCAGAATGGTCTTGGTGTGCTCCTTGCTGATCTTCCGCTGGCGTAGCGGCAGATACGCAAACAGCATGGCCACATTGAAGATGGTGTTGCCCAGTGCGAAGATCACAGCGTTGGCTGAGGTGATGCCATGAATCGCAAAGTTGATGGCCTCCAGCCCGAGCAGGCTGAGGCTCTTGTTCTTGTTCATCCAGGCGAGGGTCTGCTCCTTGCGCTGGGTGGGAACGAACCGTTTGAGGATCGGGATCTTGTCGATCTTGAGAAAGGCCGACCATGCGAAGGCTCCGACGCCGACGCCGGCGATCGCAGAGCCTGAGTTGGATGGTGTGATCATCATGCGGCAACCTGCTTGCTGAAGCTGGCACGCAAGCGTGTCTTCCGCTCCTGGTACTTGCCCTTGACATAGCTGACCAGCCACTCGCCGGTGTAACACCCGACGACGTAGCAGATGCCCCAGGCAAAGCCCAGGCCCATGAAGTACAGAATTGCGAGGACTTTACTCATCATGCGGGTGTCGCCTCCTGACGTTTGCGTTCTTCGTAGCGGTTCATCTCGCCACGCGTTTTGAACCAGAGACTGGCTCGTTCACCGTTGACCATGCAGATCTGGGTATGCTCGAGCATCTTGACGATGAACTCGGCGCGCCAGACCAGCCAGAGCAGGACAGCGCCTGCAGCCAGCGCACATGCAGCCATGATCTTGGTCATGTCGCATCCTCCTGAAGCTGGCGATCGAAGTAACTATCGATCCAGCCAGCCACAATGGAGGTGATTTTCAGAGTCGTCCAGTAGATGACGTAGATCACACATCCTACCGGCAGCGCGATCATGCAATAGAGCCTGAGGAAGTCGATCATGTGAACAACCTCACGGTCGAGCTGATCGGTTTCTGGCCAGGCCAGCGCTTGCGGATGGCGATGAGTGCCAGGTGCTCGAACGCCTTCGAGTTCACCAGCCAGCGTGAGCACGAGACCGTCCAGCTTGCCACGCGTGCCTGCCACTTAGTGGCCGAGCCCGCTTGCCTGCGCAGCCGTTCATCCACGATCGGGATGTGATGTTGAGCACCACCTGCACCGTAGATCAAGATCTCCCGGTCCCGTTTGGGATTGTGAGACTTGCGACGGAGCAGGATGGCGCTCCAGAAGCCGACCTCATACGAAGGGATCAGCCATAGCAGCCAGAGTGGCATAAGCCCTCCTTTCAGGCCTAGTGAAGCGGTGTGTGAGTCAGGATGTGAACCATCCAGCTGTGGCTGGCGCTGATGACGCCTGAAGCCATGCCGATGATGGCCAGGAACAGACCACCACCAATTAGCGTGCCCAGGATCTTGAGACCCGGGGACATGGGCCTGGCGGAGATGGTGAGAGCGTGCAGCTCCGCGAGCGCGGGCGCCTGCGCCTCCACCTCTGCACGGGTAACCCCGTACTTGGTGCAATACTTGTCGATGCGTTCGAAGGCCTTCTTCTCCAACTCCGCGAATACGGGATTGCCGGCGGCCTTGCCCTTGGCCTTGTGACCGTTGGCGGTCTCGATGATCTTGGCCAGCTCGGCCTCGAGAGACTCCTTGGCGTTGTTCTGACGCCAGCCCTTGAGACTGGTGCCAATACCACGCACGCTCAGCTTGAGCTTGCCGGACAGCTTGTCGCCCCAGTATGTGGGCTCAACGTAGGTGTTTTCTGCCATGAGAATATCTCCTTGTTCCAAACTAAAAGCCCCGGGGTTAGCCGGGGCTCAGGTGAACTACTTAGGCCTGGTCACCCAGGCTCAGTAGTAGGTGGCAGTATCCTTGGCGATGGTTGGCGCTTGGATGCTGCCTTGTCGGTCGTGCCTGCCTCTTTGTAGGCCTTGCACTGTTGGACAAAGTCGATGGCGGAGCGAATGCCCGCCTGTGCGCAGCGCACGTTGCCCAGGATGTAGGACTCGATGTTGGTCATGCGATCCATGGATCCCAGCTCGGCAAGCGCCCCTTCCATACGAAGGGACGCTGCCTCCAACTCTTCGGACATCTTGAGCAGGCTGACCGCCATTAGGCTGCAACCTCTTCCGCGAACTGACCATCCGGAAACGGCTCAGCTGCCGGCTCCGCCGCGGGTGCGCTCTTACCGCATCCTGCGTCGCCACATCCCTCGGCACAGCCACCATCACCGCAACACGGCTTGGGGCAGTCCTCGGAGCTGGCGGTGAACGCGCCGGCAAACTCACCTTCGAGATCCAGGGCCTGATCCTCGGGCACGATTGTGCTCGGATCGATGCCGCGTTCCTTGAGCTTCTCGACTTCCATCAATGCCTGCTGTTCGAGAGCAAACTCTCCGATCAGGGCGGTGACGGCATTGTTGAACTCTTCCTCGGACTCGGGCTTGGCCGGGTCCAGGTTGACCAGGCGGGTGCAAGCGGACTTGAGCGCGCGGATGATCATGTTGGTCTGCTGTTCCAGGCCATTGATCTGGTTGAGAATGGCATCGCTGACCACCTCGTGAGCCTCGGGCTCGACCGTTACCTTGCAGCCAACGAACCGGCCATCAGTTGCGGTGATGTTCTCAAGCATCTCGTTCGCTGCCTTGCGGGCCGCTGCACGGTTGCCAATGGTCAGAGCGGGCGGCTGAAAGGTGCTCACCTTGCCGTCCTTGACAACCTTGGCAATGAATGTCCAACGGCGAATCTTGTTCTGTACTGACATGAATCCTCCTGAGGCGTGCTCAGATCTGGTTAGGCCTTATCAGGCGGGCAATTGGTGAGAAACAGGACGACTTCAGTGCAGCGTCGCTTCAGCAGGCCGCGTATAACCTTGAGGCCGGCATGGCACCAGCTGTGCATCTCATACGCTGCTTCAGTAAAGCGTCCCGCCTTCAGCAGGCGCAGCAGCGTTGAGGTAGCGAAGGCCTCCGTGCCATCGTTGTAGATCCAGTCCACCAGAGAGTCATACTGCTCCTGGTGAATGGATACAGAGGTCAGAACCAAGGTGTCGACGGCGTGCTCTGCATAGCCAACGTCCGTGACCAGTAGCTCCGCACCCTCGGGCTGTTCAATTCCATTCGGGTAAGATTCACCGGGAAGTAGGTCGTGACCGTAGCCAATGGACATCTTGCCCTTGGCGTCCGGTGTAGCGAAGCGCTTGAATCCTTCGTTGTCTTGGATCAGTGCGAATCCTGCAGGTGACGTTTTCATGGTCCCAGCATGCAGCGCCAGGTGAATGTACCAAAGGCCGGGGCTTTCACCCCGGCTCCTGGCTGAGGAGTTCATTAGCGGCTCTTCATAAGCGTACCTCCGTTGGCAAGCGTGCCAACTACCGGTTTCATGGACGGGACCGGCTCCCGACCTGCACTCGTGATCTCTCGTCCGAACATGCAGGGTGATTCCACACAGACTGGTGGCGATGAAACTGAATGCGGTCGACACGCTATCCGTGATAGCGACCAGTCCGCTTACTCTTTGTTACCTGTGTCTCCACTTGCTTCGCTGGTCATCATTTGAAGTGGCGACCAGGGTCCAATTCCCTGTGCCAAATCTTCGATGCGAAGGGCATACGGCCAGTGTGGCCGTAACAGGTTCCGAACGAAGCGTAACCGGAACCGTCCCCAACTTCATTGTGTCCGTGATGTCCCACCGGTCCCACACCGCGAGTGCGAGTGGGAGCAGGAACCACAGACAGAGATCAATCAGGCGCATGAATACCCCGATCCACCAGTTAGGCCTTGCGGTGAGCCTTGTTCGCAGCCTTGCGGCGGTTGCCGCGCGAGCGTTGCGAAACCTTGGACTTGCCGTTGGTGCATTTGAACTGACGTGGACGGCCGCCGCCGCCGGACGGCGTTGCAGCCTCGATGGATGGCATGCCGGCGCCAAGCGAACTGGCGAGGGCGGTGAGTACAGCAGCTGAGTTCATGTCGTCTTCTTTCTTGAGTTCGATGACGCGTTGAGATGCTTCCAGAATGCCTGGCAGGAGGGTGCCAACCAAAGCTGCATTGGTAGCCACCAGGACGCGCCGTTTGGTATCCAAAATGACCCTTCCTGACCCGCTGGTTACCGGGTTGAGACAAGTTTGCCTATACTAGAGCGGGAAAACAGTACGGTGAAAACCGTAGTTCCACTCCAAAAGCTCCAGTGGAGGGTAGGGGAACATGCCATTCCCCACCCTCCGCATGGACAAAGTCGAACCTTAGCTCGACTACGCTGCCTGCTCACCCGAATTGGATGACGCCGCAGCCACCGCAATAGGTCCCTGAGGGGCCTTGCTGATGACTGTGATCGACTCCAGCCGGATGTTGCTGCCGTTGCCGCGCTTGCTGCTCTGCAGCACGCCCTTCGCACGCACAACGTCGCCCTTCGCAAGGGAGAGGAGCTGCTCGTGGATCAGCGGATCTGCGGACTGCACGTAACGGTCGAAACCAGGCTCGGCCTCGATCGGGATGCCAACGTACAGGCGGTCGAAGCGGTCCTTCACCGGCTCGCCGGCTGCCATCAGCACGCGGCCTTCGACAGTGGCCTCGACGTGCTTGTCCATCCCGATGCTGGTGCCCGATGAATCCTTCTGCTCGCGGTACACGGTCTTCGTTCCATACATAGAAAAGGCCCTCCTTGGGCCGGTTGTGTTCTCGTCAGTTGTGGGAATACCGCGTTGAAGCGGTCTCAGTTAGAGCTGAGCTGGATCGGGCTCGTGAATCTCGCCCAGGAACAGCATGGAGGCGCTGAATTGGCCTACCGTGCATTCCGAACAGTTACGGCCGCGATAGGCACGGCCGGTTTCTTCCCCGGAGCGACACAGAATGTCGTCGGTGTGAGACATCTTGTAGTGAGGGCAGGCCTTCTGGATGAAGTCTCTGGTCTTGCCCGCTACGGCGCGGCGAAGCTGGGTGCCGGCGGTGAGATCACCCGTCAGTACAACCAGCCGGCCAAGGTCAGTCTGTGGATCCGTCAGCTCCCGAGGGAGCGTTTGGCGTGGCAGACGTGGCATTCCGTTCATTCGATACCTCTTCGTGGCTCTTCAGTTTCACTGCGTGAGGTTCGGTCCATGCAATCATCCGCATGTCCAACTCAGAGAGGTCAAGGCAGCGCCCTTCGAAGGTCACATCGAAGATCACCAGGTCAGCAATGTCCTGCAGCTCTGGCTTCTTGATCCGGATGGTGACGTCGAGGTTGGCTGCGCACTCCACGATGGAGAGAGGCAGGGGAAAGTCCGGATTGCACAGCAGCTGGATAGTGATCCGGCCAGGTTGATCCGGATCACCACCAAGAAGGGCACTGGCATCCCAGGTCTTCATCAGGCTGCCTTATCCAAGGGCTCGAGGTACGACAGGCTGATGCGGAAAGCATCGGCGATCTTAGTGAACGATCCCGGCTTGCTTTCCAGCACATCCGGATCGGCCATCAGGTCGGTCCAGACGATCTCGAGAGCCTCCTTGTTGGAGTGAATCCGCTTGGCCAGGGCCAGCATGGGGAATGGCGATAGCAGGTCATTGACTTCGGTCTTGGCCTGCTCCATGGCGGTGTTGAACCCGAGGTTCCGGGTGGAGACGAACAGTTCGTTCGCCCTGAACTGGATCAGGTACATCGAGACGATGGCCTTGGCCCGAGGGTCGATGATGATCTGCATGATGGCCGCCTTGATGGCGTCTTCGACGTTGTCGGGATTGGCCTTGAGACGTTCAATGGTCTCGGTGATGACTTCCCCGATGTAACAGCTGCCGGTCACAACGCGGTCGACGGACTCGAAGATTCCGAGGGCTGAGGGTTTCGACATGATGAAGCTCCATGACCTGGTCGAGGTCAGTGTTGCAGGTTAGTAAACCGAGGTAGCCGACACTGCCGCGTTGGTCGCGGAGTTGTTGGACTTCAGGAAGGCGGCGAGGATGAGGGCGGTGATGACACCGGCAATCACCCGAACGAGGATCGATGCGATGAAAGTCAGCATGGACTGCTCCAGCTTGGATTTGACAACCGATGAATCTGAAACGGGATAGGGTGAAACACTTAGAGACCCGACGCCGGGACAGGAAGGAGAATGGACCCATCCCGGCGCTCCAGCACACTGAGTGCGCTGGAAAACTTAGCGCCGCTTGGCCTGCCGCTTCTGCGGCTTGCCGAACAGCACCTCGGAGACCGCCGCGTCGAAAGCGCGCGTGAAGGGCATGGTCTTGAGGGTGTGCTGCAGCTTGGGAGCCAAGCCTGGCAGCGCGGTGTGCGCCGAACGAACCACGGTGTTGCGACCAACATCGGTGGTAGCCGCCGCAAGGTTGTGGACAAAGCCGTCACGAATCAGCTGACGGCCATCGGGGTTGAGGGTGGCAACATTGAGCATGGAACTACCTCCGTGGGATAAACAACATCAGGTGAGTGGAGCAAGGCTCAACACTCAGAACTATGCGGCGTCAACACTAGGCCTCGTAAGACAGTCGGCCAGCCCCGAAGGGCTCCGTAATGTCCGGAGAGGGATTGCGTATGTAGCCGCTTCACATGCTGAATCTGACATCTTGCCGTGCCGTACCAGGTCGGTAGTCCCGCCACAAGAACCGGCTCAAGTCCGGGTTATGACGGCCGCCTGGGCAGCGCTGTCGCTAGTCAAGATTCGAGGGACATATCTCGCCCTCATTGCAGGTGGAAAGGGTCGGGGTGATTGGCTCACCCCTCGAAGCCTTACAGCTTGGCCGGCGGCGTGGAGCGCACCGGATTGACCACGACAGGCTTGGGGCCTGTGTAGTCCGTTCCGTACTCACGACGGAACGAGGTTGGCATACAGCCAGCCAGCATGGTGCGCTGACTGGTCTCAAGCCGCCGCGCAAAACCTGCGGTGGCGCAACGGGGCGTAACTGCATGACGAACAGCTGCCATGGCGGTCTCCTTGAAGCGTTGAATTGTGGGTGGGCGTTACAGGATTGAAACTACCGGCTCTGCCAAGGCAGGACCGGGATGTCGGGGAAGTCGTTGATCAGCTCTTCGATTGAGCCAACGTAGCGATGAAGCCGGCCGCCACAGAGGACGGCCAGCTCACCAGCAGGCGACATGAATGCCGCGGTGGCCACTAGAACCGAACCCAGTGGGGACGGATCGTACTGTCCGCGCTGAGGAATTCCTCATGGAATGAACCACCGAAGCGGCAGGTGATGGCATAGTCCACGAACTCCTTGGCCTCTCGAAGCGAGGCTGTCGGAACGATCCGGCGAACGTGCTTGATAGCCACGATCTTGTTATGCCGCATACTGTCGAAGGTCTGGATGAAGATGGCCAGGCTCTTCTGCGCATCCGAGGTCAGCGCTTCCAGCGGATTGCCGGGAAAGACGGCAGGCGGAGGAGTGGGAAAGCCGAGCATGAGGTTCTGAGCGAACGCCATGGTGGAACGAGCTTGGGGCTCGTCGAGACCCTCGACTGTGAGGTCGAAGTGCGAGGGCGCACCGGCCGGAGCGAAAGGCGCTTCCGACCGAGAGAGGTGAATTGAACCGAGCATGGATGCTCTCCTTGTTGCAGGGTGTTGAAACAAACGGTGGTGCAGTGAGCGGAGCCAGGCTCAACGCTCGAAACTTGCGGCCCTGTACCCGACAGGGCCTGCAGTGGTGCGACCGCGGGCGTCAGAGATACACCCAGGGTTTGCTACGTGGAGAATCAGTAGAAAGGTTGGAGGATGGGGGTAGAGAAACCCATCGGGTGAAACTCTTAGGCGTGGGCACACTGTACGGCTTGAACGCCGTACTGCGTAATCACGAAGGCAGTCCAGGGCTTGACACGATCAAGAAGATCCTGCAGCTGATCCCGGACAGCGAGATAGAAGGGGCCCATGCACAGCCTGAGTCCTTCAACAGCGGTGGCCTGAGCGTTGAGATAATCTCCAAGCGCTTCATACTTCAGAGCTTCCTCGAAGTACAGCTCACCACGGGTCTTGGCCATCGACTTGATGGCCCTGCTAACGCAGAGCATGTGCTCTTCGGTTGGGGTGCGGTACATAGTCCCTCCTTTCAAGGGTGTAAACGCAAAAGTTCGGCGGCGTAATAGAGATCAAAGACCACGTTGATTCAAGAACTCAACAATGTCCTTCTCAGAGACAAAGGCATAGGACACCTCACCGTCACAACCGGTTCGGTATACCTCGAGCTGAAGCTCATCGTTACGCTCACGACAGACCTGAGCATTGATACAACGCTCGATCATCGGGAGAGTCCCAGGTCTTGCTGGTACTTGAGTCACAGACTCAGGTATACCCAGCTGCTCGTTGGTGGGCTCGGTACCCACAAGGGAATCGATACGACGCTGCTTCTGAGCGTGATTCATACTGCCTCCGTTCAAAGCTTGAGTGGGGACTGTGAGTACAGCCCATAGGGGAAAGCCCTTAGGTGAGTGCCTGACTATATATAGATAGGCACTTGAGCCACATCTGACTATCTGCAGGTTGTCTTACACCATGCATGTGATAGCTGTAATTGGGCTTGCACTGCCTTTATGGACACAGACCAGGTCTCTCCGTCCTATCAGAGATCAGGAACCTCACGCGTGCGCGCGCTCCAAAGCTCTGCTAAGCAGGCTAACCTGCTGATCTGGCTATGGTTATGCTGTGATCCTGTGGAGTGGGCTCTGAATGCCTGCTGCGCTAGCACTACTGCATAGCTGAGCATGCTCCAAAAGAGCCCGCCTCTCGGCATCCGCCCCATGCGGATGCGACAGTCTGGCGGAGGAGCGACCCCCGGAGGGGTGGCGACTACATGTCAGTGCGACCTGTGAGTTCACGTTGGACGCCCAGGTTTCCCCGGTCAACGCCCAGCGCTACTGTCACAGACACTGCGCTTGGAGCGGTATGCGCTCCCTCAGCCACAGGATTGTCCTGCAGCTGAGGCAGAGCGTACTGCTCTGCCCTTGAATCAGGTTGCGATTAGAACACTACGTCGGCGAGTTCTCCGGCTGAGACTGCTTCGGCCAGGTTGGCCTTGAAGTCGGAGCGGAGTTCAGGGATGGCCTCGGCGATGACGATGACGCCGCCGGCAGACATCGAGTAATAGCCATCCGGCAATGTCGGATGAGCAGTTACTGACAGCTGCGAGTCGTTGTCCACATCATGCACGTGGCCATTGGTTGCGCGTACCAGGCGATGGACGGAGGTGCCCTTGAGCATCTCCTTCACCTTGTACTTGAGGTGGATGAACGCGACCTGACCGGTCAGGCCCAGTTCCTCCATGCAGTCCATCAGCTCGTTGAGCATCCAGTTGGGGACGCCGTCACCTACGCTGATGGTCTTGCCGTCCTCGGACACCAGGGCCTCGGACTCCATCGAGTACACCTTGTTGAGCCACTCGACTGCGATCGAGCGACGCACTTCAGGCGACCAGGCGCCGCCGCTGATGGAGAGCTTGACGCCCTCCCCTTCGGAGGTGAACTGGTTGAGGTAGAAGTCCCTGAGACCGAGGTGATGCAGTGTGGTGCTGCTCACGATACGGCCTTCGGCATCCTTCACATCGATCGGCTCATCCCAGCCATTGGCGATGTTGTCATACGCATCCTCAGACAGCTCGCCCGTGAGGGACTTGGCTGCTTCGAACTGCGCACGCCACCAGACGCGCAACGCTTTGACGACGTCGGTAATGACATCGCTGCCGGGATAGGCCATGAGCAACTGCAGGGGCAGAGGCTTCTTGAAGCTGTGCTCGAGCTGACGGGATTCCTCCATGATTCCCTCATAGTGGTCCTTCAGCTCTTCCAGTGCCGCGCAGACCTCGGTGCGGACCAGCAGGTAGTTGCCTGCTTCGATCCGGTCCTTGGGTGCACGGCCCTGGCGGACGTAGGATGCCGGGAAGATGAGAGTCTTCTCCGACAGCTTGGCCTCCTGGCACAGTTCGGTCACCATCTTCTTGTTGCCCTTACCCTGCTGCAGGTAGTCGATGACCATGTCCGAGTTGCTCGCTGCGCGCTTGCACAGGAAGGGCTGGCGCACCTTCATGAACGTGATGCACAGCTGGACGAAGTCCTCCACCTCCGGCTTGTAGTCCACGGGGATGAATTCCCAGAACCACTCCGGGGTGTTGATCTTGACGTCTTCCAACGACATGGCATGGAAGCCCTTCGGCACGATGTATGTGCCGTTGATGAGGGAGTCCAGGATCACGACCACGTTGTCGCCCGACAGCATGTTGTCGAGCGTGAGGCGGTTGATGAAGGTACCCAAGCTCTCACGATACTGCGTGAAGTGCTTGAGGTCCCGACGGAAGCAGTTCCAGTTCCACTCGTCCCCGATACCCTCATGAGTGAGGCGGTTGCGTGCGGCCCAGTGGCTGTCCTTCTTCTCCTCAACGGAGAGCTTCGGCTGCTTGGGATACTCCCGGATCTTGGCTGCAACGCGGAGTACGTACACCGAGTTCCAGAAGACCCAGATCGAGTCATCCATATCGCCACCATTGAGGTAGCTCAACTGTTCAGCAATCCGTTCGAGCAGGAAGCAACGGCCTTGGCCCTTGTACTTCTTCAGCTCTGCCGGAATGTAGTTGAGAAATACCAATGCTTCTGCGCTGCAGGCATTGGGATTGCGACCTGCCGTCACCAACACACCGTCCGGTGCGTCCGGCATGCAGTTGACGAAGACAGGGATACCCAAGCGATCCGAACACTTCTTGGCACGTGCCAGGACGTGATCCGGAACTTGGGACAGGGTGAGATCCACGATGCGCTCATCGTCGACGAATACGGTCGGTGGTGGGGCAACGTAGACACGACGCGCCCACTCATGCGGCATGGGCACACGACCCCGACGCAAGTCGAGGATGTTGTCGAACAGGTGACGAGTGACGCGACGGAAGCCCACCGGCATAGCCTTGGTTCCGATCCCGTCCTCTGCCATACGGACCAGAGCCCAGCGGTTCTCGCTCTCATCGTTGCACGAGTTGACGAATGCGCTGATCTCATCGAGCAGCTTGCCTTCGTCGCTGCCGAACAGGATTGCCGCCGCACGGTCCATATACTTGATACCGGTGGTGGCTGCTAAGCCCTTGGCACCCAGGCCCATGTTGCCCATGGTCTGGTTATCCAGGGTGAGGTCATGCTCCTCGGCATCCGAGAGTGCACCCAGGAAGACGCGGTCATCCACGAAGCGAACCTCCTTCTTCGAACCGAAGAGATAGAGGTCGTAGCTGCGCATGTGCGGCATCTTCCAGTAAATGCCCTTGCCTCCGCCGAACTCGCCGACGAGGGTAAGCGCCTTGTTGAAGTACCCGGGGATGTTGGAGATACCCATCCCATCGATGGTGGCGGTTTCAGCTGCGTTGAAACGGGTCATGTCTGCATCGAGAATGCGGATAACCCGGCCGTTGTCCAGCTCGATCTCGTAGGCGGTGCCTTCGGGAACGATCGTACGGTCAATGATGTGACCCCGCATCGAGGACTGATGCGGTGCCAGGAAGCGACGCAACCGCTTGGCTGCCTTCGCGTCACTGGATACCCAGATACCCAGATCCTTGAAGCTGCGTGCCTTGCAGTTGTCGGATACGAAGAGAGCGGTGCCCTCATCGATCACGTTGCCGTAGATGGGGACGTAGCGAATGCCCGTCTGCTTGTCGGTCCAGCCGGAGCGCACCAGCGACCAGGCCTTGTTGGCCATGTGCTTGGTGGCGTTCTTGCCGGATGCTTCGAAGCTGACGAAGCCGTAGGTGACGCCTTCTGCCAGGAGGTCGTCGAGAGCCTGACGGGTCTCGCTGTCATCGATGGCAGTCTTCGAGTCGAAGGATGCGCCTTCCTTGCGGATACGGCGCGTGATCTCCTTCAGGTTGACCTCACCCTCAGCACCGTGGGATACGGCGCTCAGCACCAGCTGGAATGCCAGCTTGCTGGTGGGTTCGGTTGGGGTAACGGCTTCTGCGACTGCGACTGCGGCCGCTCCAAAGCTCTCTGAAGCGATCGGTGACGCTGCAACCACTTCGTTGGCAACGGTACGGGCGATGAAGCGACCAGTCTTGGGGTCACGAGCTGCTACGGTTCTCTGAGACATGTGGTTCTCCTTTGTCCAGATCTCCACGATCTGAACGGCTATGCCAGTCGGGTAACTGGCGAGTTGTGGTTGTGAGTTGGGGGAGCAGGGCTGTGCGCTTACCCCTGCCACGGGAAGTTGACATTGCGTACCCACGCCTCGTGGTCTTCCTTCTGCTTCTGAAGGCGTGCGGCGTATGCGACGTTCGACTCGACAGGCGTAGCTGGCTTATCGGCTGGGTACACATACAGAAGGAGTGCGCTAACGACGAGGAAACAAACGATGAAGAATGCGATCAACATGGTGCTTTCTCCTTTCAAGAGAAAGCCCACAGTCGTGGTGACCTGTGGGCAGTTAGAGTGAGGTTGACGAACAGACTGTTGGTCAGACTACTTGGCGGACTGAGCGATCAATGCGATCAGGTCAGCCTTGGACATGCCGTTGAGCTGCGCTTCGAGGTTGGTCATCTCCACACCAGGGGTGCGGGCGATGGATGCTGCGGACGTGGCCTTGCCCCACTTGCTGAGCTTGCCGCTGATGCTCTCGCCGATGGATGCGGACTTCGACAGCATGTAGCCGGTGGCGTGGAGGGTGACTGGCACGGCCAGCACTTCCACTTTGCCGACGACCGGAGCGGTCTTCTCTGCAGCGGTCTTGATGATGCTGCCTGTCCAGTTGATGAAGCGGTTGCTGACGCTGCCGCTGATGGCCTGGTCCAGGGTCTGCTTGGTGGCGATGGGTGCTGCCACCGGTGCGGTTGCGGCAACCTGAGTGGTTGCCTGGGCGATTGCTGCTGCGATGATGGTCTGGAGCTGCTCTGCTGTCATGGTCACGGTGTTCTCCTTGGTTGCCTTGGTGGACTTCTTGGAAGTTGAGTTGACGGTCGCGGTTGCTGCCTTGATGGAAACTGCCATGGTGGTTCTCCTTTGTACGGGTTGGGGTTATTGATTAGGACCGGGTGGGCTCGAACCTAAGTCGAGGGTCACTCAGTACCACTGATTACCTGGTGTCTCTATCCCCAGACCTGTCCGCCCCTCGTGATGGCTCAAGGGACCTTTCCCACTCAGCGTGCGGTGAATACCCCACGTAATCGCCGCATGCCAGCCATCGCTCAAAAGCTGTCCAGGATGCAAACAGAAAAGGCCTCGCGTGTGGGCCTTTGGTAGTCGAGCGCCCTCCTGGACACTCGAGCTATGAGCAAAGCAATCAAGCACGATCCCATCAGCACCAGCTCGGCGAAGTACAAACTGCGGGACACCTACGCACCGGGCAAGTTCGGCGTGTACCACGCCGATGGCGTCATCGTCAGCAGTCCGGTCATGCAGATCGACGGCAAATACGTGGCGATCTCCGATGAAATCTTCGTTGAAACCCATCGTCTGCTCTTCGACCTCACCTCCCTGGGTACAGACGGACTGATGATCCAGGTCTACGAGAAGACGATGCCGGCAACCCTGTGGCAGCGCCTTCGGGCAGGTTGGCTTCGTCTCTTTGAACCGAGTGCTTGCCTGACGGGGTGCTGATGACCTTCTCTGATCTCATCCGCAGTCCGAAGTTCCTGCCCACCGTCATGGTGGCGCTGTCGGTGGCAGCATCCTGCCGGTACGCCCTCCAGGCGGACTGGCGCCACGCCATCTACTGGATGGCCTCTGCAGTTTTGGTTTCAGCAGTCACGTACTAGAAGGAGTTTCACCATGTGCCAAGGCATGACGTACCCGAAGTTGCCCACCATCATCGATCTGATCGACCACCCGGACGAGAAACTAGAGCTGGCTGTCAAATGCGGCTACATCGTCTTTTGGAACACCCCGATCGCGAAGAACGCTCCGCTGCAGCCTCTCATCGGCTACACCTACGACCGCGAACACCTGCAGATGGTCGACGTGGTGGTCATGATGAAGCAGCTGGAGATCGGCGGAGGCACGGGTGAGTTCGCCCTGATCGTGCCCACGGGTTTTTCAATGCCTATCCCTCTCAAGGGGATCCACGTTGCCTACTCGGACAGCCTGCTCTACCCGGACGGCGTTCATGGCGATGCCGTCCTGATGATTGAGCACCACCCCAACACCCAGGAAGCCATGCACATCGCAGTTGCTCGCGGGTTCACCCTCTGACGAACTGAACTGCCTTTGGTAGTCCAGGAACAGAGATCAGTCTGAGAAGTGCGCCACCAACCCAGTTTCCAATTTGCAAATCGGAAACATCACAGATAACAGGAGACTTATGATTCTCAATCACTACCTGCTGAACATCACCATCACCGATGGCATGTTGAACTCCGACAAGTCCGACGCCAATGACATCGAAGTTGCCGCGTTGGCCAACGACCAGGAAGATGCACAGAAGATCGTGCTCGCGTTCTACACCCAGTCCGGCCTGTCCTCGAAGGTGATCGACGGCGTGCACACCCTGTATCGCACGGCCGACCTGCAGAAGCCGAGTTCGATCCGCACTGTGCGCGTCAACACCATCGTCGATCTGCCGATCGCCACAGTGACCGAGGCCAGCTCGGCTCCCGTCGTGAAACCGGCCGTGAAGGCCCCCACTGCCAAGGAGAAGAAGGCAGCTGCTGCAGCCGAGGCCGCCGCGGGTGCGCAGGAGAAGACAGAAGAGCCGATCGAGACCCAGACCAAGGAGACACCAGGCGAAACCGGTGATGCAGGCAAGATCACCGAGGGAACTGGCTTCGGCGTAGGCACCCAGACAGGCGCGCAGGAAGGCGCTACGGAGCAGAAGTAACGACATTGCATCTCGAACGGTTCGCCGCAAAGCGACTTCGAGGCACAACCACCCGGGTTACCGGGCTACAGGAAGCCACCTTCGGGTGGCTTTTCCTGTTGTTGGGCGCGGGGCTTTGGTAGTCCCCTGCCCTCTTCCATACTCAGCACATCAGCCCAAACCGGGCGAGGAGATGAGAGCAATGCCAGAGAAAGAAGCCATTCAGTTTGCAGTCACCGAGACCAAGATCCGCGACAAGAAGGTCGGCCGCGTAGGCACCGTAACCCTCGAGAGCGCCAACAGCAAGGGCTGCAGCCGGATCGTTCTGGTAGGCCAGGAGACGATCATCAATGACTACCGCGTCGGCGAGTTCTATGAGCTGACCCTCAACCAGGTCACGGCACCGGCAGCAGACTGATGCGCACAGCCGCTATCAAGGTCAAGCCTGCTGATCTCCGCCGCCTCGTAGACGGCAAGTCACTCACCATCAACCTGCCTCCAGACGTCACCACCCTTGAGATCTCGCTGTACACAGTCGAGGACGGCAAGAAGGACGCACGGGAACAGATCATCCAGCGCATGCGCAAGATCGCTGGAGAAGTCGTCAACGTAACGGAACGCACGGAATCGTTCATCAGCATGTGTGCTGATGAACTTCTGAAGAAGCTCTGAAAGGGAGAAACAACATGTGGAGTATCGCAATTGAAGCACGTGTAGACGATGATGCCCGGTTGAACCTCAGCACCGAGATTCACGGTGGCCTGAAGGAACTGCAGGGGACTCTCGAGGTCGGCGCCGATGCCGTCAACGCCTTCTTCGATCGCCTGGAAGACGGCGACTTCGATGACGATGACGATGACGACGAGACCCTCCCCGATCCCGATGTCATTCCTCTGGAAGCAGTCCTGGGCGTATCCCACGCAGGGTGCGGTGGCCTCCGCGGAACACCATTCGTCACCACGGGAAACATCACTCCTGCGGCCGGTGTCGACTTCCCCAATGGCTTCGCCACACTCGTTCAGTGCGAACCCCTGCTGCCCAACCAGCCCCGCATCATCTTCATCATCTCGGAAGACTAAAGCCCTCACCCTCAGATCCACCCAGGAGCAGTTCAAATGAAGATTCGCCCTCTCAGTCAGTACACCATCATCAAACTCGATCCCTCGGAGAAGCAGATCGGCTCCATCCTCACGCCGGGTGGCACGTTCGAGCAGTTCAACGTGCCCAAGCGCACCGGAACCGTCATGGCCGTCGGCCGCGGTCTGGTGACCGCCGGCGGGCAGGTTCTCCCACCCCAGGTTGTCCCTGGCGATCGCGTCTACGTCCTTGAAGCCAAGGTCAAGATCGAGGTTGAGTACGACGGGGTCATGTGCCTCGCTCTTTCCGACGAGTCTCACATCGTCGGCGTCATCGTTGAAGACAACGATGGGAAGGAGGGGTAATGCCCTCCTTATGACGCACTAAAGGGCTTAGTGCCCTGTTTATGAACCAAACTGGAAGGAAACACATGGCAATCAATCGCAAGAAGCCTGGCGCCGTCGTCAAGCAGAAGTTCATCGTCTACACCACCGTCAAAGCGGACCTCGGAGTCCACATCGAGGCGGATTCCTGGGAAGACGCAGTAGCCGTCGCCAAGGGCCTCAAGTTCGAGACCATCGTGAGCACCGAAGGCCTCGAGTACATGGATTCGGATCCCGTGCAGATCAACTCGATCTCCAGCGACTCCTAATGCGCCCGCCTCTCTCCGAGCCACCCAACCGGAACCAGCAGCTGGTCAACACGCTCAGCGCGCTCTGTGAGCGGCGCGGGTGGACGAGTACGCTTGACCAGGCTCGTTATCTGTTCGGCCCGCACCACTGTGAGATGTTCATGGAGTGTGGCCGGTGGGTAAAGCGCTGCCAATGCGGCGCGGAGGTCGACCCCAGTCAGGGTGGCCACCTCCTTCACCTGATCCAGATCCTGACTGTGGAGATGACCAATGAAGTTGTATCAGATTCAGTACACGGTGACCTTCGGCAAGGGCCCGAGCGCCCTCTGCTTCCCGGACACAATGGTAGTTCCAGCGAACACGGAAGCGAAATCATCCTTTATCGGGACGGTGGAGAGGGTTGGCACACTGCTGATGAAGTTCAACGACACCCGGCTGATGGCCCCGATCCGCGACCTCGGCGGTTCGCTCGCTATCATCGGATGCTCGAAGCTCTGAAGCGAACCTTCTCTAAGTGGTTCGCCTGATCGCGCCAGGGCGGCGCTGATCAGATACTCAATCTAACCAAAGCGGTGAAACGCGATTTGGGGTACGGCCCTAAGAAGCCGTGCCCCTCTTTTTGTGCCCAGGCTTTGGTAGTCCGGCCGCGGCGCCCATCCTGGGTGCATGGACGCCAAGAAAGAAGTCATGCGTCTCCTCAAGGAATCCGGAGTCGAGGAGCGCCATAACAAACACCAGGCCTACCGGTTGAACGGTCATCTGATCGTGATCACCGGCACCAAGACTGACGACCGCGGCTGGATGAACAAGCTGTCGGAGATCCGCCGCGCCATCAAGACGCCGGCTGTAGAAGCTTTTCGGAAGGCCGCATGATGCTCAATCGAATTCTCTGCTTCTTCGGACTGCATCGCTGGGTCCCGGCCGGTCCTTACATCGAGACTTGCCGCTGCTGTGGCGCGGTGCAAAACGTCTGGGTCCTCCTGTGAAGGAATGGACCCACGCCGATCTGGTAGCCCGGGCCGCCCGCTGGCTGTGGGGTACCTACGGCTGCAAGGCCGTGCTCACGGAGATGACCACTCACTCTGGCGAGATCCCTGACGTCATCGGCTGGAAGTTCAATGGACGCTCCGTCCTGGTCGAGTGCAAGACCAGCCGCGCCGACTTCAAAGCCGACGCCGACAAGCCCTTCCGCCAGAACCTGAACATCGCACTCGGCGCCGAACGCTACTACTTCGTGCCGGCGGGGCTGATCAAGCCGGAGGAGCTGATCAAGCCGGAGGAGCTGCCGGCGGACTGGGGCCTGGCGGAACTGAAGGGCAACGGGGTCCACATCACCGTCCACGCCCGGCCGCGCAAGGACCTTCGTTCTGATGTAGCCCGCAACTACGAGATGCGCATGCTGGTCGCTGCCCTGGGCCGCACTGCCGCGCGTCTCCAGCCCATCCAGCTCAACGACTGGCTGCGCTGGGAGAACCGGGAGCAGTCGCTCAACCAGATGCACGGCTGGGTCACCAAGGAAGATCACGAGGCCCACCTCTCCGCCCTGGCTGGCTGGGAGCAGGTCACCGATCCCAAGGATCTCCCGATCGACGACGTCACAGGTGAGGCCTGGTGTCCCAAGCATGAGCAGGCCTTCGCCGACTGTTGCTGCATCGGCCCAGGCGAGCAGCATGTCCAGTACGAGGTGAAGAACGGCGTGCTGATGGCTTTTCCCATGGCGATGCACTGCTGCAAGTTCGAGCCCATCGAGTTGCGGGTAGCCCCGAGTCTCCGCATCGATGCCTGCGTTCTCCCGACGGACCAGGAGCGCTGGAGAGGCCGCAAGGACACGGAGTCCTTCATTCCAGGTCCCTGAACCTTTGGTAGGCCTGTCCCTACAGGGGATTATTGCGGAGTGAATCGTAACTTTTCCGTTGGAGGGACCCATGGCGACCGTCGTTTCCGTCAACCACATCGATCTCTTTGACACCACACAGCTGGATGCGGAGTTCCGCGCCAGCAAGGAGCGTAAGAATGGCACCCAAAGCCGCACAGAAGAAGTCCCCAGCAGCTCAGAAGCTGGCCAAGCAGGGCGCACCAGTCACAGCACCGACCAAGCGGCAGGGTAAGGCCGTCCTGGCGCCGGTGGTCCCGATCACCGTGAAGTCCCTGGTCAAGCCCCGTCCCGCTCCGATCCCACTGGCAGCCGCTCAGCCTCGCCCTGATCCGTCCAGCATTGCCCGCAAGGCAATGCAGTTGCGTCAGCAGGTCGGAAAGAAGGTCGATGGCTACGGAGCACCGGCTCCAGTCGTCCGCAAGGTCGCTGAGTATCTCATCCGCTTCGAAGATGGCACGGTGTTGCACGCAGTTGGACCGCACGCCGACGTGCTCGTTCGTTTCACCGACGAGTGCAATTCGATCTGCCTCGCCGAGGGCAAGGCCTACTACGACGGCCCGGCCATGACGAAGTACACCCCCGAGGAGTGGGCGGCCCGGCAGCTGTAACACTCTTCCCGCACACTCAAGGCCCTGTCGCTCTGGCAGGGCCTTTCTACTATGCCAAGAGACATCACACCGCTTTATCAAGGCGCCTACGAGAAGACCTGTGGGCAGACCTGCGTCGCAATGGCCGCCGGCGTGTCCAGGGAGGCCGCGATCGCCGCCGTGGGCATGCCGGCAGGCACCTGGGGCGCCGACCTCAAGCGCGGGCTTGCCAAGCTCGGCATTCGTACCGGCAAGACGCGCACGCTGCGCCACAACGCGGACGCACCCCAGTTCGGCATCGTCAACATCAACTACCGGGTCAACGGCCGCAAGGTGCGCCGCCCTGGCCACTGGCTGCTGGTGTGGGATGGGCTGATCTATGACCCGTTGCCCCCGGACCACGAGTGGCGCCCTCCGGGTGAGTTCATCTCCGGCTTCGACATCCTCGACATCGACTAGTTGGCGGAGGGAAGGGGGCCGCGCAACGGGGTTAGGAGGTTCGAGTGCCTACTGACTGTCAGTGGGTTCTCAATGATTGACCCGAGTACGTGGAACCTCTTAGATTCATGCCTATTCTGACTTAGTTGTGCCGTGAGTCTTTGACGGGTGTCCGGTAGGGTGTCATGCTCTTTCTACCTTCTTACATTGAGTAGTGCTTAAAGACTTTAAGTAAGTCTTAACTATTGAGTACCTCTTAATCAGTCAGTACATCTCTACGTGATGTACTGCTTTTATTAAGTACCTCTAAAGAGCGGGGTCCTCCCGCTCGATCCTTTGGTAGATCCAGACCATCCCGCATGCTCAGTCATGTGGCCGGTCACCGGCTCCAGAGGAGAACTATCTTGACCACCCCAAACGATCTTTCCCGGCTGCTCGACGAGGACACCAAGTCCGAACCGCGCAACCACACCTGGCTGGTGAGCTTCACGGCGAAACTGCCCTCCGACCTGCTCCCTGCCGAAGAAGGCATCTGTCCGAACTGTGGCGAAGAGCATGACCCCGAAGAGATGCGCATCGTCAACGATGAGGTCACCATTCTGGGCACCCTCGACGGCCAGGTCATCATCGACCGCGTGCGCGCCCGGGTCCTCGATCCGGAGAACATTCCCGTCCTGACGGATTTCTGTTTGACCGGCTTGAAGCACCTGGCCATGGCGGAGGTGTACTAGTGTCGACCGACCGTATCCTCGACCCCTCCCGCGAGCAGTTTGCCATCCGCGTGCCTGAAGGCGAGACCCGCATCGTCCTGGTCACGCCGGATGTGCCCTTGTTCTGCAACCACTGTCACGACACCGAAGCTCCTGAGTACCGCCTGCGGCGCGCCGCCGGCAAGTACATCGCCCTCTGCTTCAAGAACGGCGAGGGCTGCTGGGAGCGCACCACCGTTCCCCAGTGCGAGTACACCGACAACCAGGGTGTGCAGTGCCTGTTCGAGTCGGAATGGGAAGTTCGCTTCGGTAGTGACCAGCTGATGCGCACCAACCGCTGCGTTGCGCACGTGGGTCCCGCGCTGTGTGATGTCGGCGAGCACCGGGTCTTTCCGATCTAAGGGTTGGGCTCCTCCCGGACGTTCTGAGAGGCATCTCTCCCCAATTTCCCCTTTGTCTTTCCCCCTGTTATTTGTACCTGCCTTTCAAGTACCGGGCGGGAGGAATAGCGCACCAGCGCTGACCTCCCGCTCCCAACCCCTAAGGAAAACCCGTGTCCCAAGATACGAACCTCGGCTATCGCTCCAACTTCCCACTCACCAAGATCCTCGATCGCCTCTATCTCGGCGGCTTTCAGGACGCTCTTAACCTGCGCGGCCAGAACCCGCTCGGCATCACCCACATCTGCAACTGCACCAGCGAGAAGCTGGATCTGCCTCGTGCCAAGTTCAACATCATCCAGATGGACCAGCTGGACGGTCACGAGTGGCACACCCAGAAGCTCTACGGCGCGGTCGACTGGATCCACCAGGCCCTGCGGGGCGGCGGTAAGGTCCTGGTCCACTGTCATGCGGGCGCGAGCCGCTCCCCTACCCTGGTCGCCTGCTACCTCTACACCTGTGGCTTCGGCTTCTACGAGTCCCTCGATGAGCTGCGCAAACAACGGCCCATCATCAACCCGGCGCCGGCAATTGTGATCAGCGCCAAGCGGGCCTTTGGTATCACCCCTGTCGCATAGCACTCTGGCTCTGGAGGCACGAATGAGTCAAGTAATTAGCAAGGGTACGATCGCCATCTGTTCCCGTGGCCGCAAGGGCCTCGTCACATCGGACGGCCAAGTTGAAGTCAGCTACGAGGATGGCACGAAAGGCATGGCCTGGACCGGCGTGCATCTTGGCCCGGCAGTCCTCGGGCAGCCCTGGTCGAGCCGCAAACCCACCGCGTTGCAGCAGACAACGTCGCGTCAGTATCGCGCCATGATGGCGTTGCTTGACCGGCACACCCGCAACCTGCAGCCGCTGAAGAGTGTGGCATGCCAGAAGTAGGCCATCGCGAGATCGTTCACACCATGCGCGATTGGCGGCGGATCGAGGTCTTCGAAGGCGATGAATGGTTCGCCGACAAGATCGTCCACCGCTACCGCGACATCCAGGAGAAACGGGTCAACGGTGAGTGGGTTCTCGACAGCTCGAAGCTGTTGAAGCGGGTCACCGGCAGGTTCCTATGTGTCGGTGGTCCTCGCAATGGCGAGCGCCTGACCTTTGAGGAGTCCCGCAACACCAAGTACGTCTCCTTCAACTGCGCTGGCGATTACGGCCGGCGCGAAGGAATTCCCAAGTCTGTCTTTGCCTGGATCGAAAGGTAATCATGAGCGCCACCAAGATTGTGCCACTGGTCAAGAAGATGGACCGCTGGGAGAGCCACTTCATGCAGACGGCCATGCTGGCCGCGACTATGTCGGACGACCGTTCCACCAAGGTGGGCTGCGTCATCGTGAAGGAAAACGCCATCCTGGCAAGCGGCTGCAACACCTTTCCCCGCGGCTGCTACGTGAACGGTGAGGACCTGGAACCTCATCTGCAGATGAGGGAGTACATGGTCTCGGGAATCATCAATCCGGAGTCTCGTGCCAGGATACTGGCCCCTATCGAGGCCCGCCACGACAAGCCCGCCAAGTACCTCTGGACCGAGCACGCCGAGCGCAACGCCATCTACGGTGTTGCCCGCCGCGGTGGACCGGCCTTGCAGGGCTCTGCCATCTATGTGCCCTGGTTCCCCTGCGCTGACTGTGCCCGGGCCATCATCCAGTCCGGCATCTCTCAGGTAGTTGCCTACATGCCCGACTTCGATCACCCCAAGTACGGCCCGGATTTCAAGGTAGCCGTCCAGATGTTCCGGGAGAGCGGGGTTGATGTTCGCTATGTGGAACGTCTGGAAGCGGCCAAGTAAGGCCGACACCCGCGACTTCTTCCTGCTGATGGGCTGCCAGTTCCTGAGCTACTTCATCTACAGTGTCAACGCCCGCGCCCTGGCGCAGGGCCGGATGGCGTGGACCTTCTTCACCGACCTGATCTTCGCCGCCGCCAACTACACCATCATCAAGCAGGTCAGCGAGAACAAATCTGCCATGGGCCGCCTGGGTTACGTCCTGGGCGGGTCTTTCGGCTCAGTTCTGGCCATCCTGCTGACAAAGAAGCTGTTCGGCCAGTGAGCCGCAAAATCCTATACTAGGAAGGGTCGTATGAGCACACCAGGGTTGATCCCCTCACCCGAAGACCTTTCTCCCTCCTGCACACCGGCACTTCCCGCCCCCAAAGTGAACATCAACAGCCTCATGGCTCGTGATGAGGACCTGGGGCTGACCACGGAAGAGCAACAGGAGCTGGAAACCTACCAATCTGCCCTCATCATCCTCGGCCCCGCCGCCGGCGCCGTCCTCGTGTGTCCCGGCAACCAGGACAACGTGGCGGACGAGGACAAGTGTCCCTACTCGTCCAAGTGCCCCCTCCTGCGCGCCCGCAAGGCGCCCGCGGATCGACTCTGCCCGATCGAACGCAAGATCGTCGAAGAGCGCTTCGGGGCCTGGTGCCGGGAGATGGAAACCGAGCCCGATACCCTCAACGAGTCCAACCGCGTCGCCATCTCTGATCTCTGCTGGCTCGACCTGCAGGAGCAGCGCTGCCTGCACATCGTCGACAAGGGCGAGCAGGCCCGGCTCACCGTTACCAACCCGAAGGATGTGCACCCCGAGACCCTGTTGCCTATCTCGTGGGAGAAAGTCATCCATCCGAACGTCGAGCTTTTGGTACAGCTGCAGACGCAGCGCAGGATGATCTTGAAGGATTGGATGCTCACTCCGGAACAACGCTGGAAGAAGGCGAAGGCGGAGAACAAGGGAACCGGGAAGGACCTGAGCAGCAAACAGTCCGCACGAGCGGACCTGCTGCGCAAGGGAACGGTTTCACCACAAGTTTAGCGATACCCCACACGGAGAGAAGGTTGCTCCGAATACGGGCCGGGAGGGTTCACTCTCCCGGCTTAGTTCTCTTACGAGGTAGCAATGTCGAAGCGCGAACGCGGCAGGCCAAGAGCAGGCGTCACCTACGAGCAGATTGCAGCGGAAGTGGCTGCAGGGCAGGATTTCAACCAGATCGCCATCAAGTTCAACGTATCGCGCGACACTGTTGACCGGCGGATCAAAGAGCACACCGGAGGCAAGAAGGGCGTCAAGAGTGCCGCCCGCAAGGCTGCCACCAAGCGTGCCGCGGACAAGAAGGCCAAGGCCGCTCCGGTCAAGAGCCTCCATGCCCGCGCCATCCTGTCCGAGCGTTCGAAGAAGGCCGACTGGAGCGCGACGCCTGAAGATTGCATCGCCGATCTCCGCTTGGTCCAGGAAAACCACTCCGACTCGTTCATCTCACGCAACTACTACCGCGTGCACGGCAAGTACAGCGACAGTACCTGGAACTGTCATTTCGGCACGTTCGAGGAGTTCAAGCGGCGCGCTGGCCTGCAGCTCTCCCGCGGCCAGCATCACCTGGAGAAGAAGACCGCCCGCCACGCCGCCCTCGACGTCTATCGCCAGTTCTTCCTCGAAGAAGTGAAGCCCTGGGTCGGCAAGTACGAACTCAAGCAGACCGATGGCCGCATCAAGACCATGCTGATCGGCAGCGATCTGCATGATGTCGAGGCCGACCCGTTCGTCCTGTCTGTCTTCCTGGACACCGCCAAGCGCGTGCAGCCGGATGTGATCGTCCTCAATGGCGACATGTACGACGAGTACGAGTTCTCCCGCTTCGACCAGGATCCGCGGCAGGTGAACATCCGGGCACGTTACGACTTCGTGCGCGAGCAGTTCTTCAAGCCCTTGCGCAGGATCTGCCCGAATACGCAGATCGATTTCATCATCGGTAACCACGAACAGCGCATTCTGAAGCTGCTCGCCGATCGCTCTCCCGCCATGAAGGTCCTCGTCGACCTGATGGGCGTCACCTTCTCGCAGCTGCTCGGGCTGGACGACTTCAGGATCAACCTGATCTGCAAGAGCGACTTCGCGGCGTACAACGCCAAGGAGATGCACGAAGAGGTCAAGCGCAACTACAAGAAGTATTACGAGACCGTGATCGTGAACCACTTCGGCGACGAAGGGTTCGCCATGTGCTCAGTCGGAGGCCACACCCACAAGCCCAAGCTCAGTTCGACGGTCAATGAAGTGATGGGCCCCATCTGGGCGCTCACCACCGGCGCGATGGCCAAGGTAGATGCGGAGTACGTCCCCGGCAAGACCAACTATCAGCAGTCGTTTGCCCTCGTTCACGTCGACACCTGGAGCCGCCAGGCGCTGCCCGAACACATCATGTTCACGTCACGCATGGCAGTTGTCGGCGGGAAGTTCTACTTCCGGCCCGAGCCGGAAGAAGAAGCGCAGCTCGCTGCGTAGGAGCCGTCCCATGAACTCGTTCCGCGTCATCGAGGGTCAGATCGTCGAAGACATCTCCCCCTCCCAGGTACCACTCTTCCACCGCGCTGCATGGGAGATTGCTGAGAAACTCTGTACGAACGGAAAGGCCGACGTCACCAAGGTCTTCGACATCCTCGATTCGTACTTCCACATCCCGCCCGGCCAGCCTTCCCGTTAGCAGAAAGACAATCTGATGCAGGCCATGAATATCTTCGTGGACGCAACCCAACAGCGCACCTTCAAAAGGCGCGCTGTTGCTGCGTTCCATAAGGACAAAGAGTATATGGAGGCTATCTTCGTCCGCCGGGGCGTTGGTGAGTTCCACGTCGTCAAGTTCATCAAGCTCAAGCTGCTCAAGCAGGGTCCCGAGATCGTCGACTCCGACGACGTCGAGTACCAGGCGCTGAAGAACGAGGCCAAGAACCTGGGGCTCGAGTTTGGCACCGTCCACACCCATCTCTACAACGACTCGGCTCCCTCGGAATGGGACCACAAAGAGAGCGTTGGCGAAGCCCTGGTTGGAGTCTGCTCCGTCTGGACCGACGAGAAGACGCAGAAGACCCACAGCCGTATCGACTTCTGGCAGCCTCAACTGCCCTGCAAGCTGAATGTTGTTCCCTCGAAATAGGTGACCATGACCACATCCCCTCTGCGGACCTCTACCCAGGTCCGCCCCTCCCCTCTTGTCCGCGTCCCGACCAAGGTCATGAAGACCGGCGTCAGCAACTTTACCCCCGGGACGGCGACCTTCAGTCCCCGCGCCAGTGGCTCTCGCAAGCTCCGAGGGGTCTGATCCCTATACTAGATAGCTTTTAGGAGATCAATAATGGTATCGATTCCAGCTAACAGAGCACTCAATATCCTCGACAGTGGGATGACGAAAGCCGCCTCCATGTGGAATTCGGCAGGCGCATCAAGGGCTGCAGGCATCGCCCGACAAGTTTCCAGTGGCATGCACCTGAAGAGTTCCGGGTTCGCTCTTGCAGCGGGCGCGGGCGCCGCGGCAGGTGGCGCGGCCGGTTACGCAGCCAGCGATGGCGATATGAGCGGAGCAGCCAAGGGCGCGGCCCTGGGTGTACTGGGCGTCGCCGGTTTCCGCGGCATCCAGTCTGCCCGTTCCAGCTATAACGGCGGCCTTCTTCGCGATGGCGTAAGTTCAGCCAAGAGCTGGGCTTCCGGAAAGTGGCAGAACGGCATGCTGCAGGCTCGTCTGGGCGCAATGGAATTGGAGCAGCGCAGCACCAGCGCCGCTGTGACGGCGGGGTCCGTAGGCAAACGGATGAGCAGCCGCGGTGCGGCAGAAGCCGATCGCGCGTTCTGGCGTGCCAATCCGAACGGGTAAACCATGACCGATCCCGTCTTTGCCGGCACCAAGGCAGCGCAGTTCCTGAAATCCAAGGGCATCTTCGTCGCCGCCGCGGCCGCCGGCGCCGGCGGCATCGCCATTGGAGCGGCACGCGGCAGCAGTCAGCATCAGGACGCTTCACCCACCACTCGCGCAGGCCTGGCGGCTCATCATGCGGTTGGCGCTGGCCTGATTCTGGCCGGAGTCGGAGCTGGAGTCTACGCCGCCAAGGGAACGCTTTGGAAGGGCGGCTACAAGGCCGCGACCGGTGCTGTCGAAGCGGGAGGCAAGTCCTTTACCGCAGCGACCCGGGAAACGGGGATAGCCAATACCTTTCTGAAACACCCCATCGTTCCTACCGCGATCGGTATGGGACTCGGCGGGCTCGTCGGGGCCCAGATGGACAAAGACAACCCCGCCGCGGGCGCCGCGATGGGGATGGTCGCAGGCGGAGCTGCAGGTCTGGCACTGCGTAGCGGCCGGAACATGGCCAAGAGCTGGAGCAAGACACCTCGGGTTGGCAAAGCAGCCTTGATTGCCGGCGCAGCGATCGGCGTTACTGCAGCAGCGCACGCTTTCACCCACGAACAGTCTTATGCCGCTGATGACACCGCCGTAAGCGATGGCCGCGGCAGCTACGAGGCAACCGCGGGACCTCGAGAGCGGATGCAGTCGATGAATGCGACAGGAGATCTGGTCTTCGGTCTCAACGCGCGTAGGCACTAATGCTCCTGAACCAGGCATCCCGGGATGGACTCAACGGAGCAGCGCAGTCGATGCGCATGGCTCCGTCGCGTGCGTTCTGGTCAGGCATGAAGCTGAGCGGTATCGGAATCGCCGCGGGCGTCCCGATGATCGCGTATGAAGCAGGGCATGCCCAGAGGGGCGAGGTTTTGCCCACCGCCCTGGGCCGCACCGTAGGCCTGATGACCTTCCCCGCGCTCAGCGGCGCGCTCGCCGCCGGCGGCGCGATGGCGGCCACCGCGCTAGGTCTCTCGGTCCCGGGCATTGGAGCCTTTGCCGTGTTGGCTTCGATCTACCCCGACGTGATGATCGGCAATTCGATCAATCGCAGCATCCGGTCTCTCACCGCGGCCGGGCGCCAGGTTCACCACCTCGAGTTCGGTGGCAGCTACCAGGACACCGACACCGCGCGCCAGATGCGCAACTACGCCCTTTACGAGATGAGCGGAGCCACCTCCGCCTCCCGTCGTTACCTGGGACAGGAAGCTGCCCTGATGCACCGATAACAGTCTTCGACTCGAAGAGCGGATTCATAGCGGTTTTCGACCGCCGATAACGCTTTTCGACCAAACCCTTCAAATTGGAGTTCCTACTCATGGGCGACTACCTGGATTTCAAGCGCAACGTGCTCAATACCCCTCACCCGATGTTCGGGGCGATGCCTCCTGGCTTTGGTGTAGGCGACCTGCCTGCGCGGTATAACGACGGCTTCCTCGTGTTCAACGCTGTCACTGGCGACCAGACATCCGCAGCCATCCCTGTCGATGCCAACGCGATCGAGCTGGTGGCCACCTTCAGCGACCTGCACACCGGTTGCACGATCACGGTGTTGGCGGCCGACGGCGTGACTCCGCTGGCAGTCTTCCCCGGGGTAAGCACGCTCAAGAGCAGCAACCTCTATGCCGGCTTTGCCGAGAACAACCAGCTGCTCGGCGGAGGTTCGTTTCTCTTCGCCGTATCCGCATGGTCTGGCACGGGAACCCTGACGTTGAAGGTTCGCCGCACCGGCTAATACAGGACAACTTGTGAGCACTGGATTCGTTCCGTTGGCCGATCTTGTGGCCGGTCTTTCTGAGGAAGATCGGTCCTTTCTCGCCAACGCCATCAAACGCGATCAGAAAGAACACGCCGAGGGCAGCGACAAAGCTGGCATCATTCGGCGGATGCAGTGCGCCCAGTGCCAGAACTGCCAGGAGCACTACCGCACCAAGCATCCAGGCAAGCCCTTCGTCATCAAGTGCTTTGGCGTCTACGACACCCCTGATTATGAGGCGGCGAAGGCGCGCATGCACGCCGACGGCGAGGAGATGTCGATCGACGAGATCCGGGAGATCTATGATCCCGCGTTCTGGGGCTCACGCCACATCGTCGTCAAGAATGACGACGGCGACATCGTCTCTTTCATCCCCCGTTTCTACCAGGAAGAAGCTCTGCGCTGCACCTCGCCACGCAAGATCGACCGTTGGGGCCGCGGCCTGGGCAAGACCATGAGCGGCGTGGTGGAGGAGATGCACTTCCTCTGCAACAACAAGAACACCCAGACCCTGGTGCTCTGTCCATCGGCCGCGCAAGCTCAGTTGTGGTGGGATGAGATCAACTTCCAGGTCGAGAACTCGCCGACCCGTGAGTTCGAGATCCTGCAGAAGAAACAGCAGCCGTACGCCATGATCCGCTTCGGCAATGGCTCGGTCCTGACCATCTTCACCGCCGGATCGAAGTCCGGTAAGGGCGCTGACTCCATTCGATCGCAATCCCCGCGCCGCATCCGGCTCGAGGAGCAGGACTTTCTCGCCGACAAGGATTACCAGGCGATCATGCCGCTGTTGCGGCGCTTCAAGAACGTCACCTTCCACGGTTCCTCGACGCCGACCGGCAAGCGCGAGATGTACTGGCAGATGTGCAACAAGCTGGCCGAGTACCAGGAGTTCTTCCACCCGGTCATGGATCACCCGGACTGGGGCAGTGAAACTCTCAATGAAGAGGCCTGCTTGGCCGAAGCCAAGACCATGGACCGCTATCGCCATGAGTGGCTGGCCGAGTTCGGCGATCCCGAGGCCGGGCTCTTCAAGAGCGCCTTCGTCGACGCGGCGATGATGCCGTTCACCATGCGGTCTTCGATGTACTCCCCGGACAAGAACCATGTGATGGGCATCGACTGGAACGGCAAAGGCACCGGCACCCGCATCGTGGTCACCCAGTACGATCCTTCGACCCGCAAGCGGAGAGTGGTGCATCACGAGACCATCGACGACCCCAAGTCGACGACCCGCAAGTCCATGGCCCGCATCGTCGAGATCAACAAGATGTGGCACTGCGACTACGTGTACGTGGACGCGGGGTTCGGCTTTGTCCAGGACGAGTTGATCAAGGAGATCGGCGTCGCCGCCGGCACCTTCGACCCTGACACCGCCAAGCTGAAGTACATCAAGGTCATCGACTTCGGCGCCAAGCTCGAAACCAACGCCATCGTCCCCAACCGGGACCCCAATTCCAAGTACCTGGCCGATCCGAAGGACGACATTCTGAAGCGCCGCACCAAACCCTTCATGGTTGAAGGCATGGTCATGGCCTTCGAAGCCGGCCTGGTCGAGATCTCGCGCGAGTACAACACCCTCGAAGAGCAGCTCCGCGGCTACCGGGTCAAGACCTGGACCAAGGGCGGCGCAGCCGACACCTACATCACCGACTCCGAATCTGGCGACCATGACCTCGACGCCTGCATGCTGTCGATGCTGGGGATCGAGCTGAACTACGGCCTCTGGCACACCAAAGAATCCATCCGGCGTTTGGTACAGATCGCGCACGTGTCAGGCTGGGGACTGCCGGCAACTGTGGTCAATACCCAGCCGGCGGCAGCGGACGATCCAGAACAGAGTCCAGCCGCGCGGATTGAGCAAAACCGGCAACTCCGCCGTCAGGCGTCCGGGGTTCCTTCCCGCGTTACTGCTGCCCAGACGGGAACATCGCTGCAGGAGAAATACCGGCTGATGTACCTCTCCAAGGGCAGCTACATTGCCGCCCCCACCGGAGGCGGCGCTGCCAGTTCCAACGGACGCGTACCCTCCCGGACCGGAGTCTTCCAGGGAGCCTCGCGGGGAGGTTCGCAGTACGGCAACCCGCAGACTTCCCGGACTCGATTCAGGAGCTACTAAATGGCGAACGGCGATACCCAGAACAACATTGCCGCGGACACCGCAGCGAGTTACGACAAGCCGATCGCCGTGTCGGTCATCAACAAGCTGGAGAAGTTCCCGTTCATGCAGGAGCTGGCCTACAACGGCATCCTGGAATTCCTGAAGCAGGGCTTCCTCGGCCTGCAGGACTTCTTTGAGGAGATGACGGTGTACTCGAGCGTCAGCACCCTGCTCAAGGCCGCCTGGAGTCTGATCGTGCATCGCGCGCCTCTCAACCTCGATGTGGAGCGGCATCTCTACACCACTGAATCCCTGGGAACGGTCGGTCTGGCCTTCCAGAGGATGATCGGCTACGACCAGGTCTTCGCCGTGGATCCTGACGACCTGCAGGACGCGACCGGGTCTTCAGTCGTTTCCGCCAACCTCCCGAGCGCCTAATGTCCTTCGATTCGATCAAGTTCGCGTACACCCCGCCGCCTACCGTTCCCGCGACGATCCCGGTCAATTCTGTTCAGCAACCCGGTCTGTTCATGAACCCCGGACAGACGAATTCGCTGAACACGTCAGTGGCAGGACAGTTGATCGCCAGAGCCAAGGAGCTGCTCAATGCCAATCGGTACCTTCAGGATGTGATCCTGGCGCGCAGCCAGGGATTGGGCGTGGAGTTCGATCCCGCCGTCGACCCCAGCACGGCGCAGTCGCTGGAGATTCTCTACCCGAACCAGATCGTCCCGACTTCGCTGACCGTCAACATGTACGGCCGGATGCTGGACGCAGAACTGGCCGCGCTGCAGATCGACACCGCGCTTGGCACCAACAGCGCCTGTGAAGTCAACGCCTTCCAGGCGGCGGCTGTGAGCCAGGTGGCTCAGGCAATTGAGAACGGCTTGCTCAACAGCGGCAAGTTCCAGTACCAGCTGCCCCTGCTGCTCCGTCAACTCAAGGGAGATACCGCCCTCTTCAACACCGTAGCGACCGAACTGGCCAGGTACCCCGTGCTGGCGGCGCCGGCGGCGGCGCTCACGAGCGGCAAGCCGAGCTTGATCTCGGTGCGCGGCCAGGACGTGTCGCCTGCCCTGTCGTCCATCATGAACGACGCGTTTGACTCATTCCAGAGTTCCTACGCTTCGGTCTATCAGCTGGCGGCAACGACGGGTGTCATCGACCAGGACGTCAACAACGTCCTGAACCAATACTTCATCGAGCCGGCCGCGAACCTGATTCGTATGACGGCTCTGTTCGACTCGCTGATCGGGTTTGCCCATCTCCCGCGGTTGAAGTCAGTGGTCAACGGGCTCACCGGCTACGCCTTCATGATGCTGATCGCCGAGGCCTCCACGATGGAGTTCATGGCCGATCGGTTCATTCAGACCGCAATCATGCCGCTCCGCCAGATCACCAGCAACATAGGCGACATGGTCAAGCAGGTACAACTTGCAACTGCCCTGGTGGGTCAGGCTGCCGGCGGCGTCAAGCAGGCCTACAACCACACCACCGGCGGTCTGAAGGGAATGTCCTTCGGCTACAGTTGCGGACTCCCGCACAACGCGGCGGCTCAGAAGCCGGCCGTTCCGGAAAGCGTTTGGTCCGTTCCTGGCGTTGGCAAGATGTCCCAGGGCCTGACCGCCCTGGCCACCCATCTCGACTGGGCACAACACGAAGGCATGAAGAAAGCCAGCCTGGTCCAGGAGTCGTTTCAGAAGCTCCTGCAGCGCCGTGTTGGCGACATGAACACCCAGCTGGACCTGATGTGTAGTACCCAGGCTTTGAACACGCTCACCCAGCTCGCGCGATCCGTCCTCTCTTTCACCGGATCCGCGGCGCCCGTGGGCGGCACCCAGACCATCAGTCAGATGCAGGCCGTCACCCAGATCATGAACGGCATGCAGTCCGCCACCGGATCCTCTTATGTTGTCGTGAACAGCCAGATGCAGGCCGTTCCTCCTTCCGTTCCCGCGCCACCGAGCAGCGTCCAGACCACTCTGGTCAACGGAGGCCTGACCCTCGTCGCCACTTCGGCGGCCGTCAAGGCACCCACCCTTGGAGCAAGCTAATGCCCAGCAAGACCGCTAACCAGATGAAAGCAGACCGTCTTCAGATCCAGGAAACGTATCGGCTCACCCGCCTCATGGCATTCACGGACGGCACGCTGAAGAGCGCGTCGAAGCCGATCGCGATGCGGAGGACGGTTGCCGGCAAGCAGATGGAGCCCAACATCAAAGGGCTCGGCGATCGTACCGCTTCGTACACCGGCGGAACCTTCCAGCCGCGGGAGATCCCGACCGGAGCACGCCACGTCACCGATGCCCAGATGCGCGCCTGGAAGACGACCGTCGACAGCGGGATGAAGATCGCCGATGCCGGGAAGATCATCAACCCGGACATCACCCGGATCAAGCAGGCCAAGGCGGCCGACTACATCGGCACCTATTACATGTGGAATGGGGTCCTGCAGCCGGAATACGACATGCGCGAACCGCATGCCATCGTGGACACCGAAGTCTATGTAAAGCAGATGGTCCACCGGAAGCTGGCGCTCGCCGCCCGCGCCGGCTACGAGATCATGAGCGACCGGGATGAGGACGCTGAGTACATCCAGCACCGCATCGACGTCATGGAGTTTGTCTCGGAGCGCAGTTTCCCCAGCCTGCTCAAGGGCATTCTGTACAACCTCTTCACCTGCTCCAACTGCTTTGTTCACAAGCTGCGCAAGGAAGATGCGTCCCCGGTTCCCCGCAAGAAGGGGATGCCGGCGCCGGTCGCCGCCTATTCGATCATCCCGGCCCACACCATCCAGCCCTACCTCGAGCATGGCCGGATCGTGAAGTGGCGTCGCTTCTTCGACTCCGCCGTTCCGTGGCAGGACATCCCGGTCGAAGACATCATCCACTTCAAGTGGTCCTCCGATCTCAAGGCCGGCCACATCTATGCCACCCCGCGCACGATCGCCGTCCGCGACGACATCTTTGCGCTCCGCCGCTTGGAAGAGAACGTCGAACTGCTGTTCATCAACCACTTGTTCCCGTTGTTCCACGTTCAAGTGGGCACCGCGGAAGCGCCTTGCACCTACGGCGACAACGGCGAGTCTGAGATCGACCTGGTCCGCTGGCAGATCGAGAACATGCCGAAGGAAGGCGTCTATGTCTCGGACGAGCGCGTCAAGATCAGCGCCGTCGGCGCCGAAGGCAAGTCCCTCGACTTCTCCCCACTGGTAACGCACTACAAGAGCCGCGTCTATGTCGGGCTGGGCATGAGCGCCATCGACATGGGCGAAGGCGCGGACGCAACGCGCGCCACCGCCGACAACATCTCGCAGAACCTCAAGGATTCGATCAAGGCCGATCTCGATGACCTGGCCGATCAGATCCGGATGTTCATGTTCCGCGACTGGTTCATGGAGGCGAACTACTCGACCTCCGTGCAGAAGGGCGTGGCCCGCACCTTCATCCGGTTCCACGAACTGGATCTCGACAACCGGATCAAGGAAGAGACCCACGTCCTGGCTCTCTTCAACTCCCACCTCATCACCGAGGATGAAGCCCGCAAGCGCCTGAAGTACAAGGCGATGACTCCGAAGGATCGGGGCAACACCCACTTCAGCCTGCATGTGGTGAAGCTTGAGAAGGAGATTACCAAGTTCAAGACTGCCTCGACCCTCGAAATCAACGCCGCCAATGTCGACAACGAAAAGAAGATGGCAGGCACCCAGATCAAGCTGATGGAGGCGCAGGCCAAACTCTCCGAGACCAAGACCGGTCACGAGGAGCAGAGTCTCGCCGCCCAGGCCAAGCATCTGCCTGTCATCGCCAAGGCCAAGGTAGCGGTGGCGAATGCTACCGCGCGCAAGGGCGCCGCCGGCGCGCCGCGCCGCTCAACCGCCAAGAAGACGACGCAGACCGCGGCCGCCGTCTCGAATAAGATGCGCCCGACCAACCAGCACGGCAGCGGCCTGGGGCCGACCAAGGCTAAGTCCAGCCGTGAATCCTTCATGGGCGAGTTGTACGAAGGCTTGCTGCTGGCGCGCGAGGACATGATCAGCGATGGACAGTCCGCGCCGAAACAGTGGCAGTCGGTCAGTTCGGAAGTGGTAGATCAGGTCCTGGACCGTATGGAGAAAGCTGAAATCACCGGTTCGGGTGGTGATTCCTATACTAGACAGGTGAGAGATGGACTTAGCCGATTGAAGGCCATGATCGCTGAGACCTCTGACCCTGAACTTCTCTCTGTCCTCCTTCGGGAAGGCATCGAGGAAGAGGTAGTAGACGATGTCGAACTTCACGACGCACTTGCCAGTTAGGGAGATCAACCCCACCGGCATTGTATCCGCACCGCTGGAGACCGCGCTTGCAATGGGCGCCGGGGCAATGTTCCAGAGTCCGGTACAGGTATCCCAGATCCCCGCAGGCGGTTCTTTCCTGCTCGAGATCCCCCTCAACGTACAGAACTAACTGCAGTCGACGCCGGACAAGAACTACGTTACCCGGGTGACTGACAGTTCGTCAGGAAGACCAAGCCGACATGTCCAACGAGCGACGCTGGCTCAAGGTCCGAGACTTTCTGACATTCCGTCCGAAAGAGGTCCTTGAGGATAAGAAACACTTCTTCGAGTGCAAGGACTCTACCTCCGAGACAGGCAGTAGCCTGCTCGTGCGCGTCAACGCGACGCACGCCGGTCTGGTCACCGGCAACCGCAAGTTTTACCGTCCTGATTTCATGCAGGACTCAGTCCACACCTGGCTGCCGAAGCACAAGCCGGCGCTTCCAGTGTTGCGTGGACACAGTGAGGATGGCGAGGTTCTGGGCCGCGTTCGCGAGGCCAAGTACATCGATGACTCCTGGCAGTATGCGAAGGACTATCCGATCCTCAAGGATTCGGTCTTCTACAACCGGGATGCCCGGTCCAAGAAGGTAGGTCTCTTCAAAGCTGTCGACTGGATCACCGACAATCTAGTCCCCCTGTCCGACTACCGTGGTCTGGGCCACATCGAACTCGGCCTGACCATCACCAATCCGGAAGCGATCAAGAAGATCCTCCGCGACGAATACCTTTGCGTTTCGGCCGGTGCCATCACCGACGAGGCAATCTGCTCAATCTGCCACACCGATTGGGCTTCGAACGATAAGTGCGAGCATCGCCCTGGGCAGCTCGTTGATGGCCGCCGGATGTTCATTATCTCCGGTCGCTTCCGCTACGAGGAACTCTCCTTCGTCAACTTCGGCGCCGATCCATTCGCCGCCGTGAAGACCAAGGAATTGAAGGACTCCCTCGAGAAGATGTTCTTTCTCGGCTTGCCGATCGGAGACCAGGATCACATGGTCGAGGCGGGCCTCAAACTGACCGACAGTCTGTATGAGTCGGACATCCAGATTCATTACGAGGAACCCGAGATGACGATCGATTTGGCTGCCCTTGAGCAGACCATCAAAAGTGCCGAACTGACCGCGACCGATGCCTTTGCGGTGCGCGACCAGCTCCTGGCCTGGACCCCGGAATCGGAAGACGACAAGAGCGCCAAGCGCAGCTTGCAGTCGACCCTGACCGCCAAGATTCGTAAGAACAGCTGGAAGCAGGACACTCCTGTTACAGTGACCGACGCCGTCGCAGCTCCTTCCGCGGAAGAACTCGCCACCGTCGATAAGGTCAAGGATGCAGTTGATGCTGCCGCCGTCGCCGCCGCCGTCGCCGAGTCCGAGACTCCGGCAACGGAAGTCAAGGACAAGGTCGAATGCTTTGCCTGCAAGGCGAAGTTCACCAAGGACAAGATGGGCGTCACTTCCGACGGTGAGAATGTCTGCGAAGAGTGCAGCGAGAACATCAAGGACGCCAAGAAGACAACCGACGGTGTTGTCAAGATCAGCGATGAGCTGAAGGCCCTCGCAGTCGGCGTCAAGTTGCTCGATGCCGAAGAGAAGGCCGAGCCCACCGAAGAAGCCAAGTCGATTCTCGGTTGCTACGAGACGCTGGACAAGTTGCACGGCAAGGCGAGCCAGGAACTGCGCTGGAAGATGGAAGACCTTCACGGTTCCATCGGCGAGCGTTGGGGCAAGGATCGCTGGGTCGAGTACGCGAAGTCCACGCTGGCCAACCACGTCAAGGACTCCAAGCTCGTCTCCAACGACGAGCTGGCGCTCAAGGATGAGGCTGTCGTCACCCAGGAAGCCGAGATCACCAAGCTCCAGGGCACGATCACGATCAAGGATCAGTCGATCGCCAAGTTCTTCAACGACTCGAAGCTGAGCATGGCCACCACCATCGTCATGGCCAGTGTCCTGCGCCAGAAGGACGGTTTCACCGGCCTGGATGGAGCCAAGATCCAGGACAAGATCAGCGAGTACGCGAAGCGGCATATCACCAGCCTGCGCGACTCCGTCGCCGACATCCTGAATGAGCTGCAGTGGGCCAAGCCCGTTGTAGCCGCACCGGAGGCAGCGGGCAAGGACCCGGCCACCACGGTAACCGACAACGCGCATGTAAGCGAGTCCGAAGGGTTCCACCCTGAAGCGCAAATTCCGGAACTGAAGGCGCAAGACGCCCAGAAGCTGAACCGGATGCTCTCTTACATCACCGACGAACCTGCACGTACCCGGCTGATTGCGGATGTGCGGTGGGGTCGGACGAAGCTCAGCTAACTCAGCGTTAGCACAAGGAGATTCACCATGGCTTTTGACGTCAATAACCAGTACACCGGCAAGATGTTCGGCAACGACCGGTGGCCCGGTCACACCACCCCCGATCTCGAGGCTTCCGAGCCCATTCGGCCGTGGCTGCCCGTTCCCTACCCGGCGCCCTACCTCCCGGCTCTGCGCCAGGATGCGGGTCATCCCAAGTTGGCTTCCGTTGTCCTCAGCTCGCAGCATCTCGTGGGCCAGGACAAGAGCGGCGCATTGGTTCCCGCGGGCCTGTTCTGCGGCGTCACCCCCGGCGCGTCGAACAAGTATTGCATCCTGCAGTACAGCTCCGGCCTGGCCGATGAGTTCACCGTTGACCCGCGCACCGGCGGACCGGTAACTCCTGGCGACCACGTGTTGCTCGCAGCGCCGTCCGATGCAGCTCCAGGGAACATCACGCTGCCCAACGGCACCGTGGTTGTGATCTCGCAGCCCGACATCGACTTCGCCCATGCCTGTAACCTCTTCCCGGCTGTGCAGTCCGGCACGACCCCCACGGGCGTGGCTGGCGCGCCGGTTGCCTACTCCTTCGGAGTAGCCCGTCCCATCGGCGTCGCAGTGCGCAACGTGCTCCAGTACATCGGCGGCGTGAAGGTGCTCGACACGACTCTGGTCGGCGGCATCCTGTATCGCCTCGAAGGCATGGTTCCGACCGGCTTCCAGGTCAACAACTACATGCACGAGATGGGCACGGCCATCCAGACCCAGTACGTGCTGCGCGTGCCATGGATCGGCGCAACCCCCGGCACTCTGCAGGGCTTCGCGACGACCGACAACATCCGCGGCTATGTCCAGGGTTACGGACGCAGCTTCGCCCACTACACCGGCGCACCCCAGGTCGGCAACGGCGTCACCTTCTCCCAGCAGACCGGCGATTGCGGCAACTACTCCGACTTCGACGCGACCAAGAACACCCCGGTCGATCTCATCGGACGCATCATCGGCGTGCTGAACATGATCCAGAAGGTCGGGTACTCGAACCGCATCAAGACCCTGTGGGATCCGTCCCGCATGGTTGGTCCGACCAACAACCCGAACCCCGCGTCGATCATGATGGGTGGTTCCGCCACCGGCGGTATCCCGTACGACCTGTCTCTGACCACGGACGGCATCTACAAGGCCTCCCTGATCCAGAAGACGGCCGCTCGCCCGGAGTACGGCACCTACGTCCTCGTTCGCGTCAACCTGTAAGCCGACCGAACCAACAGTTTGTTCGTGTGGAGATTGCCCGTGCCGCAGATCGTGATTACCCAGGGTCAGGCGTACCTGAAGGGAAACGGTCTGCGGTGCATGGCTCCCCGCTATGACGACGCCACCTGCAAGTGCAACACGCTGGTGGTGAAGAAGAACTCGGCCGGTGAACTATCCGGGGCCTTCCAATGCCCCGAACGCCGCTGCCGCCAACACATCGAGGTTGAGGTTCGGCCCTAAACCGAACCCCTTCGTGAATCCAGATCCACAAGAACACCCGCACGGTCCCGCGCGGACCAGCTCGCCCCAGGAGGGTATTTTCACCATGGCAAAGAATAAGCAGACACCGGAAGAGTTCCAGGCCGAGCTGAAGCTTCAGGACCGGTTCGCGACCATTTTCCGCAGCAATGGGTACGATCCCGAGACCGGCGACCCGATGGATATCAAGGACGCTCTGGATGTTCAGAACGCGGCCTTCATGATCCCCCGCGCGCTGACTCAGATCGTGCAGGAAGGCATCGAGCCGATGCTCATCGGCACGAACCTGCTCCAGAAGGTCCAGTACAAGCCTGGAATGACGACCGTATTCCCCGCCATCGAGCCGCTTCGCGCGGACGAAGCCGGCGACGGAATGGATCTGCCGATCTACAACATCAACATCGGTGGAGCACAGTCGTTCGGTGTGACGGTCAAGCGGCACGGTCTGCGTCTCAAGATCGCCAAGCGCTTCGTCGACGAGTCCAGCTACCCCTGGATCAACTTCTGGCTGCGCCTGGCCGGCAACGCTCTCGCCCGCCACAAGGAAGAGTACATCTTCGACTTCATCACGCGCCTCGGCACGGTTGTCTTCGACAACGACGTCAACGCACGTATGACGTCCAACACCGTCGGCCAGCCCATCAAGGGCGTCACCACGGGTCGCGACTACAAGGGCAAGCTGAACGGCTCCATGACGGTCGACGACATCTTCGATATGTACGCGGCTGTTCTCTTGAACGGTTTCGTGCCCGACACGATGCTGGTCCATCCAATGGCGTGGCTCATGTGGGTAAAGGATCCCGTGATCCGCGAGTTCGCGATCCAGGCGGGCGGCGGAAGCTTCTTCGCTCAGTGGACCGGAAACCCGGCTGTCCAGGGCAACAAGTTCTACAACAACGGCGGCCTCGGCCTCGGTACCGGCCAGACCGGCCAGTACACCAACGGTCAGCTGACCGGTGGGGAAGTCTCCAACGCCACGTCCGGCAACTACCAGAACATGAGTTCGGCACCGCAGCTCCCCGGTTACCTCGGCCTGCCCTTCCGCATCCTGGTCTCGCCGTTCGTCAAGTTCGACCCCGAGGATCGCACGACCGACATCCTGATGTTCAACAGCCGCAACCTCGGCGCCTTGATCGTGGCTGAAGAGCCCCATGTCAAGAGCTGGGAAGATGGCCAGTTCAACATCCAGAACATGTCGATCGAAGAGACCTACGGCTTCGGCATCCTCAACGAAGGCCAGGCGATCGCGGTTGCCCGCAACATCAAGGTCCGCCCGAACGAGTTCACCATGCCGGCGCGCACCGTGTTCAACCTGTCGGAGGCGAACAACACCTTCACCGATCTGGCAACGGCAGCGATCTTCGATGCGGCGAACCCGCTCAACGTCAACGCCTAACCTCAACGCAACATCTTCCCGGAGGCGGACGGTCAACACTGATCGTCCGCCTCGTGTGGTTTCGAGGCCCTCCATGTTATCCAGCCTTTGGTAGTCCGCTCCGCCCTTCCACAATCAGGGGTGGAGGCATACTTCATGTCCAATTTGATCGTGATGCCTGGTTCGAAAGAGTTCAACGAGACTCTCGCCACCAAGACATCTCCCGCCAAACGCCGCACCGCCCCGAAGATGCCCGAGGACCTGACTGGCAAGACGCTGATGTTGAACACAGCGGTGATCCAGCAGTTCCAATGCGGTGGCTTCCACCTGGGCTCCCGCCATCCCTTTGCCATCGTGGGCCCGCAGGCCCAGCAGGCGCCGCTGCACATCGCCCTGGCTGCCGGCAACCTCATCGACATGACCGGCAAGGACATGACCAAGGGCTACAAGGGCAAGGGCGGCGAGACTTCCGCGATCGCCGAGGAAGATACCGGCAAGCAGGTCTTCATCGCCACCGACGGCCGCGGCAACCTTTACATCGCCGCGCCCAAGTCGAAGGCGGAAGGCAAGCGCTTTGAGAAGGAGATCCGCAGGACCGGGACCCTCAAGAGCGTGAACTTCGACGAGCATGTCACTGGCTTCGCTGGTGGCATCACCGAGGAAGTCGTCGAGAGCAGCCTGCCCGCCAAGAAGCCCACCAGGAAGCCCACCAAGAAACCGGCGCAGAAGAAGCCAGCCACCAAGCCGAGCAAGACGAAGGCAAAGAAGAATGTCAGCTCCAGTAGTCGTAAGCGTAGACCCGGGAAATAGCGAGACCGACGTCGTTCTGGGTCAGGCCCTCATCGTCACCTTTGACCAGGTGATCGATCCGACCACTCTGAACGACAGCACCTTTTCGCTGACCTACCCCGCATCGATCCAGGTGGTCAATGCGTCGCAGCTCATCTCAGGCAAGCCGGAGTCCTCGACGGTTGCCGTCGACGGCACCTGGTCCCTCGCCACGGTGGCGGGCGCTACCGTCGCCACCTTCCAGCCCACCCGCGGGTTCCAGCAGAACACCCCGTATACCGCGATGCTGTTGGGCGCCGACGCTTCCCTCTCCACTGAGGATCTCAAGAACCTCGCGGGCGAGTCGATGGCGGTCAGCTACCAGTGGACCTTCACGACGGGCGTGCTCGATCTGCTGATCCCACCGTCCACTTCTCCCCTGGTCGACGACAACCGCGCGATCCAGTTGGACCAGATCCGCATCGTTCCCCGCATTCGCCTGAACCAGGATCTCACCCAGGAGTTCGATGTCATCTTCCCAGGTGATATCGATCCGACATCCTTCGACGTCAGCGATATCTATCTGAGCGTCGAGGCCATCCTGGGCAATCCCCTCATCCCCGGGCCGCCGCCGAATCTCGAGTACAGCGCGACGGTCGACGGCAACAAGCTGCGCATCCGGGTCACCGGCTGGCCAGCCTAAGGAGTTTCATGCAACTGACAGAACACTTCGCCGATCGTGAACTTGGAGTTGCCGGCGAGATCGATCCTCGGATCTATGCCAATGCGGTCTTCCTGTGCAAGGAAGTCCTCGAACCCATCCACGCCAAGTTCGGCGCCGTCCGGATCCATGACGGTTACCGCGATCCAGGCCACAACGCCCGGGTAGGCGGCAAGACAGCATCCTTCCATCTCTTCGTCGGCGGCGACGCCGCAGCCGACGTGGATGCGCAGGGCACCACGATCCAGATCCTCTTCGATTGGCTGCGCCTGGAGTCAGACCTGCCCTTCGACAAGGTCATCCTCGAGAAGAACGCAGCCGAAGTCCCCGCCTGCGTTCACATCCAGATCGACCGCCTCAACAAACCCCGCCGCCAGGCCTTCATCGGCCACACCGGCAACTCTCTCCGCTATGACCAGGTAGAGGTTCGCTAAGGAGCTGCCATGTCCTTTCTTCCCAGCATCAAGATCACGTTTCCCGACCTGACCAGTAAGACCGCGACCATCGTGATCCTGCTCGGCCTCGACCTGTTGTTCTTTCACTCGGCCATCTCCGGAGCACACGACACCATCACCACCAACCGGCTCTGGGAGTTGTTCGTCGGATCCAACGCAGGTCTGTTGCTGGCGCTCAATGCAGGCAGCAGCCACATGCCTCCTCCGCCCGCGGTCCCCACAGGAATTCTGTAATGTCGGTTCTTCAAACAGCTTGCTTCCTCCGCAACCGGCGCCGCCGGGCGCGCGTCGCTTCAGTATTCACCTTCAGAAACGCTGTCCTCACTGCGGCCGCTTTCGCGCTGGTGTGTCTTGGACTTGCATTCCTATCGGTGCGCAAGGCCGCGACTGGGATGGTCGTAACGGAGCAAGCGCTGAACACGTTTGCCGCGACGGCGACGCGGGAAGTCACCAACAACGGCGATGAAGCCCACCGGGTTCTGCTCGAGGCTGGTCTGACAGCAACTGAGGCGCGCAAGGCCGCGGTGACCCAGCGCAAGTATTGGGAAACCGAAGTCCCCGTCCTCACCGCCAAGTCGGAGTTGACCCTCGATCGGACCAATGAACTTCTGGCGTCGCTCAAGAAGACGTCGGACGGCTTCAACGGTGATGGCACGGACATCACCAAGGAAGTGCTCAACGTCCTCGGCGATCTGCGGCCCGCGCTGCAGAAGAGCACCGAGACTCTCCAGGCGACCGCCGATACGGCCCGCGCCGCCACCAAGGTGATCGGGGATCCTGCGATTCCCTCAGCTTTGAAGCACGTCGACACTGCGACGGGCCACATTGCTGAAGCGTCCGATCACTTTGCCAAGGCTACTGACCACGTTGAGAAAACTATGGTCGATATCCAGGGCGGCGTGCACACCATCGTCCACCCCACCAAGGTCCAGCAGGTTAAGAACTGGATCACATTCAGCCTCGACGTGGCTCAGAAGTTCACCGAGACCCACTTCTACTGGCCCTTCTAGCTTTGGTACTTCGTTTCTCCCATCCACACTCACATCAAGGAGCACACTCATGACTTTCTCTCTGAAACCGTTCAAGTCCATTGGCCATTTCTTCGCAACCGCGATCAAGGCCCTCGCCCAAAAGGGTCCTGCCGAAATCGACAAGCTCGAAGCGACCAAGACCGTTGTCGAAAAGGTCACAACCGCCGCATCCGCAGTCCTCGGGATCGGCACTGTTGCTACGAGCATCGAAGATCTGGGCTATGCCCTGCTCGGCGAGTTCGCCAAGGTCCTCACCCTGGGTGATGCGGCTGCTCAGGCCAAGTTGGCTGATGCAGGCGTCGACATCGCTGTGATCAACGAAGTGAAGACCTTCGTGAACCAGTCCCAGGCGCTCAGCTCCGCGCTGCCGGCCCTCATCGCAGGCAAGTAAGCACGCGTTCCAACCGGAGGGGCGGCCGCACTGGCCGCCCTTTCTTCCGTGACACTCGGAGACCTCATGCTTTATCCCGGCGACATCCGCACCTTCCTGCTTTCCCTTTCGCATACCGACGGATCCGCCCCTACCGTCACCACTGCCCCGCTGATCACGGTGATTCGTCTCATCGACGGCGTGTCGGTGACGACTGCTCAGGCAATGGTGCTGGTGACCGGAACCTCGCTCGTCTATGCCTATCCCTGGAACACCGCCGGGTTGGCAAATGGTGATTACCTGGCCGTGGTCTCCTACGCCGCTGACGGCGCGACCATCAATGGCAGGTTCCTCGAGAACGTGCGCCTGGGCGATACCCGCGTCACCGGACTGGTTGCGCTGGACTCAACCGTCGCTCACGACGCCACGGTGGCTAAGGACGCAACCGTTGCGCACCTGGCGGACCTGGCGACGATCAATCCCAGCACTTCGGCAGCGGTCCTCGCCATCAAGGCCAAGACCGACACATTGCCCACCAACCCCGCCAGTCAGGACTCTCTCCTGGCTCTGACGCAGCTGATCACCGACGTTCACGACGTCTCGCTGGGCACATGGGTGGTGGATAAAACGCAGAACCCGAAGGTCCTGACCTTCCGCCGCCTGGATGGTTCCGTCCTGGCCAACTTCCAGATTACTGAAGACACCAACTCAGCCACCCGCACTGTCCGCTAATGAGTCAGAGCACAGACCTTACGCGTTACTACACCCGCCCTCAGGTCGACGCAAAGCTTGCTGGCCTAATCGGTGGAACCGGCCCTACCGGACCTACCGGTACGGCCGGCGTTACTGGTGCTGCCAGCACAGTTCCTGGACCAACTGGTCCCACCGGATCTGCCAGCACAGTTCCTGGACCCACCGGAGCAACTGGGGCCAACAGCACGGTAGCAGGTCCTACTGGGCCGACGGGTTTGACCGGATCTACTGGAGCAGCCGGCGCCGCGGCGCCGCTCTCCATCGGATTCATCATCAATATCGGCACTGCTGGAACGAATGTGGGGCCAATGCTGCCCGCCACTCGCGTGGCAGGTTTTACTAAATGTGTCGTCACTGTGAAGTTCTCGGATACGGTTACTGCTCTTTCCTTCCGAATCAAGCAGAACGGAACGAGTGTCTTCACAACTAACCCGACCATAGCAGCTGGCACCTCTTCAGGCACTGTGTCCACATTTACAGCGCTCACCTCGAGTCCACTGACCGTTGCTGCGAACGATCTGTTCACCATCGACATCCTGACTGGCACCGCCAACTGGCAATTCACCGCAGTGATGGAGTAACCCGCAAATGGCAGCATCCTTCAGCTATCTCCTCAATGACAGCTCTACCTTCGCTAACTACTTCGCGTGGGCGAGTTCTTTCGCCACAGCATTTATCGCGGCAGGTTCTTGGGTGCAATCACCCGATACTGGCCAGGTGATGTGGTCCGGGTTGAGCATCACAGCCGTGAGCATGTCCGGCACAACGATGACCTGCACCTATTCTTCTCAGACAGGTCTCGCCCTGGCTGTTGGCCGTGCTTTGACCGTCACCGGATGGACGTCCGGCAACGTCGGCAACAACGGCACCTTCGTCATCACCGGCGGAACTCTTACCGCGGGCAGCGGAACCTTCACTGCGACCAATGCTGCAGGAGTCACCGTGGCTTCGGGAGGTACTGGGGTAGTCACCGCCCAGGCGACCGCTCCTGGCACGAACGTGTACTTCTATGAAATCTGGCAGCCAAACGATGGTCTGACGAACTTCTACCTGAAGATGGAGTACGGGAGCTATTCCTCCGGTACCAATGCACCTACCATAGCGGCCACCATCGGGGGAGCCACAAATGGAGCTGGAATCATTGTTGGTCTTGCCACAGGTCGATTCGTTGGTTCAGTAGTCACGAACACCGCTGCTTCTTCCACCATCCCCTATGAGTCCCGATTCTCAGGCGGAGCTGGGTACTTCGGAGCCATGCTATGGAGAGGCATCAACAATGGTCAGTTGGTGTATGTGGAGCGTTCGGTCAACTCTTCGGGTGCCTACACTAGCTCCCATGTGACTCTGGTAGTCATTGGTGCAGCCGCAGGGACTCAAGCATGTTCGGCCAATCAGCAGACGTACACGCTTGGCGGTCTTGGCCCTGCTCCACAGGTGTGTTCATCTTCGAACACGAACAACATCAACTATATTGGCCTGTCCATCCGCAATGCTAACCCCCGAACCTCTCTTGTGTTCAACAACAGCGTGCCATTCGATACATTGGCCCCCGTTGTTGGCTACTACGACTATCCGCTACTTGGACTCGGGGGTACTAACTACCTCAACGTCACTGAAGGCCAAATCCTAGTGACCCCTGTGTATGGAACGAACCACACCTACATCTGCACTCAGGCGTACCCCTTTTCTTTTGCGTTTGTAGGCGCGGGTTCAAGCAGTGCCGGTCAGTCCCTTGCTATGAGGTACGAATAAATGACCGCTAACCTTGTGTACCTCTTGAACGACGCTTCCACGTTCGCCAACTTCTCCCAGTGGGCATCGCAGATTAGCGTCCAGCTTCAGCTCGCCGGATGGATTCAAAGCAACGACACAGGGCAAGTCATGTGGACGGGCTTGACCATCAGTGCTGTGACCTGCACCGGAACCACATCAGTCTATACATACGCCTCGCTCACAGGTCTGCCGCTTGCGAATGGTCGTGCCTTGAACATCACAGGCATGGGCAATTCGGTCAACAACGGAACGTTTGTCATCACGTCGTTCACCGGCACGACCTCGGGCACCTTCACCGTGACCAACTCAGCCAGTGGCACTACGGCTTCCGGTCAGTCGGGTGTGGTCACAGCGAACACCGTTGTTCCTGCCACCAACGCCACGGTTTATGAAATCTGGCAACCCAATGACTCGTTGACCAACTTCTTCCTCAAGATACAGTATGGGAACAGTCAGGCCGCGAATGCCCCGGTTCTAGTTGCTCAACTCAGCACCACCACCAATGGGGCTGGGGTACCCACAGGCTACGTTACCTCCCAATTTGTAGCGTGTGTGGGCGCACCCACCGCCCAGAGTGCCACGGTGCCCTGGGAGTGCCGCTTCTCTGGAGGACCCAGCTACTTCGGGGCTCTGATGTGGAGAGGAGTAAACACCGGTCAGTTGGTGTACATCGAACGCAGCGTGAACTCCAGCGGTGTCTACACCAACACGCACGTCACCTTGGTGGTCATCGGGGACACTAACGGAGGCGGAGTCGTCACGGTTGCTAACCAGCAGACTCTGTACCTACAGAGCGGACTCGGGGCTTGCCCTGTAGTGTGCTCATCCACGAACTCAAACGCTTACGGCGGTTTGACTATCTCTGTGCCTAACCCTACCTCCAGAGGCAACCAAGCCTTCAACGGCACCGTGCCTGTGGACTTCATCTCTCCAGTGGTTGGGCTCCTCGATTACCCCCTTTATGGATTGGCGGGGACGAACTATCTGGCGGTGTCAGAAGGTCAGATTCTAACGGTATCGGTGTACGGCTCTAACCACACCTACTTCGCCACTCAGGCTACACCTTTCTCTCAAGCGTTTCAGGGTTCAAGTGCCGCAGGTAACGCCCTCCTCATGAGGTACGAATAATGCCCCTGATGGCGCCCACGCCCATTGCGATGGCGAATCGTGGTAACACGGTCACCAACAGCAACACCGTTGCGGCTACGACACTCACCATGTCTATCGCCAACAACAGTGTGGGTGTGAACGGGGGCAACTCCGTGGGCGGAAATGTATTGATGGTAGCGGCTATCGCTATCTACACGGCCAGTGTGACGGTCTCCTCCATCACCCCCGGAGCGAACCTCTTCACCGGATGGACATTTCAAGGAGCAAGCACCGAACCCGGCTCAGGCGTCCGCATTGAACTGTGGACGACGCCTTGTGTCCTCGGGGCTGGAACAGCCAACTCGACCATCAACTTCAGTTCAGCCGCTCTGGCCTCTGTGTCCGTGACCAGCTACACGGAACCTTACGACTACCCCTCGTCGCCTCTGGTGAACAGCGGTTTGTACAACAACACCAACGGCATCACCACCGGTGTTCACGTTGAGACCATCTCTCCCGCAGCCTTCACAGCGGGAAACCTGATTATCGTGAGTATGCAAGCGACTCCGACCCCCACCAGCGTCACGGACAGTGTAGGTACCACATACACTTTGGTCAACACCGGTTCCTACAATGCCTATGGTGCTAACCTCTACGTCGCCGTGTTCGCCGGTATCGCCGCAGGTTCCTCCGCGTCTCCCACGGTGACGATGCACTTCGGGGCCAGCAGTGGTGTCTATCGCTACTACGTGAGCCAGTGGGCCGGGGTCACCGCAACGGTGGACACAACGAACGCTGTAGGAGTCCCGTCTCTTGGCGGGGCTGCGATGAACACTATCAACGTCACCACGACCAATGCCAATGACCTCATTCACACCGTGCTTGCCATGTATGGTGGGAACCCGACCGTGTTGAGTCAATATCCGGGCAACGGCGTCATTGGTAGTTTTGAAGGCGCCAGAATTGTAAACAGCACGGGAACCTACCCGACCTACTGGACAAACAACAACTCAAGTATGGCGGTCACCACCGCGTTCAAGGTATCTCCGACGTACACTCCGACCGCCGCGCCAACACCGCGTGTCGTAACGGCTCACAGTGCTGCAAGCACTGGTTTTTATGCTGAACTGGATAACACCCCCCAGTACGGGGGAAACATGATGGTCACCGCGTATGCGGTGGCTACCAACTCAGGAGATACATTCGCGGGTGCGATTGGTACGCTTCGAACTTCGGTGACACCTACGGTGACATCCGCTGCTGCTGTCCTCATGGAGAATGGGCCAACTAGCACCATCGCCAGCATGCGTACTCAGTTGAGGATGTCGTCCCAACGGGCATGGGCTGCTATCAGCTTTGAACTGGTGGCCGCTAACGGCACCTACACGCTGAATGCCAACCCGCTCGTTCAGTCCAACCACATAGGTCAATCTGAAACGGCCAAGTACCAAGTGAAGTCCACCGACATAATCGAGAAGTACATGGTTCCGTCTCAGAATGGAAGTAGCTCCGGACTCTATCTGTTTGCTCAGGCTCTCGCCAGCGCTACCCTTGGCATTGCGTACTCAGAAACGATCTTTGCTACCGGAGGTTCCAGCCCCTATGCACTCACGGTTCTGTCCGGGACTCTGCCTCCTGGTCTGTCCTTGAACTCAGGCACTGGCGTGATTTCCGGTACACCTACAACGGCAGGTACGTACGGTTTCACGCTCAAGGCAATTGACTCGCTGCGCAACACTACGACTTGCACGTTCCAGATCCTGACGATTGCATCGACCAACAGCGGATTCGTGAACTAAGCCACTTGGATCTTGGTCTTGAGGACCGCGATCCAAGGCTGCATCCATCCCGTATCGCGCGAGTTCCCTTCGATCGCGGCCAGCGTCCTGTCCGCGAGTCCGATCCTTCCGGTTTGAATCGCAGCAAAGGCAAACTCGTACGGCATTAGGTGCTGGTAGATGGTGGCATCGATGAACAACCGATCTTCCTTCGGATAGGGGAAGTCGTGGCCCCAGACCGAAGCATAGAAGAATGCCATCCGCGGCTCATCGATCGCCCGGTAATGCTGGACGATTTCATAGATCGGCTCAATGCGCGTCGGCCGATATTGGTAAGCCTTGAGGAATAGGGGCAGCACGGTCGCCTCCCAATCCTCTCCCAGGCGCATGGCCATCCGGCCCTTCTGATACATGGCGTACCAGCGTTCCTCGTCGAAGCCTTCAAGCAGCACGCGTCGCCCATACCAGTATTCGGCGGGCCCATAGTGGCCGAAGTCCTTGTAGGACTGGGCCAGATAGAAGAGGCTCCGCGGATTGGTCGGATCTTCGATCACAGCCTTGGTCAACAGGCAGATGTCGCGTTCGAACTTGTCCGTACGCATTGCTCCATCCGCCAGGTGAGTCAGGCTGATGTCGTGGATCTGCTCAAAGCGCAGCGCCGTCGGCGACGTGATGTATTCGTGGGTGACCCCGACATAGTTCCACTCGTGGCGCGACGACACCAGCATGGTCTGGGTGTAGTCGAGCGACCCTTCGTAGCGCAACTCATACGCATCCGCGGTCAGCTTTTCCTTGAATGGAGCCCGAACATTCAACACCATGTCCGCATCCATGATCAGCACGTAATCAGTCTTCGCCCGAGCGAGCCGTACGAGTTGCGTGCGATTGGCCCCGAAATTCACCCATGGGACTTCAATCAGATCCCCCGGCAGGCTCCCCAGTACGTCGAGCACGATCGCCTGGGTGCCATCTGTCGACCCTGTGTCGCAAACGATCCAGGAATCGATCCATGGCTTCGCGGACTCTAGGGCGCGCCGAACGACTGCGCTCTCATTCTTCACCATCATGGCCAGGCAAACAGTTGGTTTCATATCGCCATCATTCCATTGGCGAAAGCGGGTACCAAAGACTAGACCCGCCGTCTTCCTATACTAGATAGCTCCAGGAGCCTTTTATTGCGGCTCTACTCCGACAACAGGATGTCCAACCATGAGTCTTTCGTCCTCAGATGAGAAGGAAATGCTTCTCAAAGTACGAGACATCCATGCCGTATTCATCGGCATCGAGGGTCAACCAGGGCGCTTTGCCACCCTTTCCAACACCGTAGAAGGACACGGCCGCCAGCTCGGCAGGCTTCAGAAGTTCCAGTGGGCGTTGACCGGTATGGGCGTCGTCATTGGCTATCTCTTCTATCATCTGGCCGGAGTTCTCGGCGCGGTTGACGCGCTGAAGAAGATCTCCTTCGTTCACACCGTCTTCCTTTCCAGGACCTAAATGGCGACTGTTGGCCAATCCCGGTTGATTCAGTTCTGGATCGCCGATGTTGCCAGTGTTCCGATCACCACCTGCACGCTGTCCAGTTTCGCCATCTCCTTTACGCGGGATGGCGCAGCCTGTGCTGATGGTCTGAGCCTTGTAAACAATGGTGCCGGCAGTTACTGCCTGCAGTACACCCCAACGGCCGCCGGTCGCGATGCGGTGACGATCGATGATACTGTCAACGATCTCTACTACTGCGACATCGAGCCCATTGTGTTGGTTGGGTCAGATGGTCTGGATCTCGTGACCGTGACCCAAGACTACGGCGGAGTGGGCGCGCTCCTGCCAAGCGCTCCGCAGCTTGCGACGTTTACCCTCTACGCCTACTTCTATTCCGACTGGTCGGTGGGCAACAACGACCCGTCCTACGCCCTGGCTTCCTATCAACTCGATAGTTCCGGTGCCTGGAGCCTGACGATTGTTCCCGGCACCTACACTCTGGTGCTCACGAACAACATCGGAACCACGATCGTCTTTCAGCCAAGTCTGGTGGTCGCCTAAGTCATGCAGAGCAATCTCGTATTCCACATCGCGATCCCGCGCGGGCTCAAACTGAAGAACGGCGCGACACTGATGAAGGACGTCACCTTCGACCTCATCAGTCAGCTCACTCCGTTTTACTCGAGTGTGGACCTGGTGCGCCTGGGCGGCGGACCTGCGATCGCCAAGCTCTCCGACATCACCCTGGCTTGCCAGATCTTCCAGGCCAGTCTGAAAGCAGACCTGATCTCACCCAACCATCATCCCTGGTTCGGGCCGCAGTTCAAACGTTTCCTTGGCGCCCGGATGCAGTGGACCACAGCAGTCGCCACCCGCGACCTGATGCTGAACATCGTTTCCCTGCTGGGCCCGAGCGCGCACGTGTTGGCCAACTTCTCCGCCGATCGCAAGACCGACCTCAAACAGCCCCTGTCCCAGATCGCCGGCGACATCAAGAGCTACGAGGTTGCGGTCCGCAGCGGCGGCCGTACAGTTCCGGGCGGCCGGCCCACCTTCCACTTTGCTGCCAAGGGAGTCATGGACTGGGGCGAACGCACCCCCGGGCGATCCTGGAGCGGGAACGGTATGGGTGCAAACGCCACCTCGATTGATCCCGGGTCCGCCACCGGCGGCCGCGGCAAGCCGGTCAAGTTCTTCGCATCCCCCATCTGCTCGCCGCCCTTCTCCGCGATGCGGTCTGGCATCTACCAGCCGGGCTATCCTCTGGCTCCAACGTCGATGTCCTCGTCGGGGTACTACTAAGCATGGATTTCTACGGCAACATGAGCATGGTCCCGGACATCCGGGAAGAGCTGCACGCAGTCATTCACGGCCGGGCGGATGTTACACCCCAGGGCCGCGGAGTTGTCCTGCGCCGGCTCAGCAATACACCGTGCGCCTGCTGGGACCCGGTCACAGGCGGCAGCAAGCGCCCCAACTGCCCGTACTGCAAGGGTGAGGGTTGGCAGTTCATCGAGACCCAGGAAACGATGGCGATCTACCGCGGCGTCGCCCCGGTCTATAAGCCGGGTGTGCTGGCCACCGGCCAGTATCCCCAGGCGGGTATGGGCTATACCGATACCAACCGCGCAACCGCCTACGTCGAGTTCTTCCGCACAGACGGCAGCGAGGTCTATCCGAACTACGAACGCTACACGCTGCAGGAGGCCAAGGCCTACGACAAGCTCTACGAGCTGAAGGTCGACCACGAAGGCGAGCTGGTCATCGATCTCACCGGACACTTCGTCCGGACGGTCAAATGGAAGGTCCTGTCGGTGGTTCCCACGCACGGAGATCACGGTCGAATCGAGTTCTTCGAGCTTGGCCTCGAGAAGGAGAACGCCTAAATGCGCGTGATCAAGTGGTGAATCACCGGTAGAGGTGTGTCTTCCTATACTAGACAGAGGTGGCCGGGTAAACCTCCCGCGAGAGGACCGCACATGTCTGCAATCGTGCACCCCTCGATGATCCCTCCGCCACTGCGTTCCAGCAAGCCTGCTGTGGACATCAATGGTTTCTTCCAGATCGTCGGGCAGGCACTGACCAATTACGTCACCACCGAGGGACTTCCCCAGGGAGTCACTCCCTTCTACGTTGAGGATTTCCCTAAGGAGCGCCTCTCCCAGCCGGATACCCCGTTCGACGGATTCACCTTCCACGTCGTGGATGGTGAGATGGCAACCACTTCGAACCTGGGCAACGCCCCACGCCAACCCGCTCTGCGCGAGACGCGCGTGATGAACGAGCTGACCGGTTACAACGAGGTCACGCTGGGCTGGTGGGAGAACTACACGGTCATCTTTGAGACCTGGTCGAAGTCCAATGGGACCGCCAACGATTTGTGCATGTGGTTTCACCGTTTCCTGATTCGGTATGCCTATTTCTACAAGGTCTTCGAAGCCTACGGGGTCAAGCAACTCCGATTCCTGAAGCGGCTCGAAGACACCGTGGAACTCAAGGAAAACCAGGAGTTGTACAAGCGTCAGTACGCCTACACCTTCCGGCTTGAATATCTCGACACCTTTGTCGAACGCCAACTCACCGACCTGACGGTCAATGTAAGCATCGGGCGGAACATTCAGACGATCGAAGTTCCTGCCACCTAAGCCCCGCACCTGTAGCGAACAGACTGTCAGTTCGCCCGATCCACGAGGAGAAATCGAATGTACAACAATCTGCCTGGGATTCTGGTCAACACCGTTGATGGCGGCCTCGCCGTTCAGCGGCAGCCGGTGGCCGACTCCACTCTTGTCATCAGCACGTCCGGCCAGGGCGTCGCCAACCAGCCTTACCAGGTTGTCGATCGCACCAAAGCGGCTCTCGAATTCGGACTGCAGGGCAACCTGATCCGGGGCATGGAAGAGGCTGCATCCAATTCCGACAACCTGATCCTGTTCCGCATGGGTACCGCTCCGATGACCCTCACTGGCATCGGCGCAGATTCCACCCCGGGCGCTTTGACTGCAGGCTTCGGTCTGGAGTTCGGCCAGGTTCAGGCCACCGCCGCGACCGACTACAAGGTCTGGTACAAGGCCGGTGTGCTCGCCGTTTACTTCGGCGAGGCTCTGATCTATTCCAACGACCCGCTGCAGACGACCGACAACGGCGACCTCACCATCGACGGCTTGATCGCCGGCAATGCAGGTCTGCAGATCGGTACCGGAGCCAGCGCGACCCTCGCCAATGCCATCACGGTTCAGGCCGCAGCGGCTCTGGCAGGCGTAGCCCATCAGGCGGCTCCGACGCTGACCGCGTGCGTAACCGGCCTCGGACTCACCGGCCGCCAGCAGTTCGTCGCCTTGCTCAAGGCGCTCGACTTGCTCCAGGGCTTCCAGGTCAAACAGATTGTGGTTCCGGAGGCGCTCTTCAATGCGCCGAACGTGGCCTTCTATGTCGCAGGCGACGCTACCACGTCCCTCAACAACCCGGTCATCAACCCGAGTGCGCTCGACTGGCTCAAAACCTCAGCCGATGCGTATGGCAACCTCACGTTCCAGTGGGCGTCCGAGACAACGGACTCGAACGGAACAGCGGTTGCTGCCTTCGCCGGTGTGACCCTTGCGTCGCGCAAGGCCGCGGGCTTCTCCGAAGTCAACTGGGGCTACACCCTCGCCAACTTCTGCGCGTCGGTGAGCATGCTCGGCAACGAGTGCATTGGCTTCATCGGCACGACTGGCCCTGCTTCCTACAAGCTGGTCGATGTGCGCAAGTGGGTGGGTTACCTGCCCAAGTACGACGCCAACGGAGTTGTGACCACGGCCGGTGCAGGCCTGCTCGGCATCGCCTACACGGCGGGCACGGACACCGCGCATCTGAATCCCCTGTGTGTCGACTTTGCTTCCGGTTCGCGCAAGCCTGGCTTCTTCCAGACGGCGAGCGGACAGTACGATGATGCCGCGGAACAGGACATCAACCAGAATCCGATCGACATCGGCGCCTACCTGCATGTGGTTGCAGACCAGGCCATTCTTTCGAATGGCTTTGCCACCAACTATGTCAGCAACATCGCGACGTTCGTTGCCGGTATCTGCGGCATGCTCGACGAGAAGCGCGCACTGACCAACCTGTCGGTCTCCGGCATTCAGCAGCTGCCGGGCCTGACCTACACACCCGGCCAGCTCGATGCGCTCACCCAGGTCAACATCAACGTGCTCAAGACCAAGACCACCGGTCCGGCGCTGTTGCATGACAAGACCTGCGCCACCGATGCCAGCGACTACACCCAGGTGCTGCGCGTCCGCATCAAGGGCCTGGTGGTTGCCACCATGCTTGCGATCGGCGACCCCTTCGTGGGAGCCAGCTCGCTCGACGGTCTCCAGCTCACCTCGCTGAAGACGGCGTTGGACACCGGACTCTCCGAACTGTCCAAGCGTGGCTACATCAACAGCCCCAGCGTGGTCATCAAGACCACAGCGGCTGAACAGCGCATCGGTCACGCCGACCTGTTCCTGAAGTTCCACCCGGCCGACCAGATGGTGCAGCTCAACGCCTATGTGGGCCTGACCCGCTAAGTAGTCCCTCCCTCCGCCGGCAAACCTGCCGCGGCTCAGCTCCCGTGAGGTCGCCCGATCTCCGGGAGCTGCGAATCCCTTCTGACTTCATCCTTCCAAGGAGTTCTCCATGTCCAGTGCTCTCGGCGGTGTACTCGCCAGCGAAATCAGCCGTTCCTACAATTCGTTCGCAGGTTCGGACATCAAGGCGGTAATTGGCCAGTTCCAGTTCGCCGAGCTGCAGGCGATCAGCTACTCCATCACCCGCGAGAAGGCCCCGGTCTACACCCTGGGCAGCGCCGATGTGCGCGCCTACTCGCGCAACAAGCGCGGCATTGCCGGCTCCCTCATCTGGATCAACTTCGATCGCCACGCTCTGTTGAATCTCATTCAGCAGGCCGCCGGCACCTTCGTCGCCGATGCAGACGAGATTCGCCCGCAGTACACCGACGTGTCCAACGGCTCCGCGGTCTTCCAGTCCTCGGTCATTCGTGACATGGGCCCCTCGATCAGTTCCACGATCAATGCTCTCGATCAGCAGACCATCAACACGGTCGGCGCGACCAATGAGCTGGCGACCCCGTGGTATTCGGATCAGATTCTGCCGTTCGATGTAACGCTCGCTGGCGCAAATGAGTACGGCGCCATGTGTGCGGCCAAGATCTTCGGCCTCGAAATCCTCAACGAGGGTTCCGGGATCTCGATCGACGATGCGGTTACCGAGATGCAGGCGACCTTCGTTGCCCGTGTGGTCGAACCGATGGCCGCCGTGTCCAGTCCGTTCCAGCCGTCCACCGGCATTGGCGGTTCGGCTCTGACGCGCGCGTAATCGTTTCTCCTCAATCTCCATACGGGCAGTTTCAGCCTTTGGCTCTTTGTTCCTTTCTGCCATGCTGAAGCTGCCCGTTTCTTTATTCCATGTCCATCTCCTTCCCTACCGTATCTCCCGACCAATGCCTGCTTACCTGTGGACTTGAGACGACTTCGTCTCAGGTCACTTCGTTCGTGGCGATGGGTCTGCCTGCGGACGCCGGTCCTACTCCGGCAGCCAGTGCGCCGGTGCTCGCCCCGCCAACAGCGCAGGACGCCGCGGCGCTCGCGGCTTACACCCCGTCGAAGACCAATACCCTCGACGGAAAGGGAACGGTTGTAACGCCGCAGTGGAACCCCGGCGCCGCCGGCGCCTTCGACTATCCCACCGATGCGATCAATCACACTCCGAACCCAGGGCTGACCACGTCAGGGTCGAACTACGATGACATGACCTACACCGGGTCCGACCTGAAGGTCATGCTCGAGGTTGCAGGCAGCGGAAGCACTCCGGGATCGGTACGGCTGTCCAAGCGCCTGGCGGAGTTGACCACAATCACCGTCTCGGTCCATCGGGTCAAGTCCCCGGTACCTGCCTGCGGGTACATCAACACCAAGGGCTGGGCGCGCGGGCGGCGCACGATCGCCGGCACCATGGTCTTCACCAAGTTCCTGCAGGATGTGCTGGCCGAGTTTCTCACCTCCGCCGCCTTCACCTCCGATCTCTCCAAGGATTCCCAGTACGTCAAGGTCGATCAGCTCCCGCCCTTCAATCTGACCTTCCTGTTCTCGAACGAGTACGGTCACCAGAGTTACCAGCGCCTGATCGGTGTTGAGTTCGTCACTTCGGGTGACGTCTACTCCATCCAGGACATGCTGAGCGAACAGACGGTCTCCTACGTCTGTGCCGACTTCACTCCTCTCCTCCCCATCTCCCAAAACAGTCAGCATGTAGCGGCAGCGTCCAACCCGATCACCGCTGCTCAGCGGACCGTGGCGGACGTGCTCAACGCCGCCGCAACACGGCAGGTCTAGCCATGGCCATTGCAACGATCCGATTCAAAGTCGTCAATCACGGCAACTTCCTTCCCGTTCAGGGAGCAACCGTGTCCAGTGGCGGCGCGTCCGCGTCCACGGCGAGCGACGGCACGACAACCCTGAAGGTGACCATCGGCTTGACCAACCAGTTCACGGTGGCGGCCCCTACCTATCTGACCAAGTCCGACTGGATCACCTTTTCCGAGACCGACGTCAACACCCTCTATCTGGACCGCGATCCGAAGTATTTCGCCAACTGGACCAAGCTGGTTGACTCGAAGACCAACCAGCCGATCGCCGGGGCGACGATCTACATCAACTCCAGCCGGGCCGGCACCTCGGATTCGACCGGCGCCGTGTGGGTCACCGGGCCTGTCGGCGCGGTATCCGTGCGCGTAACCGGCACCGGCTACGATTCCACCTTTCCTCAGACTGCGACCGGCCCCCAGGGATTCCCCGCACAACTCAGTGTGACGGCGACCCCGACGTCGCCTCAGCACCTGACTCTGACGGCGGGCGCGGCTACTGCCGCAACCGCAGGCTGTACCCTGTTCTTCGCCACGGCAGCTGCCGGCGGCCCAGCTGCAGAACAGTTGACCTGCGCCAACGGGCAGGCCACGACAGCCAACACGTATCTCCCAGGTCAATACCTCGTCACTGCTTCCCAGACGGGTTATACCAGTTCGGACACGCCTCTCACCGTCACCGCGGGCGTCACCCAGTACGCGGTCCAGCCTCCAATCCTGGATGCGGCAGCTTCGAATGTAAAGGCAGGCGACGCTCAGAAGGTCCCCGCGAATGGAGGATCCGTCTCCGCCGGGCCGACAACCGCGTCAAGCGGGATTGCGACTCTGACCTCGACCCCTCCGGACTACGAGTGGATCTACCCGAACTCCCAGGATGGGAAGTATTTCACCGCCACCCAGGCGCGCATCTACGTGGGCAACCTCTTTATGGACGAGCTGGTGCAGATCCAGTTCACCTACCAGGGCAACCGGATCCCCATCTACGGCTACAGTTCTGAACTGGCCGACGGCTTTGGAACCGGCAGGCGTTTGGTACAAGGCCAGCTCGCGCTTAACTTTGTCACTGAAGGCTACCTGTACACCGTCTTGAAAGAGTTCGCCAAGATGGCAAGCAACCGACCCGCGTCGGTGCAGGATGCCAACATCGCCGATCTGACAACCACCGTCCAGCAGTACCAGACCCTGGCTGCACAGAAGGACGATCAGACCGACCAGCTGCAGGCACTTTCCATCAAGATCCAGTCGCTGGCCGATTCACTTGGGCCCAGCGGACTCGATCTTTACACTGCGGGCCGGACCGTCTCGACGCAGAGTAAGTCGCCCCTCGCACTGTCCATCCCGTTCGACATCCGGTTTGAATTGACCGGCGCTGGTCGTACGGTAACGAAGATCATCCGGAATTGTCTGCTGACCGCGAACGATCAGGTCTATGACCAATCCGGCTCAACCTTGCTTGACGCCTATGGCTTCGTTGCACGAAGCCTGGACTAACAGGAGTTTCTATGGCAGAACAGACCGCAGAACAGACCGCAGACCAGACCGCAGACCAGGGAGCCCCGATCACCCCTTTCGAGTTCCTCCAGGGTTTCGCCGGCGCGCCCAACCAAGCCGACATTGACAGTCTGAAGACGCAAGCCCCAGGGGGACGCATCCGCCTCTTCCATTCCACCGACGCCAAGCGCGTGTACCTGATGCGCGGGATCTCCGCGATCGAACTGGTGCAGGTGCAGAACCTCATCCCCGCAGGCATCCACCCGGACAAACTGTCCGGAGTGATGCAGACCACGGTTGCCATCAAATGTTGCGCGTGGACCAGCGAAACCGCCGACCACAAGCTCAGCGATCTGGCATTGCAGGCCGCCGGCGCGGGTCTCACCGGGACGCTTCACGAGATCGTCTGCCAGCTCTCCGACTACATGGATCCGGCGACCATCGACCGCTGCAGCGCGGACCTGTAAGAGGAGGTACTTGTGCAGGTATTTAGCGCTCAGTGGGCAAGCGGCCGCTACGCCAAGTGGCGGTCGCTGACCTGGGCAGAGTTCCGGCGGTTCGAAGATCGACTCCGTTACGAAAGCCCGATGCAGGTGTACGTCGACCTGTACCGGGCTGTCGTGATTCAGGGTCCTCCCTTGGAAGGCGATCCCATCTTCCAGGCCCCCGCGGGTCTGGTCGAGTTCGTCGCCCATTCGATGCTGGACTCCAATCCGTTCGGCGGCGAGTACACCTCCGTCAAGAACGCGATGGAGCAGAAGCGCACCGAGCTGAAGCAGAACTTCCTCTCCGCCAGCAAAGCCATCATCGCCGGGATCTTCCGCTACACCTTCGAGGAGATCGAGCAGTGGGATGCCGAGATGTTCTTCGAGCGCCTGGCTGCCGCCGAGTTTGTCTCCGGCCGCAAGGTAGAACCCGGCAATCCCAATCGCAAGGGCCGCCGCGGCCCCCAGAAGAAAGACCTGACCGCAGCACAGGAGCAAGTTGTCCAGCGTGTCGCGCAACGCGATCCGCGCATGCCGATGCCGGCCGAGGAATCCAGCTACGACCCCACCGCAAACTCAGAGGACGATCAGCCTCGTATGACCAAGCGACCCCTGACCCCTGCACAGGAGCAAGTCGCCGATCGGGTCCGCAAACAACGCATGGGAAGGTAGTCCGTGCCCAATCCATTCATCGTATTCGATCTCGAGGCCAGCTCCTTCAACACGGGGCTGGCCAATTCGTTTCTGAATGGAGACGGCCGCGGCGCTGACTTGATTCAGGAATTCGTCCGCACTAGTTCCGACCCTTCCCGTCTGCAACAGCATCCCCTCTTCCAAGCTCACCAGCGTTCCCAGATTCTGCAGGTCTACGCAACCGGCAGCGCCTTTCAAGGCGGCGACGAAGGATGGGTACGTCCGTTCGACGAGATGCGCCGGTTCAACCGGCCGATCGGGAATTCACTCTACGATGAGAGCGACTTTGCCCTCCGTCATTCCCTGCTCTCGAAGGCACAGGGAGGCCGCAACTATGAAGCCCAGCGCGTCGAGCAACTGTACCAGGGAATCTCGGACTCGATCCGGTCCCATGGCAAGGCAGTCCTCGGTGGGCACAACATCGGGTCTTATGACTTGTGGAGGCTCGAGTACGCCACCTATCAGCACGACTCCCTGCGGAATCGCCGCGGGTGGCTGGCGGACCAGGTGCGCACGGGCCGTCTCATGTTGCGGGACAGCGACGCCGAACTGCTCGGAGCTGCCTCGGCGTTTGCCCGCCAGGATGCAGACTTTGCCGCCCATCACTTGAAGGGTGCGACCGACGTGGCTTCGGCCAAGTGGGTCTCCGGTCACAACCTGACCAACATCACCGAGGCAATGGGCTATCGCAACACCAATGCCCACAATGCCCTGGATGACACCCTCGGGAATGTGGCGTTCTTCGGGGACATCGATTCGGGGAAGGCCTTCACGCCGGAATCACTGCGTTCGATCTTCCCCCGCCAGGCTGCCGCTGCCACGCGCGAAGCCGCGCCGCTCCGGGCTACCGTGGCTGAAGCTGCAACGGAAGCGCGTTCTCTCTTCACCGGCGGAGAGAAGAAGTTCCTCATCGGCGCCGCCGTCGCCGCCGCCGCCGCCGCCGCCGTAGGCTCTCTGATTGCGCACTCTACCCGCCGCGATCGCCAGACCCAAATCACAGGTCTTGGCGAGACCGGCATGGGCGCGCAGGGCCGCCACAGACTCACGGACTTCGGCTCTGGCTACCAGGGCCTCTCCACCTCCCCCAATCCCTTCCAGCTCGAGTCTGAGGCCGCCTACAACCCCCTGGTGCGTGCACTGGGTGTAGGCGTCACCGGCTCTGCGCTCTACGGCGCCCATCGCTACATGCTGGCGACGAGCCCGAACTATGCCAAGCGCCTCCACGGTGCTGCGCTCAAGTTCGAGCAGTATTCCCCCATGCACCTGGGACGCACCTTCGCTGCCAGCGAACGGTTCTCGTCCTACCTGCCCAGCAAGCTGGTATTCACCCGCGGGATGCTGACCAATGACGACGGCACCCTCAATAAGGTGGGCCAGACCTTCGATCGTCAGTTCTCAGCAGCCGGACACAAGTTTGATTTCCTGAATGAGGTCACCGAAGACAATCCCCTGGTCTTCGAAGGCCGCCGCCGGGCGGGCTCCGGATCCCTGCAACTCCAGGGGCGCGGCATCGACATCGAGACCCGGTTCGTCCCGTCCGAGGGACGTCTGGCGGGAACCGCCGCGCGGCTTGACCAGGCGTTGGTCAACCATCCGATTCGCAGGTCGCAGGCTCAGAGTTCAGTCAAGCAGGCCTGGGGTGATTTCCAGGCAGTCCGCCGATCCCAGCGAATCTCGAATGCATCTCCCTGGTCTGAAGTCGCTAGTGCTGAAAAGCTGTATCGGCCTTTCTATACCCAGGGGCATGTCGCCGATCCTGCCGACGAGCTGTTCTCCCAGGCCCGCAATGCATGGACCCGTCTTCGGGTAGAGGGGCTCGAGGCGACCGAGCGTACCCAGAGACTCTTCGCGGAAGCAGGGTTCGGACTGAAGGCAGGTACCTGGAACAAAGCAGCTCATCTCCCCTTTGTCGGGGAAGGCGGCATGCTCAACCAGATGCTCACCAAGCGCGTCGCGCCTCTGGTGCTTGCAGCCACTGCGCTGGGCTGGCTGGACTATAAGCTGGGGCATCCCAGCAACAAGATCGTCGATCTTGGCCTGAAGGCCAATGTCCTGCGCGCCGACCTGACCGATATGGTCCCCGGCGCCCGCGGCGTCACTGACTTCTACGACAAGGTCACCCCGGGATCGCAGTACGGCCCGTTGGCGTTGCCCCTGGCCGGCGCTTTCTTTGGAGGCGTCTACCACTATGGCAAACTCCTCGGCGGCAAGTATGCCGACGAGGCGGCCCGGACACTTGGCGCCCGCATTCTCCCCGAGATGAAGGGCCTGCGCAACTTCACTGCCAAGGGTGGCAAACTAGTCTCGGTCGAAGGAGCTTCTGCCATCTGGAAGTCTCTCGGAGCCCCAGGCAAGGGCGCCGCTATCGGCTTGGCTGCCATGGCTCTGTTCGTTCCCGGCATGCTTGGGTCCCGCAAGAGCGGCGCCGATCTGCGCGACATCTACTCCGGCAGCGAACCGATTCCAATCAGGTCCGGCCGCTGGTGGGAAGTCGGCTCAACACCCTACGAAGGCGGACGCATCAAGGAGTGGCGTCCCCACTGGAGCGTGCTGCGCAAGAGTCATGCTGAAGACATCTCGCTCTACGGATCCGAGAAGGATAAGTGGAAGCACAATCCCATCCTGCATCCGCTGAAGTATGCCCGCGACCCTTACTGGCTTGAGAAGCAGCACTATTACGATCGGCCGTACCCGGTTGCGTCCCCAGCATTCTCCAATGTTCCCTTGATCGGCCCGCTGCTCGCCGCGACCGTCGGCAAGTTGGTCAAACCGCCTGTGCGCATGCATGAAGAGAACTGGAATGGAGAGGATTACACCCTCTACTCAACCCGTCTGGAACCGAAGGGCCCAGGCGCGGTCGCGCCGCCCCGTCCGGAAGACGAGTTCACCCTCAGACATGCCCTCAAGCAGGAAGTCGGCATCCTGGCCGAGTACACCGGCCTCTACGGATTCATTGCCAGCAGCGCCTACCAGGCCATCTTCCCAGGAGTCAACCAGGGTAAGAACGTCTACTTCCAGGGCTCCCGTCAGATGGACAACTTCTCCCGCCGCTACTACGAGCGGGAGTTGGGCGCCGGCATCGCGCCGTCACCTTCGATGCGGGAGCACTTCGGATACACCGAACCCTTCCGCCGCTTCGTGCAGCGGGAAGACTTCTCTCCCCAGGCCAACCCACTGCGCAACCAGATGCCAGGCTGGCTGCCCGGTGCCGACTACCTCACCAACTTCCACATCGGCGATCCCTTCACCAAGGTCGATGAGGGCTATGCCCGCCTGCCCGGCGCTGGCTACGAGGCACTGCATCCAGAGTTGAAGGGCCTCAAGCCCGAAGACTACCCGGACATCAACAAGCTGGCCATCCTCGGTGACGTGGCTCCATACTCACGTGAGTACAACATCTTCCGTTCGAAGGTGGGCGCCGACTCCGCCGACAACACCGAGCTGCGTATCGAGTACGAGAAGATCCTCGACCGCGTCCGGCAGACCAGGGAGTCCGTCATCCGGATGGATGCGCGCCGCTTCACGGAACCTGTCGCTGAGCTTGAAGGCACCATCGAAACGGCGACGCCCGGCGGAGTCACCCTCAAGGAACATCCGGGCCAGGTCTTCCAGTTCTCGTCCGTGAGCATGAGCGCCGCCAGCATGTCGGCGAGCATTCTCGGCGAGCACAACAATCTGACCCGCGCGGAAGTTGCCGGACAGGTTGACGAGCGCCATCAGAAACTGCAGGACTACCTGGCTGGGATGGTTGGATCCAAAGCCCACCTGACGGTCCCCGATGGAACACTCGGCCGGGCGGAGCGCGCACGAGCCGTCATCGAAGTCGATGGCAAGAACCTCAACCGGGAACTGATCGACCAGGGCTACGGCCAGTATGAAGAGCATCTGGGCGGAGCTGAAGCGCAGGAGATGTTCGGCGCCGCCGGCAAGACAGTTGGCTCGATCGCTGAAGCTCTCGCCTTCCAGGGGGACTCCAGTCGGCTCAACCCAATGCGCTACATCCCGACACCAGGTCACACCAAGGCCTGGCAGGAGCGCACGCCACTTGCCCAGTACATGACCAACGAGGTCGTCGGCACCCGCATGCGACGATGGGAACGGCCCATCCATGACTTCCTCATGCCTTATGCGCGAGGTGCCTGGCAGCGGATGAGTGGTAAAGCTCTCATTCCTGAGGATGTACAGGTTCGGCGGGATTTGAACACCCTGGGCGACACCATGCAATATCTCCGCGGACTCAATGCGGAGACCTCGGGGACCTATACTAATAAGAAGCAGAGGACTTCTGTCGGGGCCAACCTGTTTGCCGCGTCGACATTTGTAGCTTCTACCCTTCCTGCCCGCGAATCCCATTACTTCCGCCAGTTCCTCAACGAGACGGATCCCGAGAAGCGGGCCTCGATTCTCGAAGTGGCTTCGACTGAGATGCAGCGTGCCCTTTCCGCGCAGTGGATCGCGCAGGAAGCTCGCATCCAGGTAGCCAATGGGAACGACCCCGGCCCAATCGGCGAAGGCGGCCGGATCTACACCCAGGCCAACGTCGAGGACTACAAGAAAACCGACACCAGTCTGGACTACGGCAATTGGCTGCGATCCAAGGAGATCGCCGACTTCTTCTCCCGCACCGGGTTTGCTCTTCCCGAACAAGGATCAGCTGCATACGACGAAGCTTTGGATTATGAAGACGTCAAGCTGAAACTGATTCAACAGGAAGGGTACGACTCCCATGACTTCAATATCTTCGATGACCGGGCAGCCATGCTGTGGCGCAAGCCGTATGTGGATGGTGCTGTCCGCGAACTCACCAGCGGTGACGATCGTTCCCCAGAGCAGCTGCGGCGGGCGGTCGAACAGCTGATGACAGCCTCACACGACGCAAGATCGGATGTTCGAACTGCGGTACACGCAAGCCACACGAATCGCGCGAGCATTCGAGTGGATGTATCTGTCGACGAGAGCGACGCACTGGTGAGAGACATTCGCCGCAACCCCGACAAGTATGCGCAGGAGACGTAATGCAACCGCACAGCATCACCCTCGATCCCGAGCTGCACAGCGTTGATATCCGCGAGATTGAACGTCGCCTGAAAGAAAGGGTGGCTGGTCAAGATCCGGCCATTTCACAGTTGGTGGGCTTGCTCGAAACCTACTTTGCCGGCTACAACGACCCCAATGCTCCTGTGGGCGTGGTGCTTGCCCTGGGCCCGTCCGGGACCGGCAAGACCAGTCTGATCGAAGCTCTGTGCGAGATACTCTACGACAACCCCAAGGCGCATGTTCGGATGAACTGCGCGGACTTCAAGGAGTCCCAACAGACCCAGCGGATTGTCGGAGCGCCTCCGGGCTACATCGGTTTCAAGGACAAGTCGATCGAGACGTATTTGACCCAGGAGAATCTGGACCGCCATCACACGGCGAAGATGAAGCTCAGCGTCGTCCTGCTGGACGAGATCGAGGAAGCTCATAGCGCCCTCTATGACTACCTGCTGGCCGTATTCAATGACGGCGAAGGCATGGTCAGCGGCAAGTTGGTCAACTTCCGCAACACCCTGTTTGTCATGACCTCGAACCTGGGGACCTCCACGAAGTCCAGCCTGCTTGGCTTTACGGCCGACCAGGTCGCCGCCCATAACCACCAGAACGAAGCATCGATCCGCAAGGCAGTGCAGGAGCATTTCAAGTTCAAGTTCCTGAACCGCATCGACGAAACCATGATCTTCGAGGCGCTGTCCAAAGAGACCATCGACCTGATCTTCGACATGCAGGTGTGCCAGATCCGCCGCAGGCTTCTGATCTCGAAGCAACCCGGTCCGCAGTACGTGTTCAAGATCCAGGACGATGCCCGCCAGGAGCTGGTCCGCCGCGGCTTTGACATCAAGTTTGGAGCCCGTCCCCTGAAGCGTGTCCTCCGCCGGGTCATTACCGACAAGCTGGCGGCTCTGATGCGCAGCGGCCAGGTGGAACACGGCGACCTGGTGGTGATCGATTACACCGGCATTCGCTTCATCTACGAGAAATACAACGGTGACGAAATCGGCCAGCTCTCGGACCCGCAATGGGCCGAGTTCAGCAGGATCATCGATTAGACCTTTGATAGATGCGGCGGAACAGCGATGCTGTTCTAGCCACCAAGGCTCCCACCGGGCGGACGAGTAACTCACCTGGACTTCCGCGATAGCACCCTACCGTCCTCACCTGTGCTCCCCACCTCGCTCGGAAGCGTCCGCCCACCCCTCTCCCTCCCATGCCAAATCCCCTCCCATCGATGACCCGAACCGCCCTCAACTCCCTCAATGAGGGTGTTGACGGCGTGCGTGCATGGGCGAATCTCAGCCTGCTGCACTCCAGGGTGGGTATGGGAGCGGGCATTGCCATGCTGGCAGCTCCGTTGTTCCTGAAGAATGACGAGCGCGGTTACTTCCAGACGGCTGCGATGACCACTCCCTTGATCGCCGCCGGCGCCATGGTAGCGCCGCGGCTGTTCCCGACGCTGCAGCGCGAAGGTAAACGCCTCATCGACGTGGTCAAGCAGGTTCCTACCGACTACGGCTTTCAGAGCAGGGTCTACAACGCCGAGAGCGGCGCAATGAACCTATCCGAACTGCGCCAGGCCTTCGAAGGCGGACGCATCTCCTCCGCGGATTACAACCGAGGTTTGCTGCGCTATCACGGTGACATTGCCGCCAGCGTGATCAGTCCCGACGAGATCGACCGGCAGTTCCTGTCGGCATCCCGCACCTTCTCCGAACTGTACAAAGATCCCACCAAGCACCGCATGCTCGAGAACGCGCTGTACCGCGCGACGCTGAGCCAGGAAAGCGCCGGCGAGAAAGCTGCCTGGAACGACCTGACGGCGGTTGCACCAAAGATGTCGCTCAATGAGATCGACGACCTGTTCGACGCCTACTCCAAGAACCCGGACTGGCTGAAACAGGTCAACTACCGAATGCAGGAAGCCCGCAAGGCAACTACATCCGGCGCCACCATTCCCTCAATCGACACCCTGGTCGATGCGAATGCCGAGTACGTGCACTCTTACAGCCTGGATACAGATCAGGGCATGGCGATGCTCAAGAACTCGCCGTTCCAGGATGAGATGAGCGAGATCGAGACCCTGCTCGGCACTCAGGGTGCGGGCTGGAAACGATCTGACTTCGAACTGCAGGTTCTGCCTGATCGCAACCAGGCAGTCAACCGCATCCAGGGCCTGATGGTTCGGGGCGAGCTGTCGATTCCTTTTGCTGATGCGGACGGCGGCGTGCGCCTGGGCAGCCGGTTCGACCGGCACGGGGCCTCCCGCTTCTTCATCACCCACAACGACCGGCTCTCCTCCCAGGTCTATGCCCTGCGCGGGCTGCAGAGCGGCCCCGCCGCCATGCCGAGTGTGGCCGAGGAGCTGGCGCGCGCTCAGTTCAACATTCAGGGCGATGCAGGTGCATTGCGCAACCAGAAGTTCTTCTTTGGCAAGCAGGGTGTCATGGGCAATCTGCCGAACTCATTTCCCACCGAACGAGGCGCAAAGGGATTTGCCGATCTTCGTCCGGAAGAGATGATGGCCGCGATCAAACATCAGACCGAGGGGCCGGATGGCCTGGTCCGGATGTCAGGCGGTACGGGTCTGGACATCTATGAAGAACGCTCACTGCGGTTGATCGAGCCCCAGGGCGTGCACTCGCGTGAGGCGGAGAGTCTGCGCGGCAAGGCCGTCAACAAGGGCGTCTCCGCCTGGGTAGCTCCCGGCCATGAAGGCTTCTCCGCCACCAACGCCGTGGATCTTCCTGAGTTTGCCATGCGGACCTACCAGGTGTCGGGCAGCCAGCATGCCTTCTTCAGCGAGATGCCGGAATGGAAGGCGATCGAGAACGACGTCAACCAGCAGTTCGGTTATATGGAAGCTGCCGGTTTCGGAGGCAGCTCCGCCCTGGAAGAAGAGGCACGACAACTGTCTGTCGATGTCGCCTTGAGCAAGATTGGCGCTCGGGAACGCATGATCACCTTCATGGCAGGAGATGCGGGTGTTGGTATGGAAGCAGCCGAGGCCATGTACACCAAGTTCCTGCCATTCCTGGCCAATCCCAAGAACTACGAGGCCATGCGATCGCTCTCCTATCTGGGAGATGGATCCAGAATCATGGGCAACAGCATCGGCGCTGGCTTCACCCAGACCCGCTCGGTGCGCCTGCACGAGAGCCTGCTCACCGAAGGCATGCTGAACGGGGAGACCATTCCCGAAGGCACGCCACTGGGCTTCGAGTACGGCAACGCCGTGTTCCCCAACGGGGAGCGCAACAAGATCGTCTCGCACTCGAGCACCTTCAACGAAGACGGGTCAATGACCTTCCAGATCGAAGAGAACCTGGGCAGCCAAGGCCTGAAGACGCACGGCTACACCAAGCAGACGACTGTGCTCGGGCTCAACGACCTGACCCTGGACCGCGTGCGCCGCGGTACGAATGCGTGGCATCAGGCGACCGGCAGCGGTGGTGTGGTCGATGAGCGAGTAGCCGCCTTCACCCTGGAGGGTTCCAACTCGGCCAAGGCCAAGAACCCGCTCTCCATCATGGAGAACATGCTGGGCGCCACGCTGGGCGATGTCCAGCAGGCAAACGGTGAGCTGCCCGACTTTCTCAATGCCGGCCTCAAGCAGCTGTCGCCCTACGGCTATTCGTTTGAGAACGGCGGACTGCTCAGCGACTCGTCGAAGTTCCTGAGCATGGAGCATGCTCCTGCGAACTACTCCGCTGTGGCCGAGATTATGCACGGCTTGATGGAACAGACCGGCGCGGCCATCAAGGCCGAGCAAATCAAGCTGGACGCATCCATGCGCGGCTACATTGACTGGTCCATGAAGAACTCCAACGGGTCTTATACCGACTACAAGACCCGCTTCGGCATGCCCGAATCTCTCAGCGTATCCGATCACATGGCCCTGAACCACGCCGGTGAGGTTCGGATCACGCGCGACGCACTGCAGCAGTTGAACATTATGGGCTACCACGAGGTTGCCAAAGAGATCAACGGCCGCCTGCAGACCGACGGACTCCCGGGTATGACCCAGGACTTCCTCAAGCACATCGAGAAGGACGGCCAGGACTTCTCCGGTCAGTTTGGTGATACCACCGTTTCGCTCGCTGATGCAATGGGAGGTTCCGACCTGCGCCTGGGCACCGCCGCTGGGCGCTCGGGTACGATCTTCGACCCAAAGAATCCGCTTGCCCAGAAGAACTACTCCGTCCTGGCCAATGTGGAAGGCAAGGACTATTACATCCCTGCCCTGGGGCGAGAAGCCTTTGGAGGCGGAGCAAACGCATACGGCACCGACGGTTACTCGGCCAACACGTGGGAGGGCCAGTTCAAAGATGTGCTGCAGGCTGCCGGCGGCGACAAGGAACCCTTCGAAGCGAAACTCAAGACTTACACCGACACCGTGAAACAGAAGGTGGGGATGGGCAAGGAGAGTGTGTGGCGCCCGTCGTCCGTTGACCCTCTGGGCATGGAAGGACGCGCCGCCTCGCGCGCTTCGTCTCTGCGCTACGCGGATGGTTCCGTAAACCCCTACGAGATCGGAGTGGGCAACCGTTATCTGGATCTGATGGCCGCCGACGATGCAGCCGCTCTGCGCCGCGGTGGTAGCCGAGCATCTCTGCTCCTGCGTCACCCGATCAACGCTCCGGCCATCACGGTGATGAAGTACGACCCGCGGCTGGACAACACCTGGGACATTGGAGTGGATCCTCTGCTGCAGTTGATCGATAAGGGCGACACCGACGGCGATCGTATGTCAGCCCATCTGATCAACGGGGACCACTTCACCAAAGAAGGTTTCGCCAACTTCATGAAGAATGAAGTTCACGGATCTCAGAGCCTGCAAAGCAGTCAGGTCAAGTTCAACCGAATCTTCAATGGTGATGAGGGGCCCGTTTCCTTCAAGGACTGGTTCGCCGAAGCAGGTGAAGGCGCCCGGCGGCGCAACGGGTTTGCCACCTTCGCAGGAGTTGATGTCCGCCGCGCCCTGATGGCTCGCACCGCCGGCGCCGACGTCGGCATGCTGTCGAACACCTTTGAGCTGATGGAGACCACGATCGCGCACAGCAATTCGATCCGCATGCCTGCCGAGCGTCTACTTGCCCACCAGACCCTGTTCGATATCGTCAAGCAATCCTCGATTGCCGCCCAGAAGTTGAAGAAGGGGGACGCGGTCGGGGACTACACCCAGCTTATGGCCTGGAACAACAAGCTGCGTGGTTCCCTTGCAGATCGGTCTGCCAATGGCCAACAGGGCTTTATGAAGGCCCTCATGGAAGGCGCTGAGAAGTTCGGCAAGGATGTCGACATCAACGATGAACACGTTGGAATGGGCCTTGCCACCCAGGCAGAGCTGGAAGCTGGCAGTCAAATCAATCCCTACGCGCGCTTGCTCGAGCACAAGGCTGATCTCTTCGAACGGGTCCACTCTAGCTTCGACCCGCGACAGGCAGATGCCCATAAGCTATGGACCATGTCCGCCGCTGATGCCGAGAAGTTCTACGGCAACGTCACCGGCCGGATGACCGACGATATGCTTCCCCTGATCCAGGCGGCAGCCAACCGAGGCAGCGCAAGCAATTTGAGTGCTGCGGTTCTGGGAGCTGAGAACGAAGCCAACAAGGTGGCGCAGTTTGCCGGGAAGGCACGGCGGGCGGCGGGCGGGTTGGTCGATGCAGCCGGGCAGTCTGCGGAAGAAGTCATGCGGACCGCTAGGGGAGCTGGCGTCAGTAAGGTCCTGGGCATCGGCATGGCAGCCGCGGCCGCAGGAGGCCTGCTGTTGGGGTCTCTGCACAGCCCGCGCGAGGGCCAGGCTTTGGCTCCTCCATCGGGTAATGCCCAGCGTCCGGAAGAACGGATCGGAGTCGAAGATCGCATTCCAGGAGAACCTGAGCCTGGGGCGATGGCACCTGCCAACCCACCGCGTATGGTGAGGTCAGCTCGGCAGGGTGTACGCACTTCCGTCGTTGCCCCCATGGGTCGTGCGACCCAGCTCGAAGTCCACGTGAAGGCCGACGACCGTAGTCGAGCGGCCGAAGCTGCCCGTCTTGCCGCAAGACTTGCCTCCGGCGATGGGAACTCCAGCACCACGATCAATTACCGCGACACCACTCGACTGGACAGTCTCCGCACCCGGGACAAGGTCCGCGAGGCGATGAACGAAAGCTAAACCATGAGTGTTACCTTCTCCACCAGCAACTCGGACCCTTCGTCTGCCGGCTACTTCCGGATCGGCTTTGTCACGCTGCAGATCCCGCCTCAGAACATCGTGACCTCGCGCGTCGTCAACAACGACAAGCTGGCCACTCTGCGCGGCATGAACGAGATGTTCCGCAAGACCGGTCAGGCTCGCTGGGACGTAACCGTGAGCTGGGCCGCCATGATGGGCGGCGCCACACCCGAAGCCAAGTACCAGCAGTGGAATGATCTGCAGAACGTCGCCGCCATGTTCAAGGCAGCTCCCTTTGTCGAAGTCGAGTCACCTCACCTGCGCCAGGTCCTGGCCCCTCACGATCCGCTGATGGCTTATCCCCACCGGCTGGGGATGGCGTTGCGGCAGCTACGCGTTGATTCCCATCCCGATATCGTGGACACCCTTCTGGTCACGTTGACGATGACCTACTTCAACTTCGGTCCCTACTCTGTGGCCTTCGACTATGTGGGCGACGAAGGACAGCCAGTCAGCGCCGATCAATGCACCAAGTTCAAGAACTACATCGCCATGTGGCGCGCGAACAATATGGACCACGTCTCCGCGCGGGACGGCGACCCGATCGCACCGCTGTGGATGGCACAGGATCCAGGCGAGATGGCCCTGAAGTACCGGATCTACAACCCGGTTCCAACCGGTCAACTGCCGGACTTTGGAACCATGGTCATGCCTGGCGGCGCCCAGGTGGGCACGACAGTGCTGCCCAGCACCTACACTCCAGCGTCAGCGACATCTGCCGCGGCCGGCAAAGCGAGCAAGGGAACTCTGCCTCCGGATATCGAAGCTCTGATTCGGAAGACGGCACTTACGGTCAAAGGGTACTGTGATCCGGCTATTGCCTGTGCAGTCTGTCTCACCGAAAGCGCTGGAAACCCAACTGCTCACAATGCAGGATCGACAGCACAGGGTCTCTTTCAGTTGCTGGCAGGCACGCGCCAGTCCCTCAACGTGGCGGACGGCTTCAATGCACAGCAGAGCGCCCAAGGTGGCTGTCAGTACCTGGCCGATCTGTTCAAGAAACTGGGCACCTGGGAGCTTGCCGTTGCTGGTTTCAACCAGGGATCCGGCACCATCGTTGCTTATCGGGACGGCAAGGCCTTGACCGACAAGAGCAACGGGCACGTGATCAATCCGAACAAGCTGGTGACCGGTGGAATTCCTCCGGATCCTGCTGTGCAGCGGTACGTTTCAACCATCCTGCGCAATGCACAGATGAAGTTCGGATTCACCGGGCAGACAGCACCTCAGCCAGGCTCCCAGCGGCCACAGACCGCACAAGTGGCACCGGCCGCTGCGACCAACAGCGCCACATCGCCCGCCACTTCCACCAGCAATCCAATGACGGCGACGGACACCGCGACCGAACAGGCGTTCCAGGCCCAGGCTACCGAGATGGCGGCCGACGGTTGGAGTCTTGATCATCGGTCGGACACCGCGGGCGTCGGGATCTGCTTCTTCTACAAGGAAGCCGAAGTGAGGATGGCTCCGCTCGATTCGTCTACGGCGGATGTCACCGGCGGCATCTGGCCCACCCAGTTCTCGGTTCTGCTGGTGAACAATCTGGCGCAGATCCCTCTGTCCGGTTATCAGTATCCGACCTATCAGCATCTTGGCCCCTGCAGTTCGCTGGTGCAGATCTCGTTCATGTCCAAGGGCGAGCGCGCCGACGAAACCCAGGAACCTGTGCACGAAGGCCTCAGGTCGCTATCCTCCATGGCTCACTTCATGGAACAACAGCACCTGCGTCTGCGCACGCAACTGCGCACGCCCAATTCCCTGCATCGGATGCAGGCAGTCTACGTTGAGAACCAGGTCCTGAACATGCTCGGCATCTACGGCCTCATGCTTGACCAGGTCACTACCGAGACATTGCCCGAGTCCTCGGACCTGGTCACGGCGCAGCTGACGGCCAGCCAGTACGAGAACCGCTTCGAAGAGATCGAGCCCTACAAGTTGAACGGCATCTCCCAGGCCTACAACCAGGGGTTGAAGGACCTGGTGCTGACCGACAATACCATTCAGCAGGCACCTTCCGATGTCCAGGGACCGTTGAAGCCCATCTTGAACTACCGCACCCAGGCAGATAACGCAGATGAAAATGCGATGATCGCGCGCCTGATGGAAGTCGCGGCTCAGCCGTCGTCGACTCTGTTCACGTACATGGCAGGTGCACCCACTTTCACCATCAGCCAGGTCGACGCCGCCCAGATCACCTACCAGACGGGAGTGGACTGGTCGAAGTATCCGGTCGCACTCGCCCGGGTGAAGCAACTCCAGCAGACTGGCGACGCCCAGACCTGGACGATGGCCGACTACCTGATGATCAAGAGCGTGGCCTGGAAGGTCTACAAGCCGGTCAATCCGGGCGGCAGTATTCAACACGTCGACTCAACCTTCCAGGGCGACACCCGCCGGACGATGGTCCAGGATGCGTATCAGCGGCTGTTCGCGTACTTTGCCGCGAGCGACACCGGACTGCGCACCGCTCTCAACCAGGTGATGAACAGCCCAGCCCTGGCCGCCAAGGTCAAGGGCGCAGTGCCCTCCGGGGACCCGTCGCTGGCGTCACCAGGATCCAACGACCACGGCGCCTACCGGGATATGGGTTTGAACACCATCCTGTTGAACGGCGAAGACTTCAACCCCGGCATGTACTTTGTCAACAACAACGAACAGTACAAGACACTTGCGAAAGGCGCCCTGCTGGATGTGATGAGGTCGACGGCGTCGGCGGCGGCGCAGACCAACAGCAATGACAACAGCCAGCAGCTGCCGAATTCAGTGGCCCCAATCTCCTCGACGACATCTCTGACTCCGACAAACCTCCCCGTAGATCAGGCAGGACAGATCAACCTGCCGGCAGGCCTCAAGTCGATCCCCGGCAATGCGGATACGGTCATGCGGATGTGCAACATCCCCGGCTACAACATGGCCGAGGCGTTCCCGACCTTCAAGCTGATGTTCCTGGAGGACGAGAACAACAACGTCTATTACGCCTTCGACGACTTCTTCAGCTATGCCTCGGTGCTCGACTTCGAGATGCAGCGGCCGTGGAATCGCCCGGCCACGCTGCAGATCAAGATCACCAACCTGGCCTACCTGCTCAACCACAAGATCTACGATGCCTCGACCGCCGGGAAGTGGGCATCCTACCGCGATCGCTTCGCCACTGAGATCTCAGGAGCTGAAGCTTTGCAGGGTGGACGTAATGGAGACGTCACTAGCAAGATCACCGCAGGTAAGGAAGGCATTGGGGGCACACCCTATCAGCTGATGGGCCCGGATATGACCGAAGGCCCGCGCGGCGGCAACATGAAGAACCGTCGCATTCCGCTGCAGTATTTCCCGCTGCAGACGGGCACCAAGATCCAGCTGAGGGTTGGTTACTCGAACAACCCCGACAAGCTGTTCCCCATCTTCTGCGGGACTGTGACGGAGATGGAAGGCAACGAGATCATCACCATCACAGCGCAAAGCTTCATGCTGGAGTTGACGGAACCTCTGAGCGACAAGGCGCAGACTGACTCCTGGATTCACATTGGTTCGCTGCTGGAGAGCGGACTCAGTTGCCTGACCCTTGGCCGGATTGGAACGATCGGCCGCGGCGCCGCCTATGGAGGCCTGACTCTCTTCGGCGACTCCGGCGATACCGGCACCGTGATCTCGAAGATGCTCAAGTCTTCGGGCGCGAAACACTTCGGGCATTGGCAGATCGATGCCACCGGCAACCACATGTTGAAGGGGTTTGGCTGGAAGGAACTGTCCGGCGAAGTGGCCGGCACCGCGGCGGGTTGGGTTGGTCATGGAGACGTGGGCATCGCATTGCAGTCGAACTACGATCGGACGGATGAGAACGTCATGATCAACTCGGCCGGCAACTTCGATGGCACCTCGACGGACGCCGCCAACTCCCACCAGTATCTGGATCAGGGCAGCCCGTTGCGGCCGTTCTCCTACTACGTGGACTCAGCGACGCAGCTGACCCTCATGGAACTGATTCAGGACGTGGCCCGGCGTTATCCGGAGTACCTGCTGCTCGAGAAGTGGTACGGCTATCCGTACAGCTGCGATGCGACCCTGGTCTTCGGTCATCCCTTCGATTGGTACTTCGCTCGGCCGTCCCTGCTGGGCGACCAGGAGAAACAGCGCGCGGCCGATCAGAACATCGACGCTTACAAGCTGTGGTGGGACGCGCAGGGCAAGAAAATGTTCACAGATCTGTTGGGCGGTGCCGGTCACCTCAGTCTTCTTGGCATTCCGCTGGGCAGTTCTGTTGGATGGCTGGAATCTCACGTGATGACTGGACTGGTAAACCAGGCGGCGCAGAGCCCCGCCGGTCTGCAGGCAGCTCTGCAGTCAGATGCCGTCGTTGGAATGACACCGGGCGTTGTAGGAAAGATTCCAGGACTGAGGGACTTCCAGCGCGCCCTGCAGCAGGACGCAGCCGCTATCCTGAAGTCCTATTACGCCAGCCAGATGTCTGGTTCGGATCTGGCTTCTTCAGATCGCATGAAGCCCGTGCGCCGCTACCACTTCATCGACGACCAGTCGATCGTCCACAACGGCATGTCGCTCAACGACAAGATCTACAACTGCGTGAAGATTGGGGATGGTGAGAAGTGCGGTAAGAAGTATGTCGTGAGCGCCAATCCCAACATCATGCCCAGCTACCTGCGGGCGCTCGATGTGACGGACCGCATCAACGATCCGAAGCAGAACGTCATCGACCAGGCCCTGATCGGCACCAACCAACAGATGATCCAGGTCTACGGCCAGAGCTTCCTGCGTGAAGAGGTCGGCAAGATGTACAAGGGCGAGATCATCCTACGCGGGATCCCCGAGATCGAGCCGATGGACATCCTGATGATCATGGACCCGGCGACAGGCATGCAGGGACCTGTAGAAGTCGACACTGTGACCCAGATCATGAACCTTGAGATGGGTTTCATCACCATCATCAAGCCGCGGGCTGTCGTCTGCATCAACGAAGCATCGAGCGCCGGTTTCCTGCGCATGTTGGGCATGATGGCCGGAGCCGCACTGCCGGAACTCCGCCGTCTGACCAGTCTGTCCAGGTATGCAGTGACCGGTGCTGGCACCAAGGCAGTAACTGCTGCAGTTGTCGGCCGCGTTGGCTGGGCAGGTCTGAAGTGGGCGGGTGAGAAGGCGGCATCGGGAGTAGTCTCGAATGCCCTCAAAGCTACCAGTGAAGGACTGCTGGACGTCGCTACCGCTCCGGGCACCGTAACGGGCTTTACGACGGCAGTTGGGACCGCCTCTGAGGCCGCCGGCACCGCCGCCACCGGCGCGCTCGCAGCTGAAGGTGCAATGGCTGGAACGGTTGCCTTCCTGGCGAGCCCTCCCGGCTGGGCGGTACTCGCACTGTGCGCTGTGGCTGCGATCGGTGGATCCATCTGGATGGTCAACAAGGGCACTCAGAACAGCAATGCCCTGGTGATCTCTCCCTGCCTGAAGCTCGGCCGGCCCTGGGTCGGCGGCGTCCAAGGCTGGGCCATCGAGGACATGGTGGGCATCATGAACAACGAGGCTATGCAGTTCATGGCAGACGAGATCTTCCCCCTTTACGACCTGTGGCTCGAAGCAGGCGGGTATTCCAACCCGATTCCGGCGGCATTTCAACCGGCTTTGGCTCAGTAGCCACGCATTCCTATACTAGATAGCTTATGAATCCTTCCTCCGGTACCGCCAATCCGCTCCGCCTTGCTCTTGTCAGCCCCTGCTCGACCTGTAAGAACCAGCTGACGGCCGCTGGGCCCAATGGGCAACCCGCGTGTCCGCGGCGCGTCCTGCAGGCTGGCGGCGCTACAACCACCGCAACCGATCACCTGGTCCTCTATGGGACCGAGGGGACGGCCAATGAGGGAGACGGCTCCTATCGCAATCCGGTGTACTGGACCGATGGGCACGCCATCCTGGTTTGGATCGCTCTGCTGGGGGACAATGGCGGCGTCTACGACGGCGCCGGCAATCCGGTTACCCCAGGGATCCTTGATCCCGGCTTCGACACGAGCCACATTCAGTGCAGGCCGCTGCCGATCGTACCGCGGGATTCCGAAGCCGCCTACTTTCAGCATGGCGCGCTGGCGGAGAACGACCAGCTGGAGGTCTCGTTGACGAGCAGCCAGCAACAGGCCATGGACACCGGAGCCCCGGTTTTGATCGACGGCTTTGGTAAGAAGGTCAGCTTCGTATTCAATCATCCTCGTACACCGGTGAATAAGGACCTCTGTCCCGCCGGCACCTAATCGTCAGGGTATCGTCAGGAATCGTCCGATTCATGTCCAGCCAACCTCTCGTCTTCGATCTCGAAAACCAGTCCGGAACCTATCAGAAGCAGCCAAAGACCTTGTATGCCGGCGACTCCTACGATGGGCAGCCGACGGTCGCAGTTACGGAAGACGAGATCATTCTCGCCGCCGACGCCAACAATGTCGTGCGTGTGGATCCCGACTTCGGGGTTCTGCTGTCCGGCAAGTTGAGTCTCTCCGCTACTCCGGATCAGATTTCCTTTGGCGGCGGCTATTGGCGGTTCAATCCCCTGCTGCTGACCTGCCTGCCCTCCACCACCCCCACTCCGATTCCCACGCTGATCCGGTCCACGCCCAACTTGCTGGAAGGAAAAAGTGCACTTTCTTCTTGCATGGACTTTCTGACAGCTAACTCCGATGCCGCTTAGAAGGCCCCAATGTCTGTAGATCTCGGATGGATGAGTAAGGGCGGCCTGCTGCAAGACGGCTCCGGCGACATCGCCTTCACAGCGTCCCCGCTGCAGTGTCTCAAGGACATGGCCTACACGCGGCTCAAGGCCGCGTTGAACGCCTGGAAGCTCTATCCCATGATCGGTGCGGATCTCGACTCCTGTCCAGGTCAGACGGTTGCCGCGGAGCTGGAGACAACCATCCAGCGCCAGGTCACCGCCGCTTTCACCCAGGACTTTCTACCCTACGGTTCTTTCACAGTGAAGACCGTCCCCATGGGTTCGACCATCCAGGTCTTCGTCTTCCTTGATAAGACCCTGATCGCTACCACTACGGTGACCAAGTAAATGTCCGTCCAGACTCCCACCTCTCCCACCACCTACCAGGCCAACATCCTTGCGGCCCTGCAGCAGACTGGTATCCAGAACACGTCCGCCGGCGGCAAAGCGCGGGCCTTCTGCGACGCGGTCGGCAACCAGCAGGGATTGTCGGAAGCCAAGAGCTTCGTCGCCATTGCCCAGAAGCTGCTGCCCTACGCCACCAAGACCAGCCTCGACGACTTCGGCCAGATGTTCAACATGCCGCGGTTGCAGCGCCTCGATGTGAACAGCTCGGCGCTCGACGACAACTTCGAGTTCTATGTTGCCCGTGGGACCTTCGGTTCGATCAACAGCGGCCAGGACATCATCATCCCCGCCGGCACGCAGATCTACACCACAGCTGGGGTCTCTGGCCAGATCGTGGTCACTGCCACTCAAGTCACCTGCCAGGCCTCGCAGACCACCGTATCCTTTGCCGTTCAGAGCCAGCAGGTCGGGGCCTCCGGCAATGCCGCGGAAGGCGTCTTCCAAGCCCACAACTTCACCAACTACGCGGACTCGCGTTACAGTTCGCTGCTGGTCACCAACAACTATGGACTGATCGGGGGCCGCGATGTCGAGACCGACGATGACTACCGGTACCGTATCAGCCTACGGCTCCAATCGCACGGCGGAGCAGCAGAGGCTGATTTGCGCCTCGCTGTACTTGCTGTACCTGGAATCCAGGACTGCGTATTCGACCGTCTGGCCGGGACCTTCCTCTGCTACGTCTACGGCATCTCGCCCGTCGTTCCTCCGTCGCTTCTGGCGCTGGTGCAAGGACAGATGGACGACATCACGGCGTACCCTCTCTCGGGTTCCGCCATCCAGCCGGACCTGATCGGCATCTCGTTCTCGACTACGGTGACCTTTGCCAGCACGGCGACTGCGGGAGATCAACAGAACGCCATCTCGACGGCGACGACGGCCGCACAGAACTACATCAACAATCTCAACTCGGCCCAAGGCCAGGCATTGGTCATCAATGCCCTGGCAGACGCGATTCAGTCGTCAAGCACCAACATCCTCGACATCGGGCAGCCGGATGCGCCGATCAATCAGATCTTCATCTGGCGCAGCCGGGCCGACGGTACACGTTACTCGCGCTATCTGGTCGGGAATTACACCCCTAAGAACGGTGAGCGCATCGTTGTCGAGACCTCGATCTCGAACCCAGTCAACCTGGCACAGGCTTCCTAACCATGTCCACGGCTTTTTACAGATCGCACCGCACCCAGGTGCTGCTCAACTACTTTGATGCGGCAGATCAGCGTGTCCGGGAAGAACCTTACACGATCGATGCGCAGCTGCTGAACACGGCGGCCATGGCACTCGATGATTCCCAGCAGAGGATTGAACGGGAACTGGCGGCTCTCCTTCTGGCGACTTGTCCGTCCGGACTGGACAACGGCGGGTCTTACTATGCCATCGCGATTCCGAACGAGTTCGTGCTGGGATCCGACCAGGCCACGCTTGACCTGGTGACCGGAATTACCGGAACCAGTTCGACCATCCTGAAGCCCTACGACGACCGTCTGCCGGTACCAAGTGCGATGCTCGAAGATACGGCACGGTCCCGCGTTGCATTCACCAGTCCGATCCTATTCGATATCACAGGGACAGGCGACGCCACCAGCCTGGTGTGGGATATGCACGACGTCGGACCCTTTGCCCTGGCGGTCCCCAATCGCCTGACCTTCTGGGCCGAAGGCATCGAGGGCAACCACATGGCACTGGACATCTTCGTCCAGGGCGACCAGTTTCCGAAACCTGTTTGGGCATCGCAACAGACCGGCGCCAGCGAGACGATTAGCCAGGCGGACGAAGGTATCTTCACCGGCGCCAAGATCTGGCAGAACGTCACGTCCGTGGTGATCCGCGGTCTCCCCGCGGGAGTCCGCCTGCGTTGCTGGCAGCTACCGGTCAATATGCCGGCGGTGCTGGATGCGGACCGGCCTTACACTCACCCCGTGTTCCGGGACGTGCTGTTCGATCGCTATTGGGCGGTCTCTGCAAGCGAGAACCTGCTGAAGGAACTGTTCATGATGGACAACTTCAGCACCCTCGAGTATGCGCAATCCTACGCAATGAGCGTACCTTTCAACGCACTTTGCGTAGAGCCTCACACCTGGGGCATGTTCGCAGCGGCCGGCGCGAATGTGACTTACTTCGATCGCCGCGAGCCCCTGCCGCCCAAGTTGAATGTGACGGCGATGACCCGGGAACCCCTCTATGGCCTGGACGTCAGTTACGACGTCGTTCACAACGGAGCGGTTCGTTACGTGGCTCTGCGGCCGGTGGACTACGGCGGCGCCTCCAATCTTTCCCACTGGCGGTATCTGATCGAGGATCCCCAGGGCAATGACTTTGTGCTGATGCCCGATGGATCGCTTGCGGCCTATACCGGAGCGGCTGGATGGCAAGGTGGAAAGCCCATCCCGCTGTCCATTCCTTTGGTACAGACCGGCACCTATGTAATCACTATTGAGTGCATGGGAACGGACGGCGTCTTGACGGCCGACAACTTCCCGTACCCGAACTTCGCAGCACCAACAGGAGCTTCCTTCGATCTCTCCGGCATTCTTCCCGGGATTCAGGGCCTGGCCTTCGACGCCCTTGAACAACTCTGGGCATGGACAGGCGATTACCTGGTGCCGCTGAAGGTTCGCTACGATGCGTATCTTCTCGACGCCGCCAACCGGATGCTTTACCTGACAGACACGTACGACACGGTTCAGTACCAGTAATGAACTCGACCAGCCAACTCCAACTCGTCAACAGCCTGACCTATGCGGACCTCGCCGCTCTGAACCTGGGACTGTCCCGGTTCCCCGGCGAGAAGGCAGCCACGTTTCTCGCGCGCTCCTATCAGGCCACCACTCGCCGCCGGGATCACAGCTATGAAGGCACACAGGATGAGTTGTGCCTGCAGCTGGGCCTGGCACAGTCTGAGGGGATCTCGATCGCCTCGACGGACCCAACCCTGGCCATCGCCTCATCGATCGGCCTGGTGACCGTCCTGACACTTGGAGTGACCCGCCAGATTCCCACTGTCACTATGGCCGTGGACAATTACTGGGAGTGGCGCCTGTTGAGCGATGTGGTCCGGGATCTGAACAGCATCCCCGGAGTCACGGCCCTGCTGCTGACTGAGGATGGCCCCGCGCTCCAACTGGCGAGGCAGAGCAACATTCATACGGTGGTCGGTGAGGCGGTCATCTCGAATGATCAGATGCTGGTTCACTCCAGCGTCCTCGAAGCATCCGTGGCCTTCAACAACGCACCCGGCGACTACCTGCTTTACGGCGAGACCGGCGAACTGATCCTGCACGCGAACCCGGCGGCAGGTCTGGCGATCTCCTATCAGTATCTCGTGCTGCCTTTCAACCTGGTCTGTACCCAGGTTGGCCTCTTCGGATTGACCGAACCCGCCCTGGCTACTATCGGCGTCGGTTCGAACAACGTGCTGGCTTACCAACTGCGGGAAGCACTCCAGGTGGTCATGACAGCAGACCCCTCGTATTGGGCGGAATAATGATTGGCTTTTATCTCGACTCCCAGCTTCGCAACGCAGTGACGGTGAACACGCCCAAGCGATTTCTCTGTGCGCTTGCAGGCGGGCCCCAGACGGGTTCGCTGTACCTGGGAGACCCTTACACCGCCACCGTGCGCACCGCGGCCGCCAGCGGCGCCGCCACCATCGTCACCAATCAGACCTTTGAGTTCCCGGAAGCGGGCTCGGCGATCGTGACCCAGGGTGGTCATGACACGATGACCATCACCTATACCGGCCTGACCAGCCAGAGCCTGACCGGGGTCACCGGCTTGACCGCTCCTTTGGCCGTGGATGATGTCATCAGGCCGAACATCGCATGGCGGAGCCGCGGCAACATCGTCTTCTTCGGCGCAGGTAACGACCTGACCAACGGTTTGTTGGTCTCGTTCGGAACTCCGGCCCTCAGTTCCAATCCCAGCTGGCAGACTTCCTTTGGTGTCATGGGAGCAGCCTTCATCGTTCCGCAGGCTGCGATCAGCTCCGGAGTCGCGCACGCACTGCGGATGGACGTGCAATTGACGATCCCCGCGGGCGACCTGGCGGAGTTGACCGACTGGCAGATCCACACGAGCAACTTCTTTGCCTATCAGGCAGGGGACAGCTCGGCCATTCCTTCGACAGCCGCCGGCATTCTGCCGAGCGCGTCGGCCTACTTGCTGCGGCAGGATCAGATGCTGAAGCAGAGCGCGCGTTTGTTGTCGGCAAACCGCAGGGTCTCCAGAACCATTCCCGGTTTCATCGTCGGCGAGTATCGCTGGCGGGATGAAACAGAGATCAATGCCGGCACAATCGTACCGACCCGCTGGGACACCGATGTCAATGCCGTCGGCTTCGACAAGTTCATCGACGGGATCGGGGACAATGACGATCTCAAGCCGCTGGGTCTGACCGAGATCGAAGAGTCCGTTTTCCTCAACATCGAGGATGGTACCTATTTCGACGGACCGGTGCGCTACTTCCTGCCGGGTTCTTCCATGCTGGAGTTCCTGTCCGGCTACGCCACTCAGCATGTTCTGCAGCAGACTCCAGCGTGGCCGGCTCCTGTCTTCGTGGGCACATGGCAGCGCGATTCGAACGGTTTCTACTCGATCGCAACCAACTATCGCTACCAGGCAGGCAGTCAGTTCGATGCGAATGGCTTGCAGTTCCAGCTGAACCGCCGCACCCGCACCATCACCCTGAGCCAGCCTCAGGCTCAGCTGCCGGTGTTGTTGGGCGTGTTGAGCGGGTCGGGAACGGATTACTTCAGTCTGCCGATCTACCCTGTGTTCTCGATCCAGAACGTGTACGTCGACCACGGCCCGTCCATCGCCCACGGCGGCTGCACGGACTTCACCTACAACTTCGACGAAGGCACGATGGTCGTTCGCGGAGCACCCGGCGTTACGGGCGAGCCTGTCTATGCGATCTGCGACCCAGCGGTGGCTGTTCTCTACGAGACCGTAAGTCAGACCCGCCAACTTCCTCCGGATCTCAACCCGGCGTTCTCCGGGCTTGCCGAAGGCTTTGTGTATCTGCAGCACCGGCGGCTCGCACCGATCTCCGTCGCGCTTTCCTGCGACAAGCCATTGATTGACATCCCCGCAACGTACTCCTCGGTGATCGACATGGTCGCGTACGGCCCGGTCTACTTCAACGGGGACTATGCCCTGCTGAGCGCGACCGCGTACGGTCCGCTGAACGGCGAGACCGTTCCGAACGTGAGGATGAAGGTGGTGGTTGATCCCGAGACTTGGTCCGGGTCGATCAACTACCAGGATCCAAACACCGAAGATGTGATCGTGACGACAGGCGCCGACGGCGCAGTCAGCATGGTCTTCACGCCCTCGCCGGATTGGGGCATGTACATTCCGCCCATTGCTGCCAGCGGCGACCTGGCGGGGCTCAGGCTCACGACCATTGCCAACGACACGATCGTTCTGCCTGAGGGAATTCCCATCTCGCAGGTCTTCGACGGCACCGACTGGTTGAGCACGGTGTACTTGGATTTCAACAACAATGCCCTGTTCGGGAAAGTGGGCGCGGACACTGCCGCTGGCGAGATCGCCTGGACGACTTCCGGAACTCCCGGCCACCCGAACTACAAGACCAACGGTCTGCGTACGTCCTGGGGTCTGAACCCGATCCAGGCCATGGATCAGCACGGGAACAATTACACCTCTTCGAGCTTCGATGGCGTCGTCGTGGCGTTGGTCTTTGCCCAGCCGCTGCCGACAATCTCGACCATCGGTTCCTACTTCCTGACCTTTCTGCAGCGGGTCACTCTTCAGCTGCAGGTTCTCGACAGCAATGTCGAATCCAACACGATCCTGCTGCAGATGGCCACACCTCCGGCGATTGAGGACAACCCCTGGTTGATCCTCAACAACGCCACGAATGGCCGGCTCAACGTTTACCGCCTCGGCTACCAGCCAGGCAATACCCCCATCTTCTAAGGACTCCCCATGAATCCGGCCCGGTACCGCTATATCTACTGGATTGGCGATCGTATTCTCCAAGGTCGCGAGCTGAACAAGCTCCAGGCGATTACTCACGGCGTTGACGCCAGTGACAACCTCGTCACGTTCGACCTGGATGCAATCTACCAGGAAGGCGCGACGTTCAATGTCACGCCGACAATCGTGTCCAGCACCATCAGCTTTGTGCCGACCAATTCCCTGTTGCCCATGCTGGTGTTTGTCCGCGGCCGCTGGGAAGTGCTTGCCTCCGGGGAAGCCGCGCCGGTCACCCTCACGACCGGTCAGACTCAGGTCTTTCTGAACTGGCAGTTGGTGATCCGGACCAATGCTGACGACTCTTCCCTGGTCGACGCCGGCACGGGCGAACCTACGGCGCAGATGGGCGAGCTGGTGTTGCAGCTGTCGAACGTCGACACCTCGGCGACTCCGCTCAACCCCACCACGCAGTTCGAGGTCAATACGGCTCCGGTCGTTCTGTTCACCTTCACCTCTTCGGGCGGCGTTCTGACCCTCGCCAGTACGACGAGCGTCAAGCCCCAGGCACTTGCCACCGCGAAGCAGGCCGGTCCTGTGCTCCTGACCACTGGTACCTCTTCCGGGCGAGCCGTAGCCTCCGACGATCCTCGCCTGGGCGATGCGCGCACACCCTTGGCCGTCTCAGTGGTCGATGCCAGTGTCCGCGCTCCAGTGCCGGATGGAAGCGGCAACTACTCCATTGGGGCGGATCCAGGCGGGATTTCAAACGCCAAGATCGTGCATACCCCAACTCATCAGACCGGTGAGGCCGCACTGGAAGGTGTACGCGCGACAGCGAACGATGCCGATCTCCGGATCGCCTCACATATCAATCGTCCGCTGGGAGGGGGAGTCCACCCCATGCCCACGGCCGCGGACGTAGGAGCTGCTCCTGCCAGCCACGTTGGCCAGGCGCTGGGGCTCTCGACATCCCATCCTCCCCAGGTCAATGCGGACTCTGGCGGTTTCTCCGTCAACCAGAGCGCGGGCACCTTCGTCGCCAGCGCCAATGACCCTGCCTATGCGGTGAATGAGAACGGCGTCTACAAGGCCGGTCTCGAACACGGTGGCGACGTTTTCAGCGCCCTGTTGGCCAGCCTGGTCGCTGCGCCTGGTGGAACTCCCCTCACCTTCACCGGCCCTCTCCACGGGATGATGAGCATGGCTCAGGTCCTGATCGATCACGTCAACCAGAAGGATGGCACGACAAATCCTCACGGCACCACGAGCCTTTCGCTTTCAAGTGTGACGGTCGCAGGCGGTTCAGGCAGCTCGATGAAGTGGCTCATCCTTCGGTTTGCGCCGAACGGGACCAATGCAATTGAGGTTGCGGTCGGAGCGGGCACAACCCGCAGCGGGCAGTTCGTTCCGCTGCCCAATGTCAACTTCGGTTACACCAACTTCCTCGGATCCCCGTCGATCGGGTTGGGCATGGGCCACGGCACCACCTACAACAACATTCATGTTGCGATGAACATTGGGCCAGATGGCGTCACCGTTGTACCGGGTCAGGTGTACTGCGGGGCCTGGAACAACGTCGGCGCAGGAATCCCAGGCGAAGTCGACACCGGCAATCCGATGATTGCGAACATCTTCGCGCTTACATGGAGGGTCGGCGCCTAAGGCGCTGAGGAATAATCATGGCCCCCAGAGGAATTCAAGAGTTCTATTACGCACGCCAGATCCCGTCGCGGGCGGTGGCGATCGCACAGGTCGCTGCCAGCCAGGCCACGCCGAATGACCTGGTGGATGTGGTCAATACGCCCCATCTGCAAGGTTCGCTCGGCATCTGGAAGGCATCCGGAACTCTGGCAACCGATCCGGATTTTACCGCGCCGGATGTGAACCAGTCCGTGCTGATCTCAGGGGACATCAATTACCTGGTCCAGAACCAGTTCTTCCAGATCACCAACCGTTTCGCCGTCGACGGCACACCCCTCTACTGTACCCACTCTTTCGGCCAGAATGTGGCCGGCGCGACCATCCTGGACGCGCAGAACAATGTGGTCACGGCACCGGTGCTGGTCCTGGGCAGTCAGATGTTCCATGACATGCCTGCAAGCGATCCGTCCGGCGGCGCCTACCAGGTCCGTTACGTCGACGCAGCCAACACGGTGCAGGTAGTCCTTTTGCAGTATGCCCCGGTGCTGTTGACGAACCTCTATTCGACCTCGCCGACGACTTACCTGTTCACCAGTCAGTTGCTGCAGGTAGCCAACCGGCTGGCGTACGCCGTGCGCTTCACTGCGCAGAACGGGTTCCAGGCACTGGTGCCCTATATCGCCCCCTCGTACCTGCCCTGGTATCCCCGCGTGCGCTTCGCGCTCACCGCGCCCGCGCCGGAGTATATGACTCAGATCTTCACGCCGATGCGGCCGTACCAGATGGGCTCCTGGGTGCCCGGCAGGATCCTCAGCTCCCACCTGGTTGAGTTTGATCGCAAGCACATCTACACCGATGCGCGAAAGCCGTATCCCGACATTGTCGTCTTCGATTCCACGAACGCCATCAAGTATGCGCTCGATGGTTCGGCGCCGGACACTCCGCAGGGAGTTGCCCAGCCGACCTACCGAGGCACTCTCTATCCCTGGAAGCGGCAGCAGATCCAGGACTTCGATTCGGTCAATGCGAGGGTCAAGGTACTGCCGGCACTCGATCCGACCGACATCGTGTATGCGTTCTATTCCTACGAGGAGCCGGACGTTCTCTACACTGCGCTCGACGTCAATCCAGTCACCAACCCGGCCGTGAAGAACTGCAGCATCAAGTTCTACTACCGCACCGACAGCGATCCGTTCCGGGTGATTTATCACCAGATCTTCGACAGCGCCGGCAATGCGGTAGCCGGGCAGACCAATGACCCTGCGCCGCCCAACTGGGTGACGACTTCGCCTCTGGTCTTTGGCCAGATGGTGGCAGGCGCCGCTTTTGGCACATCCTCTTTCACGGTCACCGACGCGCGCGTTCGCGGCGGAGGACTGGCGCCGCGGTACCAAAGCATTCCGGAGGCGGACAACTTCTGGGACCTCGGCTACCTCGACGGTCGACCCTATCCAATCGGCGCAGCTTTGGTAGTGTACCTGCCCACGAGCATCCTGGATTCAATGACCCGCAGCGTCGTCGCAGCCAAAGTGAACTCCGTGCTTCCCATGGGCACTATCGCCGTCGTCCGTTACTACGCTCCGGATGGGACTGAATCAATCTAATGACGAATCCTTTCTATCTCATCTGGCGGCAGAACGGCACCCTGATCCAGGGATATGACGGCACGGCGTGGGTCAGCACAGGCCTGACCTTCCCCATCATCTTCCCCGGCACTACGACCGACGGCCAGGCAATCAGCCTGCAAACCTCCGCCGCCATCAACGGGACCTTCGAAACCCTGATCAGTGTGGGCTTCTACCTCGTGGGCTCCGATGTTCCGGCCGTACAGAACGAGTGGCCTTATCTCGGGGACGTCTACACCCCGACCCGGCCAGAGATGAGCGGTGGGTTCGAGATCAGCTGCGATGGAGGCAGTACCTGGACCCGGTTTTCGAAGACGGTAGGGGTCGAGTCCAATCGCTCGACCTGGATCCCGCTGTCGGAGTTGGCCATCGGTTCCACCGGCATTGCCGGGCAGCTGGGTGCTTTTGACGCAGCCAACCTGCTGGTCCGCTACGTGGTTCCACCCCAGGTCACCCTGACCAAGGTTCTCGACATTCAACTCGCGGCCGGTTTTGAGGTCGCCTAAGAGT